GTGGTAGACTGTTAGGTTTCTTTACAGCTAAGAATACATCTGAATATGTAGGTATAGACCCAAACACAGCAGATAGTTGCAATAGATTTATTGAGTTTATGCAGATGCGTTTTGGGTTAAACAAGAAAGCGTATGTTAACAAGATAGGTTCAGAGGATTTCACAATAGAGAATTATCCTCAATATGAGAATTATTTTGATATAAGCTTTACATCACCACCATATTTTGGTACTGAAAAATATTCAGATTCTGACACTCAATCATATAAGAAATTTAATACATATGATTTGTGGGTGGATGGGTTTTATCGGAATACAATATATAATAGTTGTAATGCACTAAAAATAGATGGTACATTCGCTATTAATATCTTTGAGAAAGTTGATAACATTAAAGAGTATACAGAAGAATTTCTTAATGATTGTGGATTTTATATCATTAAGGAAGATAAGTACTTGTTACGTGTTATGAGTGGCACTCAAAAGGGTGAAGATGGTGAGTTCTACACAAGAAAAAAAGACTCCTACAATTACGAGCCAATATGGGTAGCAAAACATTATACAGAGTTACTTAAAGATGGATTAATTACACGAGATAAAGCAGAAGAGTGTTATAATCGTGTGAAGTATGGTAATAAAAAGATTAGTGTTTAATCTAAAGAGGTACAAAAGATGAGTGAAGAAATGTTATTAGATGAAGTTAGTGAGTTTGATAGTGTATTAGGTTTAGATGATAATACTGATAGTGGTGTAGAGGATTCATTTGTTGATGAATATTCTAGTGAGGTACATATCTCTATTCCTACTAAAGAGATTAATACAATTCTAAATATCTCTAATGTATTAAAATCTAGTGGTGAGAACTCTTATGAGGGTAAATTAATTACATTTAGGGTAGAAGAGGGGAATGTTAGGTTTATGCTTTCCGATAACAAACGTAGTATTTCTAAGTTTGTTAAACCTTTAAATAGTGAAAATCTTATTACTGATTTCATTTGTTTATCTTCTGGTTCATTAGCACGTATTGTTAAATTATGTGGTAGTGTGTTTACTGTTATTGAGCGTAGCGTGGAAACTGATGGTGGTGTAAATAAAGAATATACTATTGCAGTTCATGGTGGTGAGGTTCGTGTAGATAATTACAACTCAGATGAATCTAGGTTTAATCATATTTATGATGATTCTTATAGTAACACTTCTAATCGTGAGAACTTAATTTCTTATATTAAGAGGTTATTTAACTATTCTCAAACAGCTGGTGGTAGAAGTCGTTTTTTATCATTTAAAGATAATACAATTACAGTAGAGTCTTATAATAATATGGCAAAATTGACATGTGATGATAGTTTTGGTAGTGGTTTTAGATTACATTTAGCAGATTGTAAGTTATTAGCATTGCTTTCTAATTCTGATAGTGGTGATAACATTTCATTTAATGGTAAAGGTGATTTGTATTGTGGTGATACATTTGTATTCAAAACAGAGGCTTTTACATTAGAGGATAATTCTATTCAACAATCTGTGTATGGTCGAATGGTAGTTGATAATAAGTGTGATGTTTCTTTAGACCATTTACGTAAAATCATTGATTTAGCATGTAACTTGCCAGAGACTACTGGTGATATTAATATTACATTCGGTGACTGTGTGTCTATTGAGATTGTTTCACGTAGGGGCAATTCTACGATTAAGTTGGATGCAGTTGATGTTAATGGTATTTTTGATATTGGCTCTATCTCATTGAGTGCTAATGCAGTTAAACAGGTATTGAGTACATTTAATGGTTTTGATATCGCTACATTACGATTAAGTCTTGATGGTATTGCTTTAGATAATGAGATGGTTAGTATCTTTGTATTGAAGAAAGCTTTTTAGCATATGTTAATGACAAATAATTATAGTGATGCTTTTGATGATTTTGCTATAAAAAATGGTCGAGATATTTTTACTATGTATAATGATATCAATACAACAGATGATGAAAGAGAAGAGTTAATTCAGTGGCTATTTAACTTAATCCGTTCTAGAGATAATGCAGTTCCTTTACATACATGGAGTGATGATATATTTAATAAGATAGTGTCTGGATTGTGTGATATTGATACATATACGATATATCAAGATGGTTCATTTAATCTCAACAACATGGGTGCTAATATATTAACACAGTTCTTCCCTGAAATTTTAGATGTTGTAAAGAGTGGTAAAGTGAGTCATAGAGACTTCTTTAAGGACGATAAGAGGTTAATTGGGTATTGTAGGACTGTTTTAAAGTATTGTACTAGTCCTTTAGAGATGTTTAAGATGATGTCTTTTAGGGGTTCTAGTAGGTGTTATAATTTCAGACCAGCAACAGCTAAGGCACTTTATGAGTTGTATGGAAAAGATAACTGTAAAGTACTGGATACATCAAGTGGATTTGGTGGTAGACTGTTAGGTTTCTTTACAGCTAAGAATACAGGTATAGACCCAAACACAGCAGATAGTTGCAATAGATTTATACTTTATATGAGTAGGTATTTTAACAAGAAAGCATATGTTAATAAGATAGGCTCAGAGGATTTCACAGTAGAGAATTATCCTCAATATGAGAATTATTTTGACATAAGTTTTACATCTCCACCATATTTTAATATAGAACGATATTCTGATGATATAACACAATCACATGTCAAATTTAATACATATGATTCATGGGTAGATGGGTTTTATAGGAATACAATTTATAATAGTTGTAATGCATTAAAACTAGATGGTGTTTTTGCTATCAACATTAGTTGGGTTGATAATATTAAAGAGTATACTGAGGAGTTTCTTAATGATTGTGGATTTTATATCATTAAAGAAGATAAATATCTTTTAAGAATTCATCCTAGAGAGAGTTCTTATGGTAGTGATAAGATGTCTAAGTATGAGCCAATATGGGTAGCAAAACATTATACAGAATTACTTAAAGATGGATTAATTACACGAGAAAAGGCAGAAGAGTGTTATAATCGTGTAAAATTTGGAAATAAGAGGGTATTATGAGTGTTTCAGTTAAGGTAAATAACATCACTAACAACTTCTATTCGGATGAATGGTATACAGAGATAGATACTGTTAAAAAGATGTATGATTTGTTAGGTGTTGAGGTGGGGGGCAACAGTTTTATGTCCCTTTGATACTGATAAATCGTTGTACGTTCATTATGGTATAGAATGTGGTTATAATGTAATTTATAATATAAGAGATTTTCTTGATAGGGATGCAACATACGAGTTTGATTGTGTGATTACAAATCCACCCTTTAGCATTAAAGATGATGTTATTGAGAGATGTTTAGAGTATGGTAAACCGACTATGTTGGTGTTGCCTATGGATTCTTTGGGTGGTGTTAAAAGACATTCATTGTTTAAAACTTTTAATTCATATCCTAAAGTCTATATTCCTACAAGAAGGGTTAATTATGTAGATATGAATGGTACTAAACGTAAGGGTGCGTGTTTTCATTCTATCTATATGCATTTTAATCACTTTAAATCTAGTTCAATTATGTTGGAGTGTGAGGAAGTTAATTGTTAGGTAGAGGTCAATCTCATTTATGTGATAGGGTTGGTAATAAAAATGACGAGTTGTATACTCAGTATAAGACTGTTGAGGTTGAGTTAAAACATCATGACTTTAGAGGGTTGAGAGTGTATTGTCCATGCGATAATTATTTAAAATCTAACTTTGTTAAGTATTTTGTTGATAATTTTCAATCTCTTGGGATTGTTAGTGTTGAATCTTTAGACATAGATGGCAATTATTTTAAATATGACTGAATTACTGAGACAGTATTGCAGTATGACATTGGTGGTTATGATAGTCTTATTTCAGATAAAATAAAGAATCTGTGTGATGTTATTGTGACGAACCCACCTTTTTCAAATTACAGATTGTTTTATGAGTGGATTGTAGATAAGAAATATATAGTCATTTGTCCTATTACTGTATTGTATAGTAAGTGGTGTTTTGATGGAGGGTGGACTACTTGTGGGTGGACTACTGGGTATACAGGTAGGTTAAATGGAGAATATTCTAAGTATATATCATCTTGTGGTGGTTTAGTCAGTGTCCCTAGTTGTTATTTAACAAATATGAATGTTAAATATTATCTTATTAAGCTACCTGATTATGTTAAGGATGATAATATTCAATATTTAGATGGTACTGATATAGTTAATGTTAATAAACTAAAAAACATTAACTGGGGTGCAGATTATCTGCAAGCAGTTCCAGTTACAATACTATGTCATAGACAGAGTGGTAGGTTTAGTGTTGTTAGAATTTTTAAACCATACATTAATGGGAAGAAGTCTTTTTATCGTGTAGTCATTAAAGTAAATAAATAACAACATTCATTTATTATTTGTATATATACCTTTAGGTGATATATTTTCATAATCAGTTTTAGTAATTTCTAGAGGTTATTAACCATCAAAATCTCACATTTATAATTTATATTTATATAATTTTCTGTTACAATTAAAAGTAGTTAATTTTTATAGTACAGAAAAGAGGTGAGATATCTTGAATAAAAGTTTTAAAGTTAGGGTTTATCCAACAGAAGAGCAACAAGTTTTACTTGAAAAAACATTTGGTGCGAATCGGTTTGTTTATAATTACTTTCTCAATTTAAAGATTAAGTTGTATGAGTTTTATAAAATAAATCTTAGTTACAATCATTCTTCTAAAGTTATGACTGAATTAAAGAAACATAAGTCTTGGCTTAAAGATGTTGATAGTGTTTCTTTACAGCAGACACTTAGGAATTTAGATAGAGCATATCAAAGATTCTTTAGTGGTAGAGGTAAATATCCTAAATTTAAAAAGAAGCAAGATAAAAACTCTTATCGTACTAATCATCATATTAAAATTAATAATCGATATATAACAGTTCCTAAAGTTGGGATGTTACGTTTTAGGGATAATTATAAATTAGAAGAATGTAATATTCTTAAAATTTATAATATCACTATTTAAGACGACTAGTGGAAAGTATTATGCTAGTATATCAGCTGAGGTCTATATTCCATGTTTTGAGAAAACCAATCAAAATGTAGGTATAGACTTAGGATTAAAAGATTATTTAATTTTAGATAGTGGTGAGAAGATACATAATCCTAGAATATTAAAGAGTCTTGAAGAAAAGTATAGAAGATTAGCTAAATCACTTTCTAGGAAAGTTAAAGGTTCAGCTAATTATAGAAAAGCTAAAATTAACTTAGCTAGATTTCATGAAAAAATCGTCAATATAAGGAAAGATTTTCTTCACAAGTTATCAACTAGTTTAGTAAAGACTTATGATGTTATTTGTATAGAAAATCTTAATATTAGTGGTTTAATGAAAAATCATAAGTTAGCAAAATCATTTCAAGATGTTTCGATTTCAGAATTTATAAGACAGTTAGAGTATAAAGCTAGGTGGTATGGAAAGACTATCTCTAAGGTTGATAGGTTTTATTCATCTAGTCAGTTATGTTCTAAATGTGGGTATAAAAATTCAGAAGTAAAGAATCTCAGTATTCGTGAGTGGATTTGTCCTGAGTGTGGTACATATCATGATAGAGATGTAAATTCTGCAATAAATATTCTGAATGAGGGACTAAGACTTCTAGAGATATAAATATATAATTATAACAGTGGGACGCATGGGGTTAGCCTACTGAATCTGAATTCCAATACTTTTATATTAGTATGTAGAAGTAAGTATTCTTGGGTAGGAATCTCTTTATTTGTTTAGTATAAGGATGTCAGTATATGGATAGAGAAATGAATAGGTTGTTAGGTTTCTTGGGTACTAATGTTGATAGTAATGTTGGTCTTGATTGGACTTGGACAGAACTAGTTAAACATGCGGAACAAGGTGATAAATTCTCTTTGTATCGTTTAACTCAATTAGCACGTCATTCTGAGCAACCTGAGGTCAAAAAATATGCGACTGAAGCCGTTGAACGTATTGAAAAAATCGTTGAGGAAGCCGCTAAATTAGAAGCTAGTCAAGTTACTACTAAAAGTGGTATCTACTTATCTAGCGAAGAACATTAAGATTCTTATATTTGAGGTGTAGTGTTTTACTACACCTCTTTTTAGTTGTAATATTTTTCATTGATATGGTATAATCGCTATAAGGTGGTGATTATATGAATATCTACATTTGTGATGTTCCTTTTGATAGGGATACTTTTAAAGACGTACCTTTATGTAAAATATTTAAGTATTATGAAGAGATAGAAAATTCAAAAAGTAAATTAGATAGATACGAAATGATTAATTCTGAGATTGGTAGCATTAATCGTGAGATAGAGTCTTTAAAGGAAAGAATTTTTGAGTTAGAAAAAGAAAAGTATAGATTATTTGGTGATAATTCTTCTTTCTTAGGTAGTAAACTTTTGTAATATTTTGTAAATTAATATTGACATAGTTTAGTAGTGGTGGTATATTATGTGTAACAGTAAGGACGATATTAAATTTACTGCAACATTCTCAGATGACGATAAAGGTAAAGATTTTAAAGTCGGATTAGAGAATGTTATCTCAACAGATGGTGTAAGTACTTCTGTTGAGTATGATGTCTTAAAAAAAGATGTAGAGGCTAAACTAGATTCAGAGATTGGTTCTTTTAGTTACTCTACGGATAAAAAAACAAATATCAAGATAGAAATACCTACAAAGGGTTAATTAGTATTAAAAGGAGATTATATTATGGAAGAAAATCAATTATTAGAAAAGGTTAAGAGATATAAGGATTTAAAAAATAAAATCTCTATTCTTGAAGCTGAGGCTAAAGAGTTAAATAAAGAATTGAAAGACTCTTTACGTGAGAGTGGTAAAGAAGAGTTCATTATTGGTAGCTATGTTGTTAAATTACAATCTATTTCTAAAGATAGATTTAATTCAAAACAGTTCAAAGACGAGAATTCTTTCTTGTACTCACAATATGTATCTACTGTAAATGAAGAGCGATTACAGGTTACTGGTGGGGATATTTTATAAATTAGATACTTTACAAAACTTAATTTATAATATATAATGATACATGTAGTCATGGTACGAGACATGATTACATATTTTTAAGCTAGGTGTACTTTTTTCTATCTCACATTGTACACGTACAGGATAAACTTATTTTAGGTTTGTAGTTACCTTGATTTCACTAGCTATTCTAAAAACTACATAATGGAAAGGTGTCCGAGTGGTTTAAGGTGACGGTCTTGAAAACCGTTGCACAGAGATGTGCCGTAGGTTCGAATCCTATCCTTTCCGCCAAATGTGGAGAGGTGGTAGAGTGGCTTATTACACTTCCCTGCTAAGGAAGAGTGGATAAATACTTCCACCGTGGGTTCGAATCCCACCCTCTCCGCCAAAAAATATGGTTCTATAGCTCAGGTGGATAGAGCAATGGTTTCCTAAACCATGTGTCGGCAGTTCGAGTCTGTCTAGGACCGCCACATGCTCCTATAACTCAGTGGTAGAGTACTCGGCTCATAACCGAATTTGCCCTCGTTCGAATCGAGGTGGGAGCACCATTTATAAATTATGTTATGAAAGAGGTATACTAAAGATGGAAAGAATTACAATTTTTAAGGGGTTTACAATTCCTGTTATTATTAAGGTTGACGAAAAGCAACAAGTAATTACAGCATATAATACTAATTGTGAGTATCTAGCCGAAAATGCTTTTTATAAACTAATGCAAGGAAAATCTCAGATTGTTTATTTTGATTTCAAACCTAAGTTCTTTGATAATTTGAGATTAAAGAGTACATATAAAGCTAAAGCACGTTGTCATGATGGTGATGTGTTTGATGTTAATGTTGGTAAGGAAATTGCAAAAGAAAAATTAGCTAAAAAGCTAAGAAATTCCATTAAAAAGCGTATTGATGCAATTTTATTACAACAGGCTATGTTGCAGAGTGGTGTTGTATCTAGTAATGGTTATAAAGAATTACAGTAAAATATTATAAATGTGTAGAGTGTATGTAGAGATATGTACACTCTTTTTATTATATAATAGGTGAGAGGTATTTTCAGTATGATGTGCTTAGTGATTGCAAGAGATAGAAATGTAAAGTTAGATAGTAAGTATACGATTAAAGATGCTATTGAACAGGTAGATATGTTAGGTAACAAGATGAATTTAAAAGGTACATTACGTTACTATGGTTTGTCTTATGTTGAAGATAGGTCTTTCTTTTCTAAGTATAAAGATGATTTTAATTTAAAAGATATGAGGTCTTTATATAATTTAACTTTGGGCGAGTTGTGTGATTATAAGGATAGGTTAATCTATTCAGAATAGGGGTTCTATGATTCAAGTTGGTGATAGGGTAGAGCATAATACATTTGTATCTTTCATTGGTGATGTTGTTGAGATTAGACCTTATAAAGATGAAACAAGTGTAGCTGTTAGAAATGATGAGGGTAATATCTTTTGGGACGATATCGCTACATGGGATTTAATACCTGACATAGTTATACACTATGGTAAAATTGACGATGATTTTGATGGTGAGACTATCGATATAGATGCTATTATCGACTTAGGTAGTTTGGAGGGTTAGTCATCTGCTTTATATATACTCTTAGCGAACATACGATATAAGAAATTATATTTTAATATATTATTAAGGTACAAAGAGGAAGTAGCATAGATGAGTGATGTTATCTCAGATGTTACTAACAACAATATAACGAATACAGCTAAGATTGTAGGATATGTGGTTAGTAGTCCAGAAATTCATCATAGTACACATGGTGAGGATTTCTATGAGTTCTCAGTGAGAGTTCCTAGATTAAATAGTAGTGCATCAGATACTATTAGGGTTGAAATTTCTGATAGGGTATATGATGTTAATAAGATAAATAAAGACACTATTGTTTCAGTAGAAGGTCAGTTTAGGTCTTTCAATGAGCATAATAGTGATACAGGAAAAATCTCTTTACGCTTATTCTTGTTTACAAAGGATATTGAGATTTTAGATTCTGTAGAAGAGTTTACAAATAAAATTACTTTAAGAGGTTTTATTTGTAAAGATGTAGTACATCGAAGGACTCCTGGTGGTAGGGAGATTTCAGATGTTATATTATCAGTGAATAGGTTATATAATAAGTCTGATTATATTCCTTGTGTTGTATGGGGAAGAAATTCTAAATACGTTTCAAGTATGAGTGTGGGTACTGAGATTGAGTTTGTAGGTAGAATTCAGTCAAGGGTATATACTAAGAAATTTAACGATGGTTCTACATTAGAGCGTGAGGTATATGAGGTTTCAGTATCTGACGTTACTAAGATTAGTGATTAGTTAAGGGGTAATATTTATGAGTAGCATATTATCAGATGCTGTTGACTATAGCAGTAAAGTGATGCTAATACGTGGATATGCTTCATATTATACTGATGATGATTTAGTTAAAATTTTCAAGGTAGATTCCTTATATGAGATATTAAAGAATAATACATATGAAGAGATACGTACAAAGTTATCAACAACTTTGACAAATGTGAGAGAGGGTATATTTGATATCGGTGATGTTGTTACCATAAAGAAGCCTATTAAGTTTGATGGTTCATATAAGACTGTTAAAGGTGTTATTATTGGTAAACATGTAAGGTATCGAGATGAAAATCTAAAAGATTATTACACTGAGTTTGATATCATAGTTCAAAGTAATATCTATAACGATGGTTATAGTTATACTATCTATAGAGAAACAGAGGAGTATTTACGATTAGAGAGTAAGGATATCGTAAATAAACTATACTTGCAAGATACATTAAAACGAATTAGTAGGATTGATGTTGAGGTGTTGGTGTAGTAGGGGTTGTTTCAGTGGATAATTCAAATTTAGGGAGTGGTCTATTAGTATCACCATATGATAGTAGGGATTATAAATTTAGGGATTTATTAAAGTTGGGTTCTGTAAATATTCCTTATGAATATCAGAGTGATGTGTTCCCTTTTGTGTATAATCAAGGAAAATCTCAGATGTGTTGTGCATGTTCCTATAGCGCTGTTAGGTATTTACAGGAGACTGATAACAGTCAATCTTCTTTAACATTACCATTATCTCCAGCATTTAATTATGGGTTACGTCCTGAGGAAGAAAACTTTGAGGGTATGTATTTACGTACATGTCTTAAAGGTGGTACTGATATAGGCTCTATTTTATATGATGACATGCCTGGTTTCTATACAACTAATGAAGCTTATAATAAGGTTAATAATATTCTTGATTTGTATAGAAATAAAGCTGATGAGTTTAAGATAGATTCTTATTATGTATGTAGTTCTAGAAGAGAGATACAAATTGCTATTTTAACAACTAAGGCTGTAATTACAGGCATACCTATTTTTGATAGCTTTTATGATGTAGGTTCTGATGGAATTATAAACTACAATTCTAATAGAGATGTTGTAAACTATGGTGGTCATGCGGTTACTATCACTGGTTGGGGTTATATTGACAATAAATTCCATTGGAGGCTTTTAAATTCTTGGGGTACTGAGTGGGGTGAAGGTGGTTATGCTTGGTTACCTGAGGAATACCCATGGATTGAAAATGCATATGTTATCGTTGATACAACAACAAAATTGAAGTTTAATGATTATATCAGTAAATTTTACTGTTAGAGTATGGGGGATGACATAATGAAGATTACATATAAACCATCTTTTGGAAGGATATTAGTTATTATTTTCTTGGTTTTAGCATTTATTTCTATGGTCTATTCGTTAGCTGTGGACACATATTTACATTATAAGATTCATTCTGGTGATTTAGAGTTATATAATATAGAATCAAAAGTAATTGATGGTGAGATATCTGCTAATGTGTTTGAGCGTATTGGTAGAATTGATGGATATGTGTTGTTATATGACACAAGAACGAATTTAGTGTATATTGGTGATGAAAAAGGGAATTTAACACCATATTATGCTAATAGCAGTGGTAAACTTGTAATGTATGATAAGTCTAGTAATAGGTTGTTATACTAATATATAGAGGTTGAGTTAAGAACTTGACCTCTATTTTTATTTATTACTTTACAATTCTTTACAGTTATGGTAATATATAAGTGTACTCTTTAGTATTGATTTTGAGAGTATTGATATTTTAAAAGATGTGGAGGTACATCATGAAAAAAGAAGATTTACAACAAAAGATTAAAAGTTCTTTAAGTCTAGATGATATTCTAGCATTAGAAAATGGTCTTAGTATTGCTGAAAATGTAGTAGGTGATGAGATTTACATTTTCAGAAATGAAGTAGGAAATGGATATAGTATGATGTTCCGTACTAAAAAAGAGAATGAATTATACGTAGAGGATTTTGATGAAGATGGTAATCTAATCAATGTTCATTATGATATGATTAATGGTGAGGAGTAATAAAAATGGCTACACAAATGAATGATGAGTATACACGTGTAACAAAAGGAATGGTCTTTATTTATGACATTGATGAGGGTAAAGACAAAAAACAATTTAATACCACACGATTTAATCGTCCAGATTGCACTGAGTATGGTCGTAGACCTTGGGTAGTGGTTTCTGATAATAAATCTATTGATAAGATTTGTACGATTGCACCTATGTCTACAGGTCAATATGGTAAGGGGGATAAAATCAAAACTCATGTTGATTTAACTCTTAATGGTACTAATACGTGTATTATGTTAGAGCAGATGCGTTTTGTTAATACTCATGAACTAAAGGAATATGTCACTATTCTAGGTAATAGTACTATGCGATTGGTAGATGATGCAATAGCTTTTCATCTTGGATTAAATCTCTACAAACCAAATAAGGTAGTTTCTATGCCAGCTAGTAAGAAGGCTTATGAAGTTATTAATGAGAAAAGTTCTGTAGAGGTTAAAGAGGTAACAAAATTAAATACAAAAAAGTCTGAAACAAGAGGATGTAGAACTAAATATGATAAAGATTCTTTAAAAGAGATTCTATCTGATTACAAAACTATGTCTGAGAAAGATTTCTCAGATAAGTATAATTGTAAAAATCATCAAGCGTATCTTTATAAGGGATACTATATTAAAAAACTGTATAAAACAAACTTTAAATAAGAATTGAAAGATGATATAATAAGGACTAGGTATTCTAGTCCTTATTTTTATGTTTAGAATGAAGGTGATTGTCTTATGTGTAGTGAAGCTATAAAGACTGATATAGATTTATTACTAGAGGATTTAGGGAGTGCTGAAAATCTTAATCATGAATGTATTATTCTATATGATAACCATGTATGTAAGGTATTCAATAAGGATTATACTGTAAATGAAGATAATGTACTTCTATTTGATTCTTTATTAGATTGGAGAGAGACTGCTTTAAATACATATCAATTAAAAAGTTTGCTATCTTCTTTAGTAGGTACAGATACACAGATGTTATTTACAGCATATGATGGCTCCACTCATGGTTATGTTACAAGTTATATGACTAATAAATACAGTGACTATGGTGTTAATGTTCGAGTTATAGCTATAGGTGATAAAACTAAGAATATAATAGGTAGAGAGAATCATGAGATAGATGTAGAAGAGGGTAGGATGTATGAAGATAAGATAACTATAGATTTCAATAGAAAGCTATAGAATACATAGGTATGTAATGATTCTGATTACATATTACATATTAGATAGTTAATAAGAACATAACAATAATACTATATACACAGATACTAATACTACTATAAGGAATATAATCATCAATATAATTAATTTCTTCTAGCGAAGAAAAGAATTATATTTCAAGTAGGGATGGGTTAATATGAAAGAAGTATTAATTGATTGAGAGTGAGATATAGTGGAATAAAAACACAGGAAGATATTATAATAGATTGATTTAGATTGATTGATGAAATTATTAATTATAATAGGACTGATTAATATAGGTATTGGTTGATATAGGGATATATGATATAGGGATATATGATATAGGGATATATGATATCGATGAGTTGAGTATATTAGATTGGATTATGTACATCAGAATAGTGGCACATAGAATATGAGAAGATAATATGTGTGGTGTATGTAAGAGAGGGTAGAGTGTGTTAATGAAAAAAACACGCAAGAGAGTAACTGTATTAATAGGATATGTTAGTAATATAGGTTAGAGGTGTCCTGTAGATGCGAGGATAGATATCCTATTGATAGAGATGGTAAGAGAATGAGTGACACTATTAAAAAAATAGTATTTAAAAATAAAATGTAATAGATATTTAATATAGGGAGACCAATGCGAATTCATTGGTATGAGAATGGTTGTGGGATTAGATTAAATGGATACAAAAGAAATAATACATAAAGCATTGAATGATTCAGTAATCAAAGCTATAGAAGGGCTAGACACTGAATTGTATAATAGGGTTAAAGATTTATTGAGTCTGGTAGTAACTAAATATGAGAAGGTACTATTTGGTGACGTGGGGATATGGGTATATGATAATAGGGTAGAGATATACAATTATATCAGTATAACTAATAAGATGTCTAAACATGAATGTAAAGGTTTGTTGGTAGTATGGTATAACAGTAATACTAACAAACTAGGTAATATAAAGAGTGTACAATTCACTAGAGATAGTTATATGAGATTGGTTGATGCAGATGTGTATGAATTAAGTGATAGAGTGGAAGATATAGCTATGGGATTAAGGGATAGTAATGGTAGGGAGAGAAATCATGGTGTAGTCATGGGTGTGTTGGGTAAGTTGAGTGATACATATGATTTAGTGGGAATACGTAACATAAAGCTACATAAAGCGTATTAGTAGGGTGTTATAGTACACTATTTAACTCAACTAGACAAAGGTATACGGATATATACAGAATCATTCTATATATTGTAATCATGTATTTGACAGTATACTATATATAGTAATACCAAAGAGGTAATAAATGGGATTAGAATATGATTAAAATTATATTGATACTATAAAATAGTGTGGTTTTGGTTATAGGAGGATTGTGTTGATAACAGAGTTTGTAACAGAAGATGTAAATCAAAATGATATACAGAATAGTGTATTAAAGCGAGATGGACGAGTTGTAGTATTTGATAGTGGTAAAGTATTCAATGCTATGTTGAGTGCGTATAGTAGTTTACATGATAGCATTGATAGTGAGTATATCAATGTATGTAATGATGCTATTAATACTATATTGGATGAGTATGATGCACTTTACGATGTACTTGATGGTAGGATATTGGGTGTAGAGGATATACAAGATATCGTAGAGAATACGTTATTAGATTCTAAATATAATGATGTTGCTAAGGCATATATATTATATCGTGAGAGTCGCACATTAAGTAGGGAGACTACAGTTGACAAGGTAGTTAGTGAGATATTAGAAGATAGTAATGATTATTGGTCTACAGAGAATAGCAATAAAGATTCTAAATTACTAACTACACAGCGTGATTATATGGCTGGTGCTATTAGTACAGATATCATGCGTAGGAAGATATTACCTAAGCATTTGGTAGAGGCACATGATAGTGGTATCTTGCACGTACATGATATGGATTATATCTCAATGAAGATGTATAATTGCTGTTTGATTAATTTAGAGGATATGTTACAGAATGAGACTGTTATCTCTAATGTAAAGATAGATAAGCCACATAAATTTAGTACTGCGTGTAATATAGCTAGTCAGGTGATTGCCCAAGTGGCTAGTTCCCAGTTCGGAGGTCAATCTATTACATTAGGTCATTTATCACCTTTTGTAGAGGAGACGAGAAAGACATTTAGGGATAAGTTTCCTAATGCTAGTGAAGAGTTGCTCAATGATATGGTTCGGAGTGATATTGAGGCTGGTATACAAACATTACAGTATCAAGTACTGACATTGATGACCACTAATGGACAGGCACCATTTTTAACAGTATTTATGAATTTAACAGATGTAGAAGAGGGTAGTCAACGTGAAGATTTAGCAATGTGTATTGAAGAGATGTTAAAACAGCGTATACAGGGTGTAAAAAATACAGATGGTGTGTACATTAGTCCAGCATTTCCTAAGTTAATTTACGCATTAGATGAATGTAATATCACTAAAGATAGTCAGTACTTTTATTTAACAGAGTTAAGTGCTAAGTGTAGTGCTAAGAGGTTAGTGCCAGATTATATCTCTACTAAAATTATCAAAAAACTTAAAGGTGGTGATGTATTTCCACCGATGGGTTGTCGTTCATTTTTAAGTGTAGATACTGCTACAGAGAATTTAGCACGTGCTAAGAATTGGGATAGACATAAGTATCATAAATATTATGGTCGTATGAATTTAGGTGTGGTAACATTAAATCTTGTAGATGTGGCATTAAGTTCTAAAGGTGATATGTCTAAGTTTTGGGAACTAATGGAAGAGCGTTCTGAGTTAGTACATGAGGCACAATTAATACGATACAATCGATTAAAAGGTATTAGGTCTGATGTAGCACCTATATTATGGCAACATGGTGCGATTGCACGATTAGATAAAGGTGAGGTTATTGATAGACTTTTACTTAGGGATTATGCCACTATTAGTTTTGGTTATGGGGGTTTGTGTGAGTGTTGTATAGCTATGCTAGGCAAATCTAATAAAACTGAAGAGGGGCAACAGTTTTGTAAGGATGTACTAAACTTCATTAATAGAAAGTGTGAGGAGTGGTCAGATGTTGATAATTTAGGTTTTTCACCATATGGTACTCCTATGGAGAGTTTGACATATCGTTTTGCTAAGACATTGCGTAAGCGTTTTGGTTTGATTAAAGACGTAACAGACCATGATTATATTACGAATTCGTTTCATCTAAACGTGAGGGAACAGGTAAGTGCATTTGATAAGATATCTATTGAAAGTCAATTCCAAGAATTGAGTTTAGGTGGTTCTATTATTTATACGGAAGTACCTAACATGCAAGATAATATAGAAGCTGTTATTCAGCTTATGCAGTACATGTATGAGCATAGTATGTATTCTGAGATAAATACTAAATCAGATTATTGTTCTTGTTGTGGTTTTGATGGTGAGATGGTAATCGAGGGTGAGGAGGGTTCATTGTATTGGGAATGTCCTAATTGTGGGAATACAGACCAATCAAAGATGAACGTGTGCCGTCGGGTTTGTGGTTATCTGGGTACTAATTTCTTTAATCAAGGACGTACTGAGGAGATTAAAGATAGAGTATTGCATTTAGATTAATATAGGCTATTGTAAAGTAGTGTAAATTTTGGTATACTTTAGGTGTAGGTAATGACTTATACCTAAAGTATATTTTTGTTTAAAAGGATGGTTATTATGAAATCTAATAGTTATGAGCAAGACGTATATATTCTATTTACTACTTCTGATTTGTTTAGTTCTCCTTTGTTGGGTGTATATGCAACTAAGGAAGAGGCTGAAGCTGAGTACTTAGAAGTACAAGAGGAGTATGGGTTAGAAGATTTTGAGTTAAGTATTGAACGTAGTACATATACTTTTAAATTCAAAGAAGGGGTGTAACTATGGTTAGCAATGAATTTATTCAAAGCTTATTATTGAGATATTCTACATATTTGTTTGGTGGTAAATGTACAATAGTAGTTATGGGTGATGCTATGGTAGTGTCATGTAAACAAATTGATGATGGCATTGAGTATACTGCGGATTATGTCTTTGAATATGATGGTAAAGATACTGTTGATTTAGTAGGCATTGATGTTAAAGTTACTGATACTGTAAATGGGATTGAATATTTTAGTATTCAATCTAAGAATTCTTGTTATATTTATAGTACACTACAATTCGTAGTGCAGATGATAATTGATAATGATTTAGATTTAGTAGATTGTGCTAAAGTTATTATTAAGGATGAATAGGTTGTGATAGTATGGATGCAAAAGATAAAATTCTTGTAGATATACAAGAAAATAAAAAGTATAAAGATTTAGATGTTGTTGGGTTTAGTGGAAGTGATGCTACCCTTATACGTAACATTTTCTCTAAATATGATGAGGATTTTAAAAAGATGGCTAAAGAGGATAATTAACTATGTTACGTGTTAGTGTCACTGAGGTGATTTCTATGCATGAAAACGTCATAAATGTTTATGGTGGTATTCATGGCATTAGGGATAAAGGATTATTATCTTCTATTGTTAGTGGTGTTTTTCAAACATTTGGTGGTAATGAATTATATCCTACAGATAAAGATAAAGTTTGTAGGTTGTATTATATGTTTGTTACTAATCAAGTATTTTTAGATGGTAATAAGCGTACTGCTACAGCATTGTGTATGTTTCTTAATAAAAAGTATGATATAAAGTCAAATGTCTTTGATGTTAATAATCCTCATAGACTATCTTTAGATGTTGCTAATGGCAACATTTCATATGATGATTTATTAGAGATGTGGTGATTAGTTCATGGATATAGAATCATATAAAGATAAAGTAATTGCTAAAATAAATTCCATGTCAGATGAAGATTTAAGCATGATTTTTAGTGAGGTTCTAGATGGGTATGAAAAACCAATTCCGTTGATGGCTATACCTATTGTAGTTCCTAGTCTTAGTATTAAACGTACATTTATATTAGTGTTTAGGAGATGTAATATGTATCGAAAGTGTGGTGATGTTGTTGCGATATGCAGGACTAAAAGAAAATGATATAGTCGATGGTGAAGGTATATGCGTTTCCTTTTGGGTGCAAGGCTGTTGTCATAGGTGTGATGGTTGCCATAATCCTGATACATGGGATATTAATGGTGGCTTAGAACTGCCTAATACATATATTGATGATATCATTAGTTTATTGTCAAAGAATGGAATACAGAGAAATTTAAGTATTTTAGGTGGAGAGCCTTGTTTAGATAGTAACGTGAGTATTGTGTTACCATTACTTAAAAAAGTTCATACAGAGGCAAAATTCTCAAAAATATACCTATGGAGTGGTTTCACTTTTGAGGAATTATTACAGCGTGATAATACAAAAGAGTTATTACAGTATGTTGATGTACTAGTTGATGGCAGATTTGAACTAGAGCATAGGGATATTACATTAAAGTTTAGAGGTTCACCTAATCAACGTGTAATAGATGTTCAAAAGTCTTTATCTAGTGGTAAAGTTGTGTTATATTGTACATAGTAGATAACATTGATTAATATATAAAGGAGATTGTATTATGACTGTTAAAATGCAAGAAGATTACAGAATTGGTGATTATGTAGGTACTTTTGGTTTAGTTTGTTCTGCTTGTGATGATTTTCTACAATCGTTGAATGATGATATCGACTATAAACGTGTAAGTGATTTGCATGGTATGGTAGTGATTGCAACAAATAAAGATAGGGATAAAATCTCTTTCATTGTTAATGATGTGCGTTTTGACTACCGTGATGGTAGATTATACTTTAATGATTACATGGATGCATTGTATGAAAGACCTTATATTTTACATCTAGTTATTGCTACTTTTAATGAAATGTTATTACATGATGTAGGTATTAGTAATAAAAGTTGTATTCAGAATTGTGTAACAGCATTTTTAATGCTACAGGGTTGGTTTGAGGATAAACGTATTTCTGATTTAGAGTATGAAATTGAAGAAAGTGATAGACGACAAGCCGCACGTGAAAATGCTGAGTTTTGGGATGAATACTATTTCTTCAACCCTAATGATGTTTAAAGAGAGGTGTATATGATGGGTTTAATTAATAAAATTTTGTATTATTTTGACATGATGTTGGTGAGTATTAATAGCACAGAGGGTAGTCTTGTTAAAATTGAAAATGATTTAGGTAAGACTAGAGAGGTTGCTACTAAGGTAGTTCAGATTAGTTTAGCTATTAGTGAGATTGTAGTTCTTTTGTATAAGGTGTATGGGGTATTCTTAAATACTTCTACAGTTATTCAAAGTGGTGCCTTGGGTGTTAATGATGATAAAAATAACTCATATAAAGCTATGAAAGACTTGCAAAAGAATGTAGATATTGAATTATTACAAGCTGTATTAGAAGATAGTACAAATGTACCAGATAGCTTTATTGATAAATTGCATGCTGATGTAGAGGCTTATAAAGATAAATTAAATAGTCGCATTGAAGCACGTAGCGATAACTAATTATTAGGAGATTAAATTATGTTACTATATTTTGCTTTAGATGATGAAGATACTTGTTTCCATTCTTCTAAGATTTTTAATAATCTTGAAGATTTGTATAAAGAATTGATGGATTATCGCAACAATGTGCATTTTGTGTATAGCGTATCATTGTTTGTGTATGATACAGTTAGTAATAAAGAGTGTTCTATTGTCATTATTGCTAATGATATTACTTCTCTTTCATTTGACGTGTTAAAGTCATATGTTGACATTTTCACTACATATTATTATAAGGATGGTATGGTTGTTACATCTATTAAGTGTGATATTGTTGGCGATGGATGTGGTAACTTTGGGTACGATTATGTAACAGTTACTTTTGATGATGAGTCTGAATTAAGACTATAAAGCATAGGGGGAGTGAAAAAATGGCTGATGCGTTGTTAGAAAAACTAAGAACACAGAGAACTACTTTACCATTTAAAAATGGTGAGTTTGCTAAAACATTTTTTGATTTAGTCGATGAAGATGAAATAAATTATCCACTACTTCATGATAATGTTGATAATAAAAAATGTTATGGCTATTCTTATAAAATTGATGTTGGATTTTTTACTAAAATATTTGTCTTTAAAGCTGATAAATATAATGAAGAAATTAAAATTGACGTGTCTATTTATAATAATGTAATTGTAATTTCTTCTAGTTCTGATAAAGATAATATTATGGGTTTATTATATCAATATAAAGAATATTATATGAGAAAACATTATGCTAAAGTTATGCTAATGGAGGAATTTATTGAAGCACAATTATAATATAGAAGTTTCTGTATATCTTCCCTGTGGTAAAATACAGGGAAGATATATTAAACCTATAAAAATTAAACAAAAGACAAAACCAATTTTAGTTAAAAAGGAAACAAAATGAGAATTACAAGAAAAGAAATTTTTGTAAAAGATTCAAATCAGTGGTTTGATGGTTTCAAAAATACTTTATTTTATATAGTGCTAAAATTCTTGATACATTCTACTGAAAATGGAATTGATTTTAATAATGGTATTCGCATTTTAAAATGTGGCGATAATAAAATAGTTTTTGAATATATTGCTAATAACGATTTCCATGAAAAAACAGTGAATGATATTATTGAATTGATGAGAGATGAAGAAAGGTAAAGTAGATAAATACGCTAATATGTAGTATAATAGTACTGTATATTAGCGTATTTTTTATAGATTGGTGGTGGATTATTTGGTTGAGACAGTGTTGCAGTTGGTTGCTTGTCATTTAATTGGTGATTATGTACTACAAAGTGAGTTCTTAGCTACAACTAAAGGTAAGAATTTTTATCATCTTTTTGTACATTGTTTCTTGTATTGCATACCTTTTTGTGTTGTATTTGGGTTTTCTTCTCACATCGTGTCTATTTTTGTGGTACATTTAGTTGTAGACAATCTTAAAGCTAGGTATAATGCAATAGATTACGTTGAAGACCAATTAATTCATTATGTGGTTTTAGTACAGTTTTTATTGTAAGAAAGGTTGGGTTTTGGTTTTGGGTATTGATTTATCTAAAGTATCAATTAATATTAAGGATATTTCTGATGATACTAAGAGAGGTTTTGAGGTATGCCATGGTGGTGTAGAGTTTGATTGTAAATTACCTACTAGAAGTACAACACATAGCGCTGGGTATGATTTTTATGCTCCGTATGATGTTGTTATTCCGTCTTTGTGGAAACAGGTTGGTAAATATTTATTACATTCATTAATACACTTCTCTTTTAATAGTTATAAAGAAGTTATTAAACCTACAATGATTAAGACATATATTAAAGCATATATGGGAAACGATGAGGTACTATATATTTATAATCGTTCATCTAGTCCAATCAAGAAAGGCTTAATTCTATCTAACTCAGTTGGGGTTGTGGATAGCGATTTTTATAATAATTTAGATAATGAAGGTAACATTGGTGTAGCTTTTTATAATTTTTATCCTTTTGATGTAACTATTAAGAGTGGTGATAGAATTTGTCAAGGGGTATTCTCTAAGTTTTTAAAAGCTACAGATGATAATGTTCTTAACAACACACGTAGTGGTGGTTGTGGTAGCACTGGTAAATAGGTTTTTGGTGAGGTAGATATGGTTTTAAGTAAAGTAGAGATTTCATATAATGGTATTGAAAATAACAATATTAAATATGATACTAAGAAAGCATTGTCTATTATATTAGATGATAGTACAAATAAAGAGGGTTATTCTTTTATGATTAATCCAAAGGCTTTAAATTCATTATTGAAAGCATTAGAAAGTGTTAATGCTGTAGATAAGATTGTAATTGTACCTACAATTCATAAAGGTGATTGTATGTATATTATCACTAAATGTTTCGGTAGGGTTGATGCTTTATTATGTTCTGAGTAGGTGGTAGATATGAAGTATTTTATTTCTGATTTACATCTAAGTAAGAGTGGTATCAATAAAGTGTCTGGTGTAGATTCACAATTACACAATCAGTTTGTATCTACAATGTGGAATACAGTTATTACAGATGATGATGAAGTCTATATTGTTGGTGGTGTTGGTGATTTATCATTATTAAGCACTTTAAATGGTAACAAGGTCATATTGTTGGGTAAGTCTGATTTGGATAGATTTAATCAATATGTATCATCTGTTTCTACAAAGAGAGATGCAATTCTTGATAAAGAAATGTATCAAACATACTGCAAGAACGAATTTAATGTTCAAGTACTCTTTAGGGATACATTAGAAGTAACTTTATGTACAAATGAGATTGTTAGACTTTGTGTTGACTATGAAAATGCTACGATGTCTAAAATGTTTACACTAGCTAGTGGCATTGGTAATTATCAAAGATTATTTGGTAGTGGTTTAAATTTGAGTTCATTTGTTAATGGTTATAAACCTATTTCTGAGTATGATATTATTTCAAGTATTCGGAGGGGTTCAGATGAATTACTTTATTAAACATAAAGATAAGTTTCTTAGGTTAGTGTTTTTATTTATTAAATACCTACTATTTTATATAGCATCTATTGTTTTCTTTGAGTGTTTTCTGTTCTTATTATCTTTGATTATTGGTTCAGATGCTTATATCTCATTTAGAATAATTGTTAATGTAGTAGAGTTCTTTGAGACTGCATTATTTATTATAATGATTCCTATTCTTTTCTTTTGTGAAGTATTCAATGTGAGTTTTTAGGTTAATGGTGGTGATGGTTAATTGGTAGATGGTAAGATACTATTCTTATGTGGTAAGGGTGGTACAGGTAAAGATAGTGTGATGGGGTTCTTAGTGCGTAAATATCCCGATATATTTGAAAGGTTTGTTATTACAACAACAAGACCTATGCGTGATGGTGAAGTTGATGGTGTTGATTATCATTTCTGCACTAGGGAAGATTTCGCACGTAAAGTGGTAAATAATGAGTTTTGTATCGTTGAGTATTATAATGTAGTTAATGGCAACTCAAATTATTATGGTGTAGGAGATATACCTAATAGTAGTGATAAAGTGTATGTTCTTTGTGGTACAAATACTCAATATGATAAATTGAAAGCTAGGTATGGTGATAGGGTTATTGGTGTATATTTGTATAATACAGCATACACAAGTCTAACACGTATGTTATCTAGGCTTAGAGATAGGAAAGAATCTAATGTGTTGGAGGCTTGCCGTAGGGTTTTGTCTGATAGTCAAGATTACATGTATATCGACTTTAATTCTTTTGATTTATTGATTAATACAGAAGACTGTACATTAGCTGATGAAGTTTCTTTGATATATAAGTTATTTTGAGTAGAGAGGTGTTCTATGAAGGTAGCTTATTTGAGTGATATTCGGATTAATAGTCTTGTAGGGGAAGAGACATGGCTTAATGAGTCCTTTGATTATTTTAGTTCAATTATGGCTCAGTTTATTAGTCGGTATTCTGATACGATTGATTATTTAATTCTAAATGGTGGGATATATTCTGATAGTACTAGATTTCTTGAATTTGTTGATTTTCTAGATACTTCTTTTAAATCTCATAATATACATACTAAAGTATTGTTTAATGTAAGTAATATAGAGTATTATAGTAATTCAGTCTTTGTAGATAAGGTAGGTCAGTTTTATGATACTGATAAGAAGTTTAAAAATCATAGATTATACCTACCACGTAACCCTATCATAACTAAAGATACTTGGATATTTGGTGTTGATACATGGTATGATTACTCTTTGTATAGGGGTAAACCTATTTCTTTAAAAGATATTACTAAAAAAGATAATCGTGGTTTCTTTGGTAAGTTGTTTAATAAACGAGTTAATCTAGATAACTTTAACATAACAGATGAGAGTGATTATGCTTTTGGGTTACAAAACACTTTTGATGTAAAACGTACAAATGATTGTGTAGATTCTTTTAGGCATATATGTGACAGGTATGATAGGACTATTGCACAGCCCACTAACAAGGTTGCTTGTGGTTATTTTTATAGCAATGCTTTGTTTCTAAGCGATAACCCTAAAAGGGATGGATATAATGATGCTTTCAGTGGTAGCTTTAAGTTTGATGATACATTTAAATCTCATGGTATCACTGAGTATGTGTGTGGTAAAGCAAGTTCTTATCGAAGTCATATTACTATGGATGGTATTATGTATAGGAATAGTGCTACAACATTACGTAAAAAAGGTTTCATTACAACAGATTGTGTATTAGGTGATGTGTTGGTAGTAGATTATTAATAATCATTATCGATACTGATTTGGTTTAGGTATTGGTGGTAGTGTAATTAGTTTATTTTTATTAGAATATAGAATAGAAAAGAGGTGAGATATCTTGAATAAAAGTTTTAAAGTTAGGATATATCCAACACAAGAGCAATATGTTCTTTTAGAAAAGACATTTGGTGCATCAAGGTTTGTGTATAATCACTTTTTGAAGTTAAAGGGTTATTTATATCAAGAGTTTAAAATTAAGATTACTTATAATCATACTTCAAAAATGTTGACTGAGTTAAAGAGACAAAAGACTTGGCTAAAAGAGGTTGATAGCGTTTCTTTGGTTCAGACTCTTAGAGACTTAGATAGAGCGTATCAAAACTTTTTTAGTGGTAAAGGTAAATATCCTAAATTTAAGAGAAAAGATGATAAAAACTCTTATTGTACTAATTCTAATATTAAGATTAGTAGTCTGTATATAACAATTCCAAAGATAGGGATGTTACGTTTTAGAGATAATTATAACTTTGAAGATAAGAATATTCTTAAAATTTATAATGTTACTATTTCTAAGACATCTAGTGGGAAATATTATGCTAGTATATCAGCTGAGGTCTATGTTCCCTGTTTTGAGAGAACCAATCAAAATGTGGGTATAGATTTAGGGTTAAAAGATTTTGCGATTTTAAATAATGGTGAAAAGATAGATAATCTTAGAATATTAGAGCATCTTGAAAATAAATATAGAAAGTTAGCTAAATCACTTTCAAGGAAAGTTAAGGGTTCTGCTAATTATCAAAAAGCTAAATTAAAATTAGCTAGATTTCATGAGAAAATTGTTAATATACGTAAAGATTTTCTTCATAAATTATCTACTAAATTAGTTAGAGATTGTGATATTATTTGTATTGAGACTTTACGTGTTAATAACATGATGAAAAATCATAAATTAGCAAAATCGTTTCAAGATGTTTCATTGTCTGAGTTTGTAAGACAGTTAGAGTATAAAGCTATGTGGTATGGCAAAACTGTTTCTAAAGTAGATAGATTTTATCCGTCATCACAACTATGTTCTGAGTGTGGGCATAAAAACGAAGATGTTAAAAATCTTAGCATTCGTGAGTGGGTTTGTCCTAAGTGTGGGACTATTCATGATAGAGATATAAACTCAGCAATAAATATTCTGAATGAGGGATTACGACTTTTAGAGATATAAATATATAATTATAACCGTGGGACACATGGGGATAGCCTACTGTCTGGATGTAAGACTTTTTAACATAGTATTAAAAGAGCAGTCCATTGGGTAGGAACTTCTTGACTTTAGTTATGAGAGGATGTCAGGGTAGTAGCTTATGAGAGTTATTGATGTAGATAGTATTTTAGAACATAAAAAGAGTATAGCGTACAATACTAATAATGAAAGATACTTATCTAAGCTAGAGGTGTTAAATGTTCTGTATGATGAGTTACCTAGTGTTTGTGATTTACGTGCTGATAATGTGTTAGATTCTAGTAAATATGTTCAATTAGCTAGACATTATAATTATAAGAATTATCGGTTACTTCGGTATGGTGATATCAATAAGTTAGGGTTAAGAAACTCTTTGACTCCTTTTCATCATAACTTTATTAAAAATATGGGTGGTGCTGTGTTGGTTATTTTTAATACACTAAATAATAAACCGGTATCATGTGTATTTAGGGGAATAACAGAAAAAGAGTTCATAGATTATAGTGCGTTACAATCTATGTATGGTTTTGATATGATAGACTCTAACTTTAAATATGGTGATTGGATAGTTATTGTTGAGGGTTTATATGATGCTGATGTGTTGCGTTCAATATATCCTAATGTATTAGCCATGCAGACATCTAATGTCAACTCATTACAGGGTGAGATATTGTTATCAATGTCAAATAAATTTATTGTGGCTTTTGATAGCGATACTGCTGGTAGTGTTGGTTATGATAAAGCGTACCATAGATTAAAACGAGACAATACAATCGTACAGAAATTACAAGTATATGGTAGTGATAAAGACGTTGGTATGTTGGAAGAATTTATATCTAATAGTAGTGAATATTCTAAGCGTAAAGCGTATTATACAGATACAATCGATGAATTAAAGAAAGGTAGTATACTCAGATGGTAGACAATCAAGGTACAAAACAAGATAAAAAAGTAGTTGCTTTTGCTGATAAAGGTAGTAAGGAGTTAAATCGTAGCGTTAAGCGTAAAGAGTTTGTTGATGTCATGCAACAAATTTTTGAGCGTATGAATGAGACGAATCATTATCTTATGGAAGATATTAATTCTATGTATGCTAATCAAGTATTTCCTGTACAAATGGGACATGCAGTCATTGAGGAGTTATTAGTAGAAAAAGGTATCATCACTAAAGAAGAGATTGAAGATGCTTTAGAAAAACGTAAACAACAATTATTAGAAAAAGCTAAGGCTATTAAAACAAATGAGAATGGCGATGAAGAGTTAGCTAGTGATGAAGAGTCTAAGGTTATTGAAAATGAAGCTGTTTTAAATGCTATGGCTGATACAGAAAGCACTACAGAAGATAAATAAAAAATATAAGTTTACATAATGCATAGTTGAGATATACTATGCATTTTTTATTACAAGAGGTCTTTTGTATGGGTGATAAAGTTTTTAAGAGTAATATACGTTTAAAGTATAACTATAGTAATGGTAAGGTTGGTAATACAGTATTTAGACCTTATGTGTATGATAGTAGTGGTACAAGTGACACATTTTCAACTCAGTTTAATTATACTGATATGGTGCATCCATTAAATACTGCTGAAAATGGTGGTGATAAGTATAAGTTACGATATGATATTACACATCAAGATAATGCACGTGGTGGTAAGAGGAATTATCTATTTTTCAAGGGTACTAATGGTGTTAATTCCATGTTTTCTGCATCTAATGAAAATATGGTTAGAGACATGCGTATTAATCCTGACTTTTCTATTTCTAGACAGGCATTGAGTTTAAATGATTTTATTATTCTTAAACATGACCTAAAGTTTGATAAAGGGACGATTAAGTATAAAGATAAGAATAATAAAATTTATACTGTTGAGGGGTTAAGTACTTTTTCTAGCGAGACTGATACTTCTTCACGAAGTCAATTTTATGGGTATGGTCAACCTGTTCATTATAACTTTAGTTCTAGTAATAATGTTAGGTCAGACATCGTTAGAGATTCTTCTTTTTTTAAGAATAATGGTTATTCTTGCTTTATGTTGTTAGTTCATTTTGGTGTGAGATTTGTCAGTGAAGATATTGCGTCAAATATTTACACTATGTACTGCTTTGTTCCTATATGTTATTACGACTTATCGAGGCTTAATAATGGTGCATTATCGAGTGGATGGAAACTTTATGGTGATACTGTCAATACAAGTAACCCCTATTCTATGTTATTTTATATTACCAATAGCTATAATGGGTTAGGTAGTCGTTGGAATGGCAAGATTTGGGGCAATAATGCTGTTAATGTTTCAAATGTTAGTGCTAATTATGACGCTAAGAGTATACCTGATGTAGAGTGGGTATCGCCAAATACTTTTGGTGTGTCGAGTGGTAGTTTTGTTCCTAGTGATATTTTAAATGAACATAGGAGAAGTGGACGTAAACCTAGAATTACTGTAGAATTCACTGCATATCGTATGAGTGAGATGAGTTATAAGTACTATATGTATGGCGATGGTCAAAGTTTGTGGAGAGGTAAGCCTGATAATTATCCTAATTATAGGGTTAAGTGGTATCCTACTAACGATGTTGAGGCTGGTCAACCTAATTACTTTTTAGAGCATGAGTATATTTACTAGTACTATATAGTAATACATAATATATAATAGTATAGGTAATTACATACGATTTCATACATCTGTAATATTTCGTAAGATATTGTAATATTCTGTAAGATATAATCTTTATCTTATTGTAATGTTTAGTAATGTTATGTAATGTAAAAATATAATAATTATAAGGGTTTATTTCTATTTAAAGTGTATATATTTAATAAAGGTATACGAGGTAATATGGAAGAGTTATTTAAGGATAGGGAGATTCGTAAGTATATTAATGAATCTTTAGCTAATGCTGTGTATGATGACGTACAGACTAAAGAGTGTGATGTTTGTCATACAGAGTCTAAGAATACATATGAGATAGATGGTCATATTGTATGTGATAGGTGTATTAATTTTATTAAGTTTTTACAAGATGACTTTGATGTATTGTTTAATAGCAAACAGGATGTATGGTCTAATGTACAAGTTAGGTATGATTCTTTAACAGAGGGGTATTTTACTCCTAATATTGAGAAATTGTATGATACAGCTAAAAAGTCATTTGGTGGTGATATCACTAAATTGATTAAATCCTATGGTATTAAAACTAATAAGGATTTATGTACTAGGTTATATAAAGGTGAGTTATTCATTGATAATAAGCAATTAGCTAAACCTAGTAAGTTTAATCGTTTTATTGATGATTTTGACGTAAGGTTTAATACAGCTGTTGGTTATAAGGCTATTGTACCTGATAGTGATGGATATGTAGCTAAATATAGTACAGTAGGTAAGAATGATGCATTTATTAGGGATAATATAGATTTCATTAAGAAGAACGCTAGTGATGTATTGAAGGATATTGTAAAACCTACTATACGGAATTCTAATGACCAGTCTGACTATGATGAAATAGTTAATTTGAGTGGTAGTGGTAACTCTAGTAAAGTACAGAAGAGTACTGTTGCACAGACTCCTAAGAGTGGTAGTACGATTGGTAGTGGTCAGAATACATCATCTGCCACTAATGTTAAGACTTCTAAGGCTAGTGGTAATACAAATGACTTTGAGATTCCTTTGGGTAAAGATGGTTTTGCATTACGATATACAAGGAATGATACACAATCTAAATTACAGAGAGGTGTAGTGGAGTATCATTGTACATTTAATTATAAGAGTAAGACTATTAGTCATATGGAAGTAGATATCGTATCTATAGATGATTTTGATGAGATTACTAAGAACGCATTTAAGTGTACTAAGCTATATAAACTATTACCATTTATGAGTGATGATGGTGATTATATTGTAGATATCGATACAGAAGGTATCGTTACTCATTTAGAGTTAGATGTAGATAACATTCAAAAGAATGGGTTTGTATTTAAGATTTTAAATCATACTAAATCCTTTGATAAGGATACAGTAAAGATTATTGACCCTGCTGTGATTACATCATATAGTAAATTCAATGCATATATTTCTAAATATATTCTTATGAGTATTGGTAAGGATTTCAATGCATTTGTTAATGTTAAGTCTAATACATTCTATACTTCTTTAGGTAAGGTAGAGTGGTATTTATCTGATTTAACTGATAAAGGTATTCTTGTTGAGTTGGTATATGGTAGTCGAAGTGCTACAGTAGAAGTAACTAAGAATACAGATAATGTAGGTCTAGTAGATTTATGTTTACGTGGGTTGTTAATTAGGAATCAAGATGTATTTGATACATTATTTGGTAATAACTCTTTATCTTCTATGAGGAGTATTAAAGTAACATCTAAAGTAAATCCTAATATTACAGTAGAGTGGTTATTGGACGCAGATACAATACAAGCATTTATTGTGAGTGGTGAATTAGCATTACAGGGTAGTTTTGATTCTAATGCATTAACATCATTTGTAGTGTCTAGTTGTAAGACATTGCAAAAAGACATTGAGCGATATACCGATGATGTATTATATCGAGATGGGTATGTACAGAAGAGTAATAATGCAGTCATTACTAATTGGTTTAAATATCGTGATGCTAGTGATACAAGGTTAAAAGTATTATATCGTCAAATTGAAAATAACCTTAAAGATACATATGATAAATTAGATGATAGATTAGACTTTAAAGTTGAGCGTTTGGTAGTAACTAAGAGTGGTAATATCATTGAGTGTGTTTTCTCTATTGTAGATAATGATGGTGTATATCAGGATTTAGATACAATGAGGAAAGACTTGTCATTAAAATTACCTGATTATTATCATATGTCAGAGTCTAATGATAATAGTGGTTCATACTATGTACAATATACAGTAAGTGATGATGACGATATTGAAAAATTCGCTAGTGATATTGAATCATCTGTGTTAGAGGGTTTGTTTAGATTACATGCTACAGAGATTAATGAGGGTTGTGGTTATACTCTTATTGGTGAGGGTGTAGCAGTTCCTATTAATGAAGCAGATAGTAGTCATACACATGCTGATTTAGAAGTTGAAGATAATGATACTGAAGAGGGTACAGACGTTGGTGGTGTTTCTACACCTACAGGTACACTTCATAGTACAGATGGTAGAGGAGTAGGTTCTTTGGAAACAAATAAGAAAATTGATGCAATTAGTTTTGATGATGTGGTAGTTGAAGAGGTTATTTCTGAGGTAGCGTTTAAATGGACTACTAAGAATGGCAAAAGGGTTAAAGTTAGGATGACGCCTCAGGAAGAGAAAGAGGCTAAAGAGAAACGTCAGGCTTACTATGATAAAAAAGCTAAAGAGGCTGGTGATAAGGTACGTTCTAGTAAGGTGGCTAAACAAAATAAAAAGTTAGGTCATGACCTTGCCAAGAAAGCCGAAGATAAAGCTGCCGCTAAAGCCAAGAGGACATTAGCTAAGAGGTCAAAGGCTATAGACCGTAAGAATAGTTTAAAGAGCATGAGAGAGAAGAGGGAGTCAAAATATAGAGAAATGCATAGCAAACTTAATGATTTAAGGAAAAAGAGAGAGGGTAGACCTAAGAGTATTACTAGGTAATAATTATTTAGATAGTTGATATCATACTGTACTGTATAGTTGTATAATTGTACAGTACAGTATTTTTTAGTATGTGGTGTTTTTAATTAATATGGGGTAGTTAATGAAGATTGTATTTACCAATAGTGATATGACTGTTGATGATACTAGTGCATATAATATTTCTGAGAGTAAAGAAGAGGATACAACCGATACAGAAGAGGTTGTAGACGATACTTCTAATCAAGAGGAAGAGGATATGGGTACAGAAGATACTAATACAAATAAATTAAGTCAAGAGGAACTAGATGCATTACGTGATGGTAAGGCTATTAAATGCCCTGAGTGTGGTAGTACTAATATTAATATTCATGATAATGGTGAGTCTTATTTCTGTACTGACTGTGAGTATTCATGGGATGTACGTGATGCTGATGATGATGGTGTTGATGATGATGCTGATGATTACATTGATTCAATGGTAGAAGAGTTAGATGAGAATACTACTATTGAGTGTGGTAACTATTATCTATTAGAGAGTGGGGATACAGTATACGTGGTATCTAATACTAATCAATCAGTCGATGTGTTAAATCTAGATACTATGGATAGGTATACAGTATCTGAGAGTGTATTACATAATAAGATTACAGAGTGTGTTGAGTATATTAATAAATAGGTGGTGTATTATATCGTGAGTACTTTATATCTTGATGATGAGATGATGGGTTATAAAGATATATTCCTACAGGCTATTCAAGATATAGAAGACTTGGGATATAGATTTAAACCAATATTATTAATACATACTTATATGGGACGTAGTAAGAAGATACTAGGTGTTACATATTGGTATCATGACGATACTTGTTTAATAGAGTTTTCTGTAGATAATCATAACATTCATGTGTATGATTATGGAACTCATGTCATTCGAGATAATCAGTTATCAATTAATACGATTTATCATGAGTTGGCACATGCGACTGTAGAGTGTCATTTCAAAGGTCACGGTAAAGAGTTTAGGAAGTTAAGGAATAAGATATTAGAAGTATATAAGATAGACATAGGTGGTGCTATGTCTGATTATAATTAGGTGGTAAGATATGGGTTATTTTAATATTATTGAATCATTGTCAGATAATAGAAAAGAAGTAGTTAACGAGGCTACTAGTATATTACGAGATTATAAAGCTATTTTATCTCAGTTAGAGAAAGCGTTATTATCTTGTAAAGATACATCAGTACATTGTGGTAGGACTATTCTATTGTCTTTACGTTTAGCTAGTATGGGACATGTACGTGTCATTCCTTATTTTGACGTAACTAAATTACATCAAAAGGAAGATGCTAAAAATGGTAGGGGGTTTATTTATTTAGATATTAATGATATATTTAAGGTAGATAATCTAGCATATTATCATATTGAGGGTGTTGCTAATAAGCAGACTGATAAAGACGTAGCAGATTTCTTAATTAAAAATTTAGCAGATGAATTAAAACGTGAAGAGTCATTTATAATGGATGATGATTATTATGTTGAACAGTTTAGGAATGATTTCAGAGATGTGTTGGGTGTAGAAGTAGAAACAGTCAATGATGCTATTAAGTGTATTAAGAGTGGTTCTGACTATAAGAAGTTATCTGATTTAATTATTAAAGGTCTACAAGATGCATTAAAAGACTATGTATCTAATGTAAAAGGGTTAGTTCCTAATACAAATAAATCGGTAGATATGACAAATGATACAATTAGTATATGTTGCATTGATACTAAGAAGAATATGATTTATATGAGTCGTTTCCCTGGAAATGATAGATTTATTGTAAATCCTAAGAAGAAAGATTGGAATGGGTATACGTTCCAGTATGAGTTAGATAAGGTAGGGGATGCTGTTTCTAAGTATAAGTCTTTGGAATGTTTTAATGCACTTGATATATCTTTCAAATCTCATAAAGAGGGTAAGGTTGAAGATAGTGGTCATGAGGTGGTATCTTATACTATTTATGGTGACTAATTTTGAGAGTGGTTGAGGTTGGTTATGAGTAAAGTATTACGTGATAATAAAGTATTATTACAGAAGATAAAGCATAATACTTTATTATCAGATAGATGTGCAATGATGTCATCTGGTGTTGGTTTTGCGTTTTCATTTAAAGTAGATGATTATGTAGTAACAACAAATCGTATGACATTGTATTTTAATATACCTACAGATGCTTATACATGGGTAGAGTACAAGAATGACAATGCGTTTCTTTGTTTAGATACATCTAAGTTATTTACATTTAATAATATTGTAGCTATTCGTGATGATTGTAATGTACAGTATAAGGATTTCAATCAGTATACTAGTAAGGTAGTTAATGACTTTGTAACTGAGGTATTTTATATGGGTGGTATTGCAGTCGATTCCTATATGGTTAAGTTTTTACAACATTGTGGTATAGGTGGTGTAACCATAGATAATCTTCAAGATTACATCAGTGACACAAATACCTATAATCTTGTATTAGAAGTTGTATTAAATGAGATACGTACATTTTTAACTGATGTTATTTATGAGAATTTAAACACAGATAACTTGTATAAATCAACTGGTGAAGATACAAAAGGTGTATTTTATATTAATAAGAGATATTTAGGTGTAGTAGCTGTATACTTAAATAAAATGGTTAATGAGGTAGTATTACCTAATAGTTGTAGATTAGAGAAGTGTGATATCTTTACAGGTAGGAATTGTCATAGTGCTACAATTAGTAACTATATTAAAAAGGGTTGGAAACTTCCTAAGACGATTGATATCGATAAACAGTTTAGTTTTAGAGAACGTAGTGGTTACTTTATCACTATGAATAATTGGTGATGGTATGAGTAAATTAATACGTGATAATAAGAATATACTTAATCTGTTAGTTAAGAAGGCATACCCTTATCAAGATATTGTTACGACTTCTGTCTTTGTTCATTACTATATTAGGGGATGGGTTAGCTTGTTATAGAGTAGCATTTCGATTATTTCTAAAGACTACTAGGGATATGTATACATGGGTAGAAGTTAAACATAACTTATTCTATTGTTTAGATATTAATAAGTTGATGAGGTACAATAACTTATGTTTAATTGGAATCAGTGGTACTGCTAAGTTTGATTCCGTTGGAATTAGTGGTGAGTTGCTTAGATATACTATGAATAGTATTACAAGTTCACTTAATAACACTAACTTAGAGGCTATCAATCGGATGTTACATTTCTATGGCATTACTGATACATCGTATGGTTCGTTCTATGATTTTTGTAATGATACACAGGTATATAAATCTTTTATGACTAAATTAGAGGAAGAGGTTACTCTTAGGACTGAGCAAGCAGTTCAAAATTTCTTTGGCGAAGTTAGACTTGCTATTCCTATCAAGGATAGGTTAATTAGTAATACTCAATTACCTTTGTTAAGGTATGATACTAAATCTCAAAATGTGTATACACCTAATAGTGGCTATATTTTTAATGTTGATTTAATGTCTAGAGCTGGGCATGGCAAAGATGGTAGAGATATTTTTTCTGTTGCTGATGTTTTAAGCAGTAGAATTTATTTAAAATATAATGGTTTGTTACAAATAGCGACTGATAATGATTATGGTATACCGTTAGGTGGTGCTTTTTAATATATGAAGAGTTTACTGAGGGATAATAAAAGCATACTAAATTATCTAATAAAAAAAGTATATCCTTATCAGAGAGATGTCATTGTTTCTGTTAGGGTTAAGTATTGCTTAGGTGATACGATTATTTCTACTAGTGAATATCATATTGGTATTAAAGCTACTGAAGATATGTACTCATGGGTAGAGAGTGGTAAGAACTTATTATATTGTTTAGATACTAGTAAATTAGAATATTATAATGTAATATTCTATGGCTTACCTCATAAAGAAGATTGCAATTCCGATGTGTTTAGTGATGATTTATTTGATGATGCCTATAGCAATATATTAAAAGCACTTAATAGAAAACATATTAATGTTGAGGCTAACTTAGATATATTACATAGATTATTAGAAAGTTATAGTATCTATAATAGATATAGTTCTATACATGATTTCATCAATGATAGCACTATGTGTCATGCACTTAAACTTTTTATGAGAAGTAAAATTAAGGGAGATATTGTATCTTCTATTTTACATACATTACAACATGTTGAGTTCATATCGTCTATTGATGAGAAGATGATAGATACATGTAAGTTACCATTATTACGATATGATGCTATATCACAGTACGTGTATATTCCTTATTATTCGTACATATATATTGTACGACTTATGTCATATAAGGGTAGTGGTAAGGATTATAGAAATATTATATCTGTATCAGATATAGTAAATAATACAATTCCAACTAATGTTAAGCATTGGTTTAATAAAGACATGAGATTAATTTTAAATAGCAAGTGTGTTTGCAATATAGATATTGAGGGTAACTATTGAAGGGTGGTGATTAATTGGCTAAAAATATATTACGAGATAATAAAGCAATATTGAAGCGTGTTGTTAAGGGTTATAAAGATTCTGCTAATAGTCTTGATTCTTATACATTTGTTAGGTTCTTAGCTAATGGTTGTTTAGTTAAATTTAGGTATAAGGACTATGCATATCATTATGTTATCAATGGTCTTTCTCTTGATGTAGAGCCAGAGGATATCAAGGTAGTAGAGTATAAGGGAAAAGCAATTATTTGTTTAGATACAAATAATATATTTAAGTTTAGTCGATTAAGAGATGATGGAATTCTTATATATCCTAGTGATATCTCTATAAGTGAATTATTGCATATTATGGCTAATCTTGTGTACAACGATTTATCCAGAAAATCCGCTGAGTTACTTGAAGATTTAATGTCATTTTATACATCTAAGTTCGGTGAGTTCTGTGATAGCTTAGAGACATTTAGTAAATTATTTGTTAAGTATAATAAAGAAGCTTTTATGTCGATGTTGGATGATTTATGTTCAGATTTATCAATAGATAAGAACTGTTATAGGTTGGCTAGGACTGTTTATACTAATAATGGTTTATTAGGTTTGTGTTGTATTGACTTTGAGACTGATACACTTGTACATGCCATCGATTTAAGAAATAATATAGAGGATTTAGATATACTTACAAAGTCAATTACTAACAATAAGATAATGTTTAAGTATCTTAGGGATTGTGTTGTTAATCGTAAAGTCTTAAACAGTTTTATCGGCTTTTGTTTATCCTATAAGGGTAGTGGTAAAACTTATTCTTATGATAAGAGTTCTATGATTGAGTTGGTGTGTTAGTATATGGGGAATGTATTACGAGATAATAAATCAATATTAAATAAGACTGTTAATATATTCAGTAATGCTATGAGGCATCGTATGTCATGCATTGAGGTTTCATTCAATGGGACGATTACATTCATATATAAACAGTTCAACTATAGTTTTAGGTTACAGGGTGTAAGGCTTAAAATCAATCCAGAAGATGTAAAGCTAATAAATTATAAAGATAAAGCAGTTATATGTATTGATACGAATAACATATTCAATTATAATAGGCTCAAAGAAGAGGGTTTGTATTATAATGGAATATCTGACTTTATGTCCATACAGAGTGTACTAAAGAATATGGGTAAAGTAGTGTGGAATGCTATGTATAAGACACATATTGATTTATTTAGAGAGTATTGTAGTAAATTATCTGAAGTGTGTGGTAGTCCATGTAATGATTTAGACTCATTCTTGAAGTTATTTATTAAATATAACTATCCTAATATGGTATCTGTATTACAGGATTATATCAGTACCTTGAATATTGATAACTATATGGGTAGAGTATCTAAAACAATGTATGTTCAAGATGGGTTGATTGGTGTATGTTGTTTTAATTTTAAGGATAACTTAGTGACATCTCCTCATTATAGTAAGATTTCAATGTCGGATTTACAGGTGTTTACTACATCATTAAATCAACTTAGCATTAGATTACTAAATATTTCAAGTATATTGACTAATACAAATAAAATTGATGTTGAATTTCTTAAATTAAATTTGAGGATTAGCAATAATTCTAAATTCTTGTCTGATGATGGTATGATTAAGTTAGGTGTTGATTAATGAGTGCGTTACGAGATAATAAAGTCTTAATACATAATGTGTATAAGTATATCAGAAATAGGGGTATGGCTCACATTCGTATTGGTGGTAAATCCAATACAGTACCTATGGTGATACGTTCTAAGCACAATCGTACTGGCACGATATTTGATGTAAGAGGATTATCTGTTGCATTAAATCTTAGTCATTGTGTTATTAAAGAGAGTGGAGATATTGTATCAATAGGTATTGATAGTCAAGATAGAGATGCGTGTTATTTAGCCTTGTTGGGATATGGGTATAGTCTTAGAGATTTTATGTTTAATCGGTTATTTACAGTTGATGTAGCATCTAATCAACAACTGTATAAGGAGTTTACTTATAAGTTTACATCTGATTATTCTTTTAATGTTGATAATGGGATTACATCTCTTAGTAAGTTACAGGATTATATAGGGGCATCAATCGACACTTCTTTATGGAAAAAGGTTTCTCATAGTCGAAGAATAAATCTTGTAGATGTAGGGAAGATAGTAGACTCTATTATGAGCAGTAGGTATCGTTATGACTTATCTGCCACTAATGAGTATCTTGTAGAGAGATTAGAGGACTTTTTCTTTGATAATTTAATCTCTTTTAAAGATAATAATGGTTTTAATAGGAAAGCTAATTTTACTGATTTCATACCGATTGTATCATTTGATTTCTCTAAGAGTGGTAAAGTTAAATTTTATAGTTCTAGTGGTTATATTATTGATAAGACTATTTCAGATATTGAAATTAAAGATTTATACAGTGCTATTGTAACTGAGAAGATGTTTGATAGTGTTAAGATATCTAAAAATGAGTTTAACTATGAGCAGTTTACACTCATTATTGGTAAGTAGTATTGTTGTACTGTATGGTATAATATATAATAATATAATGTTACTTTTAATAGCACACTCTACCTATATAGAATGTGCTATTTTGTTATAATTAAAGGGGTAGAGTATAGTGGCTACGATTCAAGAGCGTGTGGAAAGTATTATTGAATCATTACATATTAGAGAGGGTATGATTCAAACTGCTAAGGCACAGAAAAGCATTTTAGATTTCAAACCTAAGTTTGTTATGGCTGACGGTAGTGAGAAGAAAACAGATAAGGCTCCAGCTAAAGTATTAGATGGTGTAAATAAGAACATTAAAGTCGGTTATGCGACATATTATGGTATTTTTGATAAGTATGTTGTTTTTGCATATAAAGATAGTAGTAATTTAATGTATCAAGAGGGGTATGTGTATAAGTTCAAAACTGAAGAGGATGCTAAGGCTTTCTATGATGGTGGTATTGATATGGGTAGTATGAAAATCATTAAAGGTACTACTGTTGTTGCACCATGTTTATATTCACTAAAAGATAAGAAGTTCATGTCTATTCGTGAGGCGGTTGAGGGTTTAGCGAATGGGTATGTACGAGATGCATTATCTTCTCTTGATAAGTATATTGGTACAAATGCAATTCCTTTTGATGTTGTTGACGTGACATATGAGTATAGTGTTTTGAGTGCTAATAAGCTTAAATTATATGACAGAGGGTATAATTGTAGTCTAGAAGTTGAGATTAAATTAAAAGATTCTAAATATCCTGATAAAGATACATTCAAAGTGTTGTCTAATTCTGTTGATAGGTATGTTAATATGGGTGCGATTACAGGTTTATCTAATGGTAATGAATATTGTGACTATATTACTATGCATAGTTATTTGTGTAATTAGGTGATATATGAATAAAAGAAATAGTATATTAGATACTCTTTCTGAAGGAATGTTAACCACTATTAAAACAAATAAAGGTGGAATATTCGCTGAGATTTGTAAGGGAAAGATTGATACTAAATTTAATAGAGTTGTAACAGGTAATATGATATATGATACTGTTGCTGAAATAGTATTAAGACGTAGAGAAATATCATCTAGAGTAGTAGATAATAAAACATTCTGTGATTATGGCGATGGGTATATTCTAGTTGTATTTCATAAGTTAACTATAGCTAGAGGAGTATTGTTAAAGACAGATTTTAATTCAAGGCATTTAGAAAACACAATATCCAAAGTATCATTATTACCTAAAGACTATCAGAGTTTTACTGATAAAGTTGATAGGGTGTTTAGAGTTTCAGCCGATGTGATGTATGATACATATCATCATAGGGCATGTCTTAATATTGGGCATTGTATAAATACATTTTTTAGTGCATGGTTTAAGATAAATACTACAGCAGATTTTAGAAAGTATTTAGTGAATGATACTAGATTGATGTCTTGTATTAAGGTCGATAGCGTATCGATTGGTAATTCTAAGTGGATGGCTTGGGTATTATCTTTTGGTTTTGATATTGTAGATATAGAACGATTTAACGAGATTAAGTCTTATCTCAGTGATAAAGTAAATAATATGTCATGCTATGGGGACATTAATGATAAGGTTGCTGTTGATTTTTATATTATTTAGAGGGTTATATGTCTGTAAATAGGAATATATTAGATTCGTTGAGGGATATACATGAGGGTATGCTATCTTCAATTAGTAATAATAAATCACTTAGTAAAGATGGTGAGGTATGGCTTAACGCTATACTTAAAAGAGACATCAGTAAGGTTTCTAAAGATAATATTGATGCATTTAGGATGTTCAATAAATCTAAGTTGACAAATAGTAGTGTGGTTCGTAAATCCGTTAAAGAAACATTAGTACAGAAAGTAAGCTCTGGTATTGTACAAGAGGTGTATTGCAAAACATATGATGTAGGGGATACACATTATATAGCATATCTATTTTCATCTAAGGGCAATACAGAGTATTTACGTGCCGTTGTACATGAGTCTGATGAGGATACAATAGCTAAGTTAGTTGATGAGTTTAAGTCTGGTAAAAACATTCCTAATAAAGCTATTAATGTAGACAGTCTTAGGGGTTGTAATTGTGTAGCTAATACATACTATAATTCTGTAACATTCGAGTTCTTTGATAATGTTGATAAGTTCTTATTTGAGATGTTTGATTTATTTATTACTATTGTTATTGATTCATTTGATAGTGATGTTCTTAAAAAGGTAATAACACTTAGTGAGCCATTCATTTATTTGGATGATATGGATTATTCTGTGGAGTTAAACTTTGTATCAAGAGATAAAGTCGTGTTAAATCAAGTGTATGATTTGTTATCATCTATTTGTAGTAGCAGTTCATTAGTTAAGAATTCACATTACATTGGTTTACGTTGGGAGTTCTAAATGGGTTATTTTAATATTATAGATTCACTTAGTGATAAAAGAGTAGACGAGGGTATGGTGTCGTCTATTTCAAAGAATACTAAGAAACAGAATAAAGACACTAAGCGTATGGTTGATGCAGTTCTTAGTGGACAGATTTCTAAATTATCATCTAAGGATATGGATATCAACATTGAGGTTCGGAATGATACAAAACTTTCTAAGAATAATAAAAAGAATGAAAAGTACTGTATTGTAGGCACTAGGATGGGTGTGATGCGTACTGAGGTACGTGGTTATGAACTTAATGGCGATTATATCGTAGCTATTATGGGGTATAACTTACATAATGGTTCTACTATTAGTAAAGCTATGCTATATAAATGTATGGATGAAGATGTATTCAAAAAGTTTAAAGAAAAGATGGAATATCAAGGTGGGTTTGATTCTAAGCTTGATTTAAACGTGAATATGTATTTTAAGGGTACTACGTTTTATGATAGTGATAGAGATGTATATTGTACAAGCACTAAAGAAGCATTAGATATGATTTTCTCTTATTGTGCTGATTTATTGTGTGGTAGTCTTTCCGGATTTAATTCTCTATTTACTAGGTGGTTACCTAATTTTGAGAGTTGTAGATTAGATATTACTTCTAGTAAAGAGGGGTTAGGTACTAGTGCTTTAATTTACCTTTATGGTGATGAAGAAACACTTGATGGTTTTTCAGACGAGGTCTGTGTACCTATGGATAAGTCTAGATTCCATGCAACTACTAGTACATTTTATGGTTATGTAGTATTTACATTTAATTTATAGAGGTTGGTATGGGTTATAGTGATTTAATTGATAAGTTATTAGATATACGTATCAATGAGGGTATGATATCTAGCATAGGTAAGAATAAAGAGAAAAGTGAAGATATAGATTCTTTGTGTAGTGCATTACTTAATGGCTCATTGTTCAGAATACCAACTAAGTATATTGATATACGTGATACACATTATTATAATAAATCACCTTTTGATAGTGGTTTATTGAGATATACAATTAGTACTGAATCTCTTAATACTCAGAGAGGTAGGGACTATAGGATTTATCGTATGATTAAGGGTAATGAGTATTACTTTATGATTACTCTCTCATCTGTGGATAGAGTATTTACAAGGATGAAACGATGTGTCATACAAAAATGCAATGATGAAGGGGTAGCTAATACAATTTGGGATTATGTTAATAAGAACCAATTACAGATGACTTCAGTCGATGAGACTCTTAAAGGTTGTAAGATAGTTGCTGATACATATAGGTCATACGAGGGTAATGCTGTAGCAGGTTCATTTAAAAATAAGAGTATTATCAATGATACAAAAAGCGTTATGGAGGCTATGTTTTCTGATGTTGTTAACTGTATGAAGTCTTTATTCAATGCTGAGTATGAGGTTTTTATTGATAAGTTGTATTTGAATTGTACTGATTATTCTGTGAGATTAAATGGTGATGTTCTAACTTTGTATATGAATTTAGATAATGTGGATATGATACATAATGAGTTTAAAAGAGGATTAGGTAATATTAATACTGATTTTTATTCTTTGTATAAGGATAATAATGGTGTTGGTATTCAGTTTTTCTTCTAGAAAGGAAGTATATGTTGAGTAAGCGTAGTATTATTCTAGATTCATTGAGTACTCATAGAATTGATGAGGGGATGATTGATTCTATATCAAAAAACAGTTCATCTGGTAGTGGTGATAAATTACTTAAAGCATTGTTGGATTGTGATATGAGGACTATACCAAATAAAAATCTAAAGTCTACTACATCTTTTTATAATAAATCACCTTTTAGTGAGGTTGATTTGATTGTTAAGTATGAAAAACTACCTAGCAATGATGGTAGAAAATGTTATATCTATCATTTAACTAAGGGTAAAAAGCATTACATTTCGATTTCTGCATCTTCTTATAATAATGAGTTTGATGGGTTATCTAGATTATTTATTTACGAAGCAAAAGATGAGAGTGTTGTAGATTATATTTGGGATTTCGTAGATAAAAATAGATTAATTTTTGATATGGATGATATGAATTCTGGTTTAAAGGATTGTAAGACCGTTGCTAATACATATCGTGTGTTTGGCAGTAAATTATTATCAGATGTATATGGTACTGCTAGTACATCATACATTTTAAAAGACACAAAAGAGGTCTTAGGTGCATTATTTAAGAGTAGTGTAGGGTTATTTAAGTCAGATTATAAGGGATTTAAATATGAATCAGATATGAGTGATTTAACATCTTCATGTGTTGATTACAAGATTAGATTTGATTAAGATGTGCTTTATATTACATTTAATTTTAAAGACGCCGAAACTTGTAAGAGAATATATACTCTTATTTGTGAGAATCGGATTAGGATTAATCAATTATATTCATTATATTTATCTGGTAATACAGATATTGGTTTAGAGTTTTATGTTTAAGTGGGAGTCTTATATAGTATGTATAGTAAAAGTATTGGTACAATTTTAGAGAGTTTACATGATACAAGGGATTATGTAGGTGTTAATGAATCTGTTTCATTAATTAAAAGCATTGTAGATAAAGATTTAAAAACATTGTCTAAATGTAGTATTAAAGGTGATACTAACTTCGGTAAACATAGTAAGTATTATCTAAATGTGATGAGGGGAGTTAATAAAGGTGACTTTAGTGAGTTACATTTCTCTAATGGGACATATGTGAAAGCATACACAAGTGATAAATCAGTTATGTTGTTATTAAGTCATTTGGTTGATATCTCTCCTAAATCTCATTATATGAGTAACTCATTTATTCGTTATGAGTTTGATAGTAAAGAAACAGCATTGAGTTGTTTTAAAGAATTAGAGAGTGGAAAATATTCATCTGTAGATGATGCATTAAATACTACTTATGATATTATCATGACATATAATGGTAAAGACGTAGAGCGTCATGTAGGTACTGAGAGTGGTAAAGCAAGTGCTAGTGCTGGTGCTAGGGTAGTTTCTGCATTACAAAGTGTGTTTGATGAGTGGGTTAATACTGAGTATGGTAAATCTGTTGAAAATTTACCTGTGTTACATGATTGTTATATTGAGGGTAATGTAGAGTATATCTCTAAACATAAAATTCCATTATTGGATGTGTATGTAACTTATTATATGGAAGATAAAGCTACAGTTGATGGTTTCATTCATATATTTGGTTCAAGGTTAAATGGTTATTATAAAGTTGATAAGGATAGCGTTGTAATTACGTTACCTAGTGGTATTAAATAATGAATAAAAGAAATAGCATTTTAGAGAGTTTGTCTGAGGGTATGTTAAACAAGACCAGTCAGGTTAATGATGTAAAACGGACTAAAAATGGTGATATGTTTGCTAAATATCTTTCTAAGACTAGGGGTAGTTTAAGATATGATGATTTTCTTGTTTTTTAAGGTCATGTGCCACTAATTCTGCTAGTAAATATACAAAAGTGCTGAGTGGGTATGGCGGAATGGGTTGTTTTAAGGGTTATGGTGAGATAGAGTGTGGTGACTGTTCAATACGTGTTATCTCGAATGAGGCTGATGAGATATATGTCTTTGTAGATAATCCTTATTCAAATGATAATACAGAGTCACAGATTAGGGATACTAATCTGTTAGTTTTCAAAGGTGACTTTGACGTAACTATAAAATATTTTGTTAACGATATAGTTCAAGAGATTGATGGTCGTTGTAGCTCTATTGATAAATATGTAGATTTAATTACAGATTATTTAGAAGATGGTGGTTACAAGTACTTTGGAACAACGTATGGGATAGATATGTCTGCTGATAGGAGTACTGAAGACATCTTAGATGGTCAATACTCTTTATTGAGTGTTTGTGTTGGGGATGAGTTTTATTAAGCATTTACAGATGATATACTAGGTACTGTGGTAGATGCGAGTGCTGAGGTATATGTAGCCAAATTATACTCTAAGTTGAAGCTGCCAACTTTGGGTTGTAGGATGACAATTTCTTTTACATCATCTAAGGAAGCTAAAAACATGATGAAAGTGTTGGGAGATATTGGTGTTGATGTATGGGTAACTAGTCTTAAAGTAGTTGGTACTTTTTTAGTAGTAGAGGTATATTAATGAATAGACGTAACAGTATACTTGAATCTTTGTCTGAAGGCATGCTTGCTAATAGTTTTAAATCTAATGGTACATCTCTTAAAGCTTTTAAAGATTTACTTAATGGGGATATACCTGATAGTACTGCTTTATTTGTTATTGGTATAGATTTTAATGTAAATAATAATTATAAGACATTTTTAAAGTCTAAACGTAAGCCTGATAAGAAAACAATAATGTCAAATGTGTATAGGATTGCTGATGACTTATTGTTAATAGAGTTTAAGTATATGAAATTGCCTGTATGTCTACTTGTTACTTTTAATAATGGTGATTCATTTGATGTTGCTTGCGATAAGTTAGAGATGGCATTTAATTCTCCTGTGGATAGGGCAAGGGATGTAATTTCTAATTTAACATCTTATGATTTAGTTGGTACTACGTATAATACAACTAAAGGTAATGGTACATTCTGTGTTGAGGCATCTGAGGTTATAGAGTCATTCTTATATTGGTATTATAAAAGTGAATCTAATAAAGGTGTTAAGCGTTGTTGTATTGATAGTGAGTTATATAAGTATGTAACTATTACAGGCATTATCTTTAAAAATTTGTGCTTTGGTAATACATCAGATTTACAAATAGATGTAGTGTGTTCTATTAATAGTGGTGATGATAGTAAGGTACGTGATTTACTAGATACATTAAATACACCTATGAATATGTTCGCTCATGTTAATAGTGGTTCTCTTATTATTAGTTTATTGTTAAAATCATAGATTTTTATTAGTTTATTAGTTTATTTGTTATATAATATTGTGTTTACTTTTTTATAATGGTGTGTATTAATGAATAAAAGAAATAGTATATTGGAGTCATTATCTGAAGGTATGCTTTCTGTTAATAGTTCTAGTAAGAGTTTTATGGACATTGTTAAGGGGAAATTGCCTAAAGGTGTTGAAGTTGAGTGTGATAATGGCATTAATTTCAAGATTCCTAGTAAATATGCGAGTGTATTGACAAAGAAACATAAACCTTTGAAGAGGTTTGGAAAAGTCAATGTATATAAAATAGGTGTTCATGATAAAGATAGTGGTGCATTACTAGTTGAGTTTACAGATACACCATTACCTATAAATGTGTGTTTGATGTTTAATTCTCTTTCTGATAGATTCGATGTTGCTTGTGATAAATTACAGACAGCCTTTACTGGGGGTGTAGATAGAACTGTTACATTAGCTGAGTCTTTAGGGTATTTAAAAATTGGAATAACATATAATACAGTTAAGGGGAATGGTACTTTTTGTACTGATATTGTAGATGTTGTTAAGTCTTTTATTAATGCTTATGGTAGTGATAAATACGAGAGTGATTTACGTAAATATTTAATTGATAGTGATTTATATAATTATGTTACTCCTTATAACATTGTATTCGGAAGTTCACTCATGCTACATAATAAGCCTAATTTACATTTAGATTTGTTTTTTAAGATTCAATCTATGGATAATGCTAGTAAGATTGTGGATACGTTTAAAGATGAGCATATTTCTATTTATGGTAATTTTGCAATAATCACTTTATTATTAAAGGGTTAGAAATAGTAGTTTATTTGTTATATAATAACGTGTTTACTTTTTAAAAAGTGAGGTATAATTAATGAAGAAAGTTTTAGAAGCTTTAGATAATGAAAGTACAGTAGTACAGTTAGGTGAGTACATTCATGATACAGTAGAGATTGAAAATGTAGTACGTGATGCATTTGATGGTAATACTAATGCTATTGATGTGACACTTGAAGATAATGCTTTGACAGTTAAAGTATTATCTGATACAGAAATGGGTGAAGAGGTATCTGATGCTGTATTGTCTTATTTAGAAGATAAAGCTAGTTTTGATTACGAATGTGAGTTCAATACAAGTAGCGTTCGTGTGGCTGGTGAGCAATACATTCAATCAACTATTAATATCACTGCTACAGATAGTACTGTTGAGAAACGTAAAGTAGTAGAGTCAGTTGTCAATGAGTCAATCTCTATTTCAGATATCATGAGTAGTAGTGCATCATCTTTGTCTTTTGAAATTTTAAAAGAGATTAAGTCAAGTAGTAGGCCTTTCTTTAATATGAATACATTTAATCAGGAGGTTGCTAATCAAGTTGCAGAGTATATTAGTGGTTTAGACTCTTTTGTTGATGTGCTTGATGAATATAAGTATGAGTTAGCAGAGGTAGGGCATTCAATTTCTATAAAGCCTAATGTTTCCTTTGATTTCAAGGATAGGTCTTATCAGTATCAAGTAATAATCGAGTTAAATGTAGGTGATTCTTTTATTATTAAAGAACTTATTGGTAGTTTGAAGTCTAATGTAAAAGATTTTGTTAAAATTCAAGATAAGGGTAATACAATTTATATCGCAACTAAGTTCTTTTAATTAGTTGCAAATTTTAAGTATATTAATGTATAATGTATTTATAGTGATATGTTAGTCCACGTAAGATATTTCAGAGCATACACTAGATATTTTTAATGTACATAAGAAAGAGGTTCATAACATGAATAAAGTTGAATTAGCAGAAGTATTGGTTAATAAAGAATTAGTAGGTACTAAAAAAGTAGCTGTAGAAGTTGTAGAGACATTGTTTGATACAATCACTGAGGAAGTTAAAAAAGGTGAAAAAGTATCTATTCATGGTTTTGGTAGTTTTGAGCAAGTAGTACGTTCTGCTCGTAAGGGACATAATCCTAAGACTGGCGAAGAAATTACTATTCCAGAGAAAAAAGCACCTAAATTCACAGCGTCTAAAGTATTGAAAGAATCTGTTAACCAATAATATAAGGGTGGTTTAATGGGAATTTTAAATAGTGCTAGTGTTAGCATTACAGAAGCTTTATTAGAGAAACGTAGGTCTATTAATGAGAATGTTAAAGAGACTGAGTTTGAAAAAGAAGCTAAAGAAGAATTTGAGGAAGATTTAGATAATCAAGAGGTTATTGAGGGTTCTGATAATTCTGATGAAGAAGATGAGGAAGTTACAGAGGGTAGTGAAGATAAAGTATCACCTGTAAATCTTATTATTAATGCTAACTATCAAAAGTTAGTAGGTAGTAAATACTTCTTTGTGCCTGATACTGAAAATGATAACTTTGAAGAGTATTCATTCTTTGTTTACGCATTGACTAATGATGGTGTTGGCGATGAATCACAGGGTGTTAGTGATGTTACAAAAGTTGTTAAACGTGTAACTAAAAAATTCTGTGGTGATAGTCTTAGTGATTACAGTGGGCCTGATGTTAGTAGGGTTAAAACTAAAGAATCTGATATTCTTAAATTCAAAGTTACCTACAAGGTATCTAAATAAGTATATTATGTAAGAGAGTGTAGATTAAGTTCTACACTCTCTTTTTATTTTATACTTGTAATATTTTGTAAAGTTGGTTATAATTAGTGTGTAAAAGTTCATATCATTGTTATTACAGTAAAGGAGATTATACGATGAGTGAATATAGCCAATTTCAATTAAAGCAATATTCTGATGTGTTTGATAAGAAAGTAGTTGAGGATTACTTATGTCTTATGGGTACGAGTGGTGCGTATAACACTGCTATCCGAGGGTGTGGTTCTCAGTCTATTTTTGAATCTACATTCTTAAATGGTGGTAGCAGTGATAAGATTGCATCACATTATCGGTATTTTAGTGGTATTAATAACTACATTCAAGGTGCTATTGGGTATGGTATTTATAGGATGGATGTGTTTGATTTATTGTTTTTGCTGGCACAGGGAAGACGTAAGATTAAGTTGGACTCATTTATTAATAATGTGTTTATTCGTCATTATAATGTTCAGATGCTAAATCATTTGTATTGTTTATGTGATGGTGTTGGTGTTAGTTATTCTGAGTATGAAAAAAGGTTTGTTGATATTTACATCACATTATTTGGTTCTAATGCATATGAGGATAATGCTGAATACTTCAATGATTTCATGGATACTACATATTCTTTGTTATATACATTCTCTAAACGTACATCTGAGGTGTTTTCTGATGAGGAATTTGAGGATTCTTGTGTGTTTAGTTCTAAAATATACTTAACAACAAATATTAGATTATTGAAGAGTGATAAATATCGGTCTAAGGGTGTTTCTTTGTATGCATCTTCTGCCATGTATTTATTAGTGTTGGGACGTGCTAAGAAAAATGCATTTACAATGTCGAGAGAGGACAATATAGAGGATTTGATTTTATACATTAAAAATCATACCGTTGAGGGTGTTGGGTGTGCATCCAATGATAGGACGATTCGTCAATTTTTAGATACAATGTTTGACTATTTAGGGTTATTGTCTAAGCATAAAGAGTTTGTAGAGTCCATTATGAGTGGTGCTGATTTCAGTGAGTTAGATAGGGATTATAAATTACATAAGTATGGAATTACTGATGTAGATGAACTAATCAATGCTATTAATACTGAGTTGATTTGGGTTGCATTAGAGTTACCTACAGATTATGAAGATTATATTTGTGATGTACCATATGGTGTGTCTGATATCATAGAAGATGATGTTGAAGATGACGAGGTTGAAGATGGTGACGAAGATTGTATCACCTCTGAGATAATAGATAGAGGTAGTATTGTAGTTACTCCTGTTGGTACATTATCTTATGATATTGGTTTAGATACTGAGAGTGGCACTTCATTTGGTTATGATGTTAAACATGACTTTGGTAGTTCTGATGGTGCTATTAAATACGATAAATCAATGGTTCATTCTGTAGTGTATGCTATCATCTGTGGTGATATCGATTCTTCTAATTATAGAGACAGATTGTATGTTTCAGATGTATTATCTTTCGTTCAAGATATCGTTGATGTTTCTAGTGATATCACTTATGATTCTGTATTGAGTATTGTCAAAGACTTTGTATGTGGAGTTCTTTTTGATATCAAGTAGTGATTATAAATAACATTATAATCTATGCAGATATGATGTAAGGAGTATAGTGTTACAAATGGATATGTTGGTTTTAATTAGTCAATTCATAGGCTTCATCGTATTAGGTACATTTATAATGTATGTAGTCATTGAAGTTGTAAGAGAAGCATATATTATGTTGTATGAATTGTTAGGCTCATTTAAGAGTGATATAAAAGATATACACATAGGTGATAGTGCTACTAAAATATTGCTTATTTCGTTATATAATAAAGGCTATAGGTATGTACGTCTTTTGTATCATGAAGATGGTAAAAACTCATTACAGGTGGCAATTTCGCAAGATTTAGGGTATTGTGATGATGTGTATGTAGATGACTATATAGCTTTACAGTTATATAGTGCATGTGTTGCCGATACGATATCATATGCTATTAGTGATGTGATTGATAGATTATAGGTGTAGGGGTTAGATATGGATATTAAAGTGTTAGATTCTAAGTATATTAGTAGTTATGTAGTTAATTCTATGTTAGAAAAACATGTTATTAGTGAGACTGAGTTCTTAAATGTGTTGAGTGCTATGAAAGAAAAGGCTAGAGTTGATTTTAATAAAGCACAAGAAGATAAAGAGAGTGCTAATGGTGAGGATTCCATTGTTGCACATGCTGAGTATGAAATCTTATCTGTTGTAGAGGCTGTAGCTAGGGAATATTTAACTAGTAATAAGTAGATAGTTACAATACCTAATTTATGTAGTAGGTTAACAATTATCTGTATGGTTATGCATAAATTGAGGTATTTTGCTCAGGCGAATATCTCAATTTTTTGTATATAAGTATAACTTTTGTGTATAATAGATTTTTATATGTTTAATGGGTTTACAATACAAAAGATGGGGATTAAATTATGGCTTGTATAGATTATGGTGCTTATGTGTTAAAAAATGGTACTATTGTAAATAATAAGTTTATGGAAGAGTTATATGATGAAGAATTCGTAAAGGGAAAGACATTTAAACTTTGTACAGATGATGTATGGTTTTACAATCATGAAAAGACTCATGTAGATTACAGTGGTCATGGTGTTATTAAATTAGATGATACATATGGAATTGCTGTTTATAAGGGTAGTATGGCATGGTTGTTCAAGGTAGTTGGTGATGTCATAGAAGTATATGACATCCATCAGTTATGTGGTAGATATGCTAGTGAGTATAGACATTGTGAGTACTTTCGTGGGTATGGTTCTTGTGAGTTAGATGGTATTCATATTCTTGTATCTTATGGCGATATGAATAATGTGTATGGTAAGAATAATCAGTGGATTTATGAGTATGATATTAGCTATAAAGGTGAGTCTTATAAAATCATAAGTGGATATGATTATGGTATTCATATTACAAATTTAGATGGCACATACTTACGTGAAGATTATATTCGTGCATTAGAATCTTATCAAACTCATTGTGTTAATTATCATGTTGATATGAGTTTATATGGTTACTCTTTTGGACATAATCCTTATGATATGTGGTATTACTATTCTAATAGACGTTATGAAGATAATAATAAGTTATCTTATAAGCGTAGGGATAAGATGCGTAAGAGAGCATTTAATAAACTTATGCATGGTGTGTACTCTTTTAGATTTAACGATGGATTTGTCTATAAGAAATAAAATTAAAAGTAGGGTTTTAGCGTATGGTATATTTAATAGGTGATATTCATGGTGATATTACACAGATAATGAAGGAAAATCTTCACAAGGATAACATTAAAGTTAAGCGTGGTGATACAGTCATTGTATTGGGTGACTTTGGTGTTATGTTTGCCGATACTGAACAACATAGAAGTGCTTTAGATTATATAAGTAAGTTAGATTATAATGTGGCATTTATAGATGGCAATCATGAAAACTTTGATTATTTAAAATCACTAACTATTACAACTAAGTGGGGAGATAAGGTACATAAACTTAATAATAGATGCTTTCATTTGATGAGGGGAAACATATATAAGATTGAGGGTAATAGATACTTATGTTTTGGTGGTGCTAAATCTATAGATAGAGAGTATCGTGTGTTAGGTGAGAGTTATTGGCTAGAAGAGGAACCATCTTTAAGTGATATGTCTAAGATACACAAGTCTTTTAATGATATAAGTAGTGTTGATTTTGTATTAACTCATACATGTAGTAATATAACTCTTCACAAGATGAAGAGGATTAAACCTTTTAACGATAGTTGTTTGACAAGAGATGTATTAGATAGGATTGAAGATAAGTTATCTAGTAGAGCATTGTGGTTCTATGGTCATTTTCATGTGGATGAGGTAGTCGATGAACAGCATATATGTTTAACCAATGAAACTGTATACTCTATTGATAGGGATTTATCAGTAACTAGACATGAGCATTTGTTTAATTTCGATACATTTAGGTTCTTTGATTATATTTCATTACAACGTGTAAATCAGATGTTTAATAGTATAAGTAACGACAATATTGAGGAAGTACGAAGATTGTATAATAGTAAGGAGTAGCACTATGTTGCGTACAAATGATAGAAGTAAAACTATGGCTTTATATGTAAGAGATATGTGTAATATGTTGGAATCTGAAGAGTATGGCTATAGAGATGATAACAATGTCTATAGTTGTAGTGTATCTATAGGTGGAAGTTCTAATGTAGATTTACAGTATGACTATGGCTTAGGTAACATAGAGATGAATTTTAGTAATGGGTATTCTGTATCATTACAAAGGAGAGATAGGAATACATATATAGCATCTGTATGTTATGGTCTAGATACAATCGATAATATTTTATGTAGGGATAGTTCAGATATCGATTATATTATTTTCATGTATCTTCTTTATAAGGCTTATGTTGGTGTATGTGACATGTGTGGCGAAGGGTATGATAACTATGTTTTCACATATGATTGTGAGGAAGCTATCAATTTTGATGATATGTTCTATCATAGTATATCTTCATTACATAAGTATTTTCTAACATTTATTAAGAGTGAAGAACTTGATGATTACAAAACAGAAGGTAAGAATGGTCTTAATGTCTTTACACTTGAAGATGATGTTTATGGTTCTTTTGTAACAGAGTATATACCTTATACTTTGGGTGGACAAAAGAAAGATTTAATTGTGTTTAGATACCATGAGTTTGATAAACTATATTTCTATTATGATGTATTAAAAAGAGATTATGTGATAGAGAAGAATGATAGAGTTGTTAAGTATAGCAATATGTCATCTATTGTTAGGGATTTAAAATATTTGTTGCGTAAAGTTAATAGTTTGTCTGGTGGGAGTTTTGATAGTTCAATGTATTTAACATATAACCAACTGAATAGTACGTTATTTAGAATGATTTATAGTGTGTTGTTGTAGTTTTAATAGTGTATGGATATGCTCCATACACTATTTTTTATTTAGTTTATACATTTATGTTGAAATTTTACATATTAGGGGTTTACAACAAAATGTAGATGTGGTATTATGATTTTGCAAGGAATATTACATAAGTTTACAACTTATGTAAACACTTCATTGTCATGTAGGGTAAGTGATAATGACATATACGCACACATCTTTGTAATATTCCTTGTATGTATATTTTTATTTCATTTAATATGAAGGGGTTTTATTATGAAATTACAAAAGAAAAAAACTCTACTAACTGGTTTGGTTATGGCATCTCTTGTTGGTAGTACAGCAATGGCAGCTGGTGTCGATAACACTGTAAATGGTGGTTTTGGTGCTGAAGCTTATGGTTATACAAATACTATCACTGCAACAGGTACATCAGCATTTTCTGTTGGTTATCAAAATGAAGTATCTGGTGCTAATAGTATTGCATATGGTCATAATAATAAAGCAGTTGGTTCAAATTCTATTGCTGGTGGTGAAAATTCCGAAGCAAAAGGTTATAGCAGTGTATCTATTGGTTCTTCTGCACAAGCATTATCAGATTATAGCTATGCCATTGGTTCTCAGGCACGAACTAATGGTGCTAACACTGTTGCTGTAGGTAATGGTTCATATGCAAGTAACGATAACGCATTGGCTGTGGGTTATGGTACTACAGCGGGTGGTAAAGACTCCATTGCTGTTGGCTCATTTGTTAAATCTAATTCTGATAACAATGTAGCTATTGGTACTTCCGTTACTACTAAATCTAATAATAGTGTTGGTATTGGTACCGCAGTTACTACTAAATCTAATAATAGTGTTGGTATTGGCAACAATGTTGTTAATAACCTTAGCAATAGTATTGGTATCGGTAACGGAGTTGCTACTGACTTTAATACTATTGGTATCGGCAATGGTGTTGAAACTAAGGTTCAAGACACTATTGCTATTGGTAACGGAGTAGTATCCAATGGCGAATCTTCAGTAGCTATTGGTAATGGTATTCATGCAGATGGAGTTAAAAGCGTAAACATTGGTACAAATGTATCAGCTAAAGGTGTATCTTCTATTGTTGTTGGTCGTGATACAGAGGTATCTGGTGATGATACTACAGTAGTAGGTGCTAACAATGGTACTGTTGGTGCTGACCAAAGTGTTGTTGTTGGTTATAACAACAAAGTACTAGATAACTCTAAAGAGCAGTTAATCTTTGGTGTAAATTCTCAAACTAAAGGTCAAGGCTCCGTTGTGGTTGGTTCTCATGCAAGTGCTACAGAGATTGATGCATTAGCATTAGGTAACAACACCATTGCCGATGTACAAAATGGTGTGGCTATTGGTACAAATTCTGTTACTGAAAGTCCTGTTGGTACATCTACAGTAAAAGACAATGCTACTGATATTCGTTTCTCTAACTCTACATTCGCAGGTGCTACACCTGGTAGTGTAGTATCTTTCGGTACTCATGGTCGTGCTGGTGCTGGTGGTGTAACAGAATACACACGTCAACTTCAAAATGTTGCCGCTGGTAGAATTTCTGCTACATCTACAGATGCTATCAATGGTTCTCAGTTGTATGATACTGCACTAGAAGCTCAAAAATATAATACTGTAGTAGATGGTGTTAATACTACTGTTACATCTAAAGACAATGATTTTGGACGTAAGGAGTACAAAATCAATGTTAATAAAACATTAAAAGATATGGATTCTGTTGAATTTGGTAAGATTACTGATAATAATCGTGCTGTTATTGGTAAAGAAGGTGTTCAGTTCTTTAATGGCAGTGAAAATATCAATGTTAAGCCTACAGGTATTCAAATTGAAAATACCGATACATTAACACAAGCTACCTTCAATAATGAAGGTATGCAAGTAAGTGATGATAATGCTACAATTCGTTTCACTACTACAGATATTAGTGCTGGTGGACAACAAGTACATGATGTAAAAGCAGGTACTAAAGATACAGATGCTGTTAATGTTAAACAGTTGAATGATAAAGCAAGTTCTCTAGATAAGGCTATTACATACAACACATTTAATATCAATAAAAATGCTGAAAAAATTGGTGAAAATGCTAATAACATCACTAAAAATGCATCTGATATTAAAGATTTAGGTGATAAAGTAAATAAAAATACTTCTGATATTAAATCTTTAGATGAAAAGATTAATGTTGTTGGTGAAGGTGCTGTAGTAAAAGCTAATAACTATACTGATAAACAAACTGCTAAGGTTGGTGCTAACGCCGCCGCTTTGAGTGCCTTGCATCCATTATCTTTCAATGCTAATGAAAAGGTTGAGTATGCAGTAGGTTATGGTAACTATAAAGGTTCTAATGCTGTAGCAGTTGGTATGTTTGCACATCCTAATGAAAATACATTGTTATCTTTGGGTGCTACATTCGGTACTGGTGATAACATGATTAATGCTGGTGCGACATTCCGTATTGGTAAATCTTCTAAACAAGTTACTAATGCTAATACAGCCGTAGCTAAAGACGTTCAAGACTTGGCTAAGAAATATGAAGCTTTGGCTCAAAAATATGATAACCTTGTTAAACACTTAAATGCTGTTGAAGGTACTGATTTTGATGTAGAATATCCAGATGTACCTAAAACACATTGGGCATATGACTTTGTTAAAGATTTATCTGATAAAGGTTTCTTAGTTGGTTACCCAGATGGTACATATAAAGGCGATAAAGCTATGACTCGATATGAGTTCGCAACTGCTTTGTATCGTGCATTACAACGTGGTGCTGTGATGGATGCTAAAATGGTTAAAGCTATTAAAGAGTTTGAACCTGAGTTGAAAGATGTAGAAAAAGTACAACGATTTGTAGTTGTACGTGAAAGTGGTTCTGATAATGAAATTCACAAAATTGACCGTGTACAAGTAAACACTCAATATAGTGAACATACATATCGTGATGCTTATGGTACTGAGTTAAAATAATAACTTAGCATTTAAAAGAGTAGGTAGATAATACCTACTCTTTTTTATTTTGCAATTACAAAACTTTACAATACATAGTATGTGTGTTATATTTATATTAGGTTAATTATGTTTAATGTGGTATCTTGTGAGAGGTGATTGAGTGTGAAAGATAGATATGTTAATAAAGCTATTGTAGGTATGATTGACAGTGTAGATGATATAACAGATACAATGTGTAACATTTTAATACATGGAATTAATAGAAAGTTTCTAGTACCTAAGTGGTGGACTGTTACTAATAAGGTAGTAGTTTGTTTTAAGGGGTTTCAATTTAGAAATAAAAAGTTGGAATCAGATTATCTAGTCATACCTATTTCTGTTTTGCAGAATATAAGGTCTAAGAAGTATATTGTTGGGAGTGATGTATCTAGTGTATTATCTAATGTTGATACATCATATCTAGTAAAAGAAATAAATATGAATTATATTGAAAACTACAGTTAGGAGATTATATGCTAAGTCAAGAGTTACGTCCTAAGACATTAGACGATATGGCTGGTCAAGAAGAGGCTAAACGTCTAATAAAGGCGATTATTAAAAACCCAGAAAACGCACCTAAAGTATTATTATTTTGTGGTAGCTTTGGTACTGGCAAGTGCGTTACAGGTGATACAAGAGTTCATACTAGTGATGGCTATAAAAGAATTGATGAGTTAGTACAAAACCCTGAATATGATGAAGAGGGTTTTATGGATATATCACCTAAGAATATTAAAGTTGTTGGAAGTACAGCTACATATTATTACTATGGTGGTAAGAAAAAGGTAGTTGAGATTAGTTCACCTAGCTTTAAGATTAGGGGTACATATAATCATAGGGTTAAGGTGTATGGTGGTAAGGGTGGTTTACAGTGGAAAAAGCTTAAAGACATTACAACAGATGACTTTGTTGCTATTCCGTTAAAACATGATATCTTGTTTGATAATAAATCTAAGACATATGAATTTATGAAAGATGATATTTCTGAAAGAGATAAGGGGTATTTCTTAGGGACTTTATTTTTCAATATATTGTCTTATGGCTATGTGAATGATTACTACTTTGATGGTATCATCATAGCATCTACTAATGTTGAGTATCTTTCAAAAGGTTTAAAAGAGGATTACTATAGTATAGTAGATAATAAGGGTATCTGTATTAAGACTAGTTTAAGTAGGTATATAAAAGACTTCTTTACAGATGTTGTTACAATACCTGAATTTGTATTTTCATCAAATAGAGAGTTTATTTGTGGTTTCTTGTCTGTTGTATGTGAGTATTATCGTAAAGGGTTTGAATTTAAATTTGGTAATTTCACAGAGAGTGTGGCAAGAGATTTACAACAACTATTCTATTTACTTGGTATTGTTACACGTGTTGATGCTGTTAGTGGTAGTTTATATGACTTAAAGATAGCAGATTCTGCCAGTAGACATAAAGCTTTTGAAAGTTTATTTTCTGATTTAGGGTTGGTTCGTTACTTTTTTGAGGGCTGTGTTAATTATAGATGTAGTAAGTTAAAAATACCTAATGATGAGTATACAAGGTTTATTGCTGATAAGATGTATCAGTTAATTAAAGATGGTAATAACTTAAATAATTTACCACTATCTAATTATATGTATATGAGAGAAAGTGACTTTAGATTTATTAATAATAAGAGAACTAAAACTATGTCAGTAGATTCTTATTATAAGTTAGTTGGGGTTGCTCAGGTTCTTGGTATAGATGTTAATAAGAATAGAACTATTAAGGGATATAGTCAACTATTAGAAGATTATATGTTTGTTAGGGTTTCTTCTAAGAAAGAATTGTATAATGAGTATGACGTATATGACTTGACAGTTGAGGGTACACATACGTTTACAGCTAATGGGTTGATTAATCATAACACGACTGCATCACGTATTGTTGGTAGAGAGTTAAATAATATTAAAGATGAGAATTATGATTTATTAAATTCACCTTTCTATTATGAATTTGATTCTACTGTTGTGGGTAATGTTGAAGAGATTAAAAAACTACGTGATATCTTTACTGTTTCATTTGGGGATTATTGGAGAATAGTCGTCCTTGACGAATGTGTTCATTATGATACTAAAATACATGTAATGGATGAGAATGGTAATAAGTTTGTTTATAGTATTGGTAGACTTGTTTCTAAAAAACCTAAAGGTTGGAAAGCATTATCTGTTGATGATAGTGGTAATTTCTCTTATAAGCCAATACTTAATTTCTTCAATAATGGTAAAAAAGATTTCTATAAGGTTGGGATAGAAGTTTCTAGGATGGGGAGTCTTAGTAGAGTAAATAAGTATACTAGGAATGTTGTTTGTACTGAAAATCATAGATTTTTTGATGATAACTTCAATGAGGTGTATCTTAGAGATTTAAAAGTTGGTGATGTTGTATCAACTTATGAGGATTATGGTAATAACAGGGCTTTAAAGAGAGCAATAAAGAACTTAAATACTGAATATAACTTAAATGATGACGTTATTTCATTTTTACGTGGTTCAGCATTAGGTGATGGTAGTTTAGATGTTCTTAGGTCAGGTTCTTTGAGGTATAAGTTTACTCAAAGTATTAAGCATGTTGATTACTATGATGTTGTAAAACATATTTTAGGTGATTTATATTGTTGCGAAAGAGTTAATAAGAGTGGATATGGTGGTAAAGATATTTTAACTGTAACTTCTTGTGTATGTGATGAATTTAAAGATATTTTTTCTAGTCTTTTTGTTGATGGTAAGAAGAGAATAACTAGAGAATATTTAGACTCACTAACACCTTTATCTATTGCTGTATGGTATATGGATGATGGTTCTTTAATTCATCATTGTGGTAGAGAGAGTTCAGTTGCACTATCGACTCATTCTTATTCTAAGGAAGAAAATCTAATCATTATAGATTACTTTAAAGAAGTTTATGATATACACTTTAAAATGGGACATGATAAGAGGTGTGATAAGTATTATATTTATGTGAGTCAGAAATCTGATAGATATAAATTTTTATCTTTAGTTTCTGATTATATTATAGATTTATTTCAGTATAAATTGGGGAATAATTTTAAATGTAATAATAGATTAAAAGATATAGTTCCCATAGAGCGTATAGACTATAAAGGTGATTTCAAATTTGTAGGTAAAGGTGTCATAAAATCTATAACACCATATAAAGATTCACATGTTAGTGCTTATGATATTGAGGTTGCTGATAATCATAACTATATAACAAGTGGTGGTGTTATATTACATAATTGTCATACTGTATCTGCTACTGCCCAAGCCGCTATGCTTAAAATGTTTGAAGAGACTAAAGGTAAGACGATTTATATTCTAGCGACTACAGACCCTCAAAAGTTACTACCGACTATACGTAGTAGGGCATTAGAGATTAATTTCAATGATGTTCCAGTAGAGGCTATTGTAGATAACTTAACTAAGGTATCAGATGATAGAGGTTTAAATCTTTCTGAAGAGATTAAGTTGTTGATAGCTGATAGGTCTGGTGGTCATATGCGTAATGCACATATGTTACTAGATAAGTACATTTTATTGGGTGAGGAAGATTTCAAGGATAGTATTAAGTCATCTGTAACATTATTCTGTGATTATCTAATTGCTACGTATAAGAATGATAAAGATGCTGTATTATCTAATATCAATGATTTATTAAGCATACCTAAAGATAACCTACAGTCTGATTGGTCTATTGTAATGACAGAGAGTTTACGTTTTTTCTGTGGATTTGAGTGTAGGCATAAAGATATTAAGAGATTGGTAGATACATATGGGAGTGATTTCAATATCATTGCTCAGTGCTATATGTCTACATGGGTTAAAAATATGTTCATTGATATACCATATACACAAGCTACATTACTTAACATGTATAAGGTTGTGCAAGGTGCTTTAGAAAAGAAACGCTCACAGAGTGGTGTTGGTTCTGTTCAATCTGTAGCTAGTAAGTATGGAAGACCTGTTAGGTGATAAAGTTTAGTAAATTTTTGTAATTAATACTTGCATATGTTTAGTGTTTGTGTTAATATAAAGTCAAGGATTAGGTACAGCGTATAGTATGTACATAACAACACATAGTCTACATGATTTTTTTTCACTCCTATGTTGTACCTAACTTAGTAATAATTATCAAATGTAAATAAAGATGCGTACAGCAATATTAAACATATCTGCCAATCCATTAGATACAAGGCATCTTGTTACGTAAAAAAATTATATTTTAAAGACTCATACAGCTAATTTATGTTGGGTATACATTAATTGAGTCTTGTATAAAATATAGTGATAAAAGTTATATATAGTGGAGTAAAAGTTATAAAAGACTCATACAGCAAACCTAAAATTTTTATGCTTTGGAAAATAAAAACGAATGAGTCTTGTTCATAATTTAATCTCCTTTTAAATAATAGACCCATACAGCTATTATCTTTATGGTAAATGAGAAAGAAGAACTATGGTAGATTATGCTACTGTTAGACTGAACCACTTCTTGTGCTAGTATAAGGTCATATCACAATTTTATATAAGATTTCTATTGATTTGGGTCTGGTATTAAAAAAAAATCGTAGTTTGATTGTATAATCTTAAAGATAGTGTAAGTGGTATGATTTAGCATAAGAGGTGGTTTTTTATGTCTGAAAATAATGAAAAAGAGACAAGTACATTAAAAGAGACATATACATTAGATGAAATTCTAGAGACAAATGCAGTAGGCTTTGAGGCAACTCTTGAAGAGATAAGTAATTGTATTTTCAAGAAAGATTTTGAGAGTAATATGAATCTACCTGAAAACTTTATTATTGAGGGTTTGTCTTATAATGAGATGCATAATAAACTGTTAGGCTACTATATGTTTCAATTAACAATTTTTACTGAGACTTATAGTGGAACTAAAGATTTACTAGCTTTTCTTAAAGAGTTACGTAATATGATAGAGAAGTATGCTAAACTCTTTACAGATAGATTATTAGAGGTAGGGTTAATTCTACCTAGTTACGTTCATTAATTACAGAGGAGATTTGTTATGAATGATTTTATGGAATTACTAAAAAACAATGTAAAGACTACAACTACAAATGGTGCTGTTTCTTATAAAACAACAGGTAGTGCTTTGTTAGATTTAAACAACTCAGTACCTTTGTTGCGTAATAAAGCTATTGAGTATTTATCTAATAGTAATTTAATTGCATTAGATACTATTCTTTCTTTATTTAAAGAATCAGTTATGGAAGATGCTAACTACACAATGAAGTGGTTGATGTATCTACGTGATATTAGTGAGGGTTTAGGTGAGCGTTCTTCTTATCGACTAATTCTAACTGAGATTGCTAGTAATGTGCCTGAGTTAGTTTTTGCGTTGTTACAAACTAAAAAATTACAGGAATTAGGTCGTTTTGATGACTTGATTTATGTGTGGGATAACACAACAAATGAAAATTCTAAAGGCTATATTTTTAACTATTTAAAATATCAACTAAGTGAAGATATTTTATTAGATAAGAGTGGCGAAAGCATTTCATTGTTGGCTAAGTGGTTGCCATCTGAAAATACTACTTCACGTAAAACTAAAAAATTAGCTACTAGATTTAGAAAAGCTTTGGGCATGTCATCTAAGTCTTATCGTAAAATGCTATCTACTTTACGTAAGAACATTGATGTGGTTGAACGTAAAATGTCTAACAATCAATGGGGCGAGATTAATTATCAAGGTGTTACTTCTAAGGCTAACCTAGTTTATCGTAATGCGTTTATCAAACATGACCCTGAAAGACGTTCTAAGTATTTAGAAGATTTATCTAATGGTAATGTTAAGATTAATGCTGGCAAAATGTACTTATATGACATTATCAGTAAGTATAAAAATAGATGGGATATCGAGTTTGATGAAACATTAGAGGCTTTGTGGGATGCTCAGGAAGTACCTAAAGATTATAGTGATATCTTGGTGGTACGTGATGGTAGTGGTTCTATGACAACTAGTGCTTTTGGTACAAATGTTTCTGTGTTAGATATTGCTGATGCATTGACAATTTATACTACACAGCATAATAAATCTGAATACTATAAAGATAAATTCATTACATTTAGTGATTCACCAGAAGTTGTTGATTTAAGTAAATGTAATACGTTAAGTGATAAGCTTTCTGTGTTAGATGAGTATGGTGATTGGTCTACAACTAATGTTGAAAGTGTGTTTGACTTAATTCTAGAGACTTCTATTAAGAATAAAGTAGATGCTAAGGATTTACCTAGTACTGTTTTGGTTGTATCTGATATGCAGTTCAATTCTGCTATGGGTACAAGACCAGACAATGATACTTTATTTGAAAAGATTGCTAATAAGTTTGAATCAGTTGGCTACAAGTTACCTAAGTTGGTATTTTGGAATGTTTCTTCTTATAATAACACAGTACCATTACAGAAAAATGATAATGGATTGGTTATTATGAGTGGTTTCTCTAAAAATAATATCGATATGATTTTACATGATAACTTAGACCCATTAGAAGTTCTAAAGGCTGAGTTAGATAGTAAATATAGCTTTATTGATACAATTATTAGTAAGTCTTAATAATTACATATAAATAATAATGAAAAGTGTAGATATTTAATATCTACACTTTTTATGTTATAATGTTAGTTAGTAGTTACATTTTCTTTTTAACAGTCTATATTTAGATTATGGGGTATAAAATATGGCTTTACAACTTTATGAAGATGATTTGTTAGATGAAGAGGTGCTTTCTACTAAGTTAATTACATTAGCTGAGATTATAGTAAGGAAGCATTTCTATGCCAGTAGAGAGGATAAAGAGGATTTAGTTTCTATTGGTGTTTTAAAAGCTGTGAGGATGATTCATAGTGATAATTTTAGAAGTGATAAGGGGAATTTATGTACATTCTTATACACAGGTATGCGTAATGATATGCATAATTTCCTATATCATAAGAATAAGTTTGATACAGTAGATTTTGATACAACTTTTGATGATGGTGGTAGTTTAGATTATTATTTTGAAGATGAGGTAGCATCTGTTGATTATAGTCTAGTACATTTAATCTGTATGAGGTTTAAGTGCTTTGGTGATGCTTTAGAGGATAAAGTTATTACAAAGCTTAAATCTTATGGATTTAAATTAGATGGTTATATTTCTCATAATGTTGGTAGTCAACTAAAGTGTAGTAATGATATTGTTAATCGTGTTGTTGGGTTACTCTTTTGGGAAATGAGACAGAGAGAGTTGAGTTCATTATTTAAGGATGGGGTATTATGAGTTCTTATGGTTCTATTTCTACAATCACTATGAGTGATGAAGAGAAAGATTTATACGCTGAGTATTTGAGTGTTTCTATTGGTAATCCTGTTCTAGAGTTTGTTAAATATATGTTGGGCGATGATTATTTAAAATTCATCGATATTTGTAGTGGTACAAATTTTAATATTCCTAGCAATAAAGCTTTAGAGAGAGGAATTAATAATGTTAAGATGTATGCTTATGTTAAGAAGTGGAATTTCTCTAATGCATCTATTGTAAATGCTGGTAATATTTATAAAAAGACAGAGTTAGCTACAAGACGTATTGTGTTGTCAGTTGCCAATGCCTTAGGTGTTAAAGATACACTAGAGGGTGAGGATTTAGTTAATTTTGTAGAAAATATTGAACCATATGCTGTTAAGAAGAGTGTTGAGACTTCATCTGACAGTGTATGTTGTGATAAAGATACTTCTGAAGTGTCAGAAGAGGGTTAATTTTAAAAGAGTAGGTAATATAGTTATAATATGGTATCTCCTATGGATAATAACGATTTAATTTCTATCTTAGCTAAAGGTGAAGAAGATGAGATTAAACAAGATGATACTAAAGATAGTCAAATAGGTAGTGAAGATACAGAAGATAATGATGATAATAATAGCACTTCATTAAAGACAACAATGTCGGCTATGGATGTGTTAGATATTGAGGATGGTTCTAATCATAGTACAACAGGTATATCTAGTGGTAGTGGTGATGTTAGTCAAGATTTAGAGAATTGGATTGATGGTAAGGATTTAGCACCATCTGATGATTTAAATCGTTTTGTAAGTGCTACTGATGTAAAGTTTAAATATGGGTTAACACATAACACATTAAATAACTTTACATTGATGGCACAGTTACAAAAGTTTCTAGATACATCTAATGAGATTTTGTTTAGTGAATCTGCCGCTATGAACCTTTCTCCAGAGGAGTTAGAGAGTAGGGTTAGGATGGCATTTACAATGTATGCTGAGTTATCTAGGATTAATCAACGTACAGCATTAGCACTGGAAGAACAGCGTAGAAAATACAATGATGGTTCTACTGATATTGATAAGCTTTCATTGTTGTTATCATCTGTACCTAGCGATAAGTTAAAAGAAATTTTATATGCGATTACAAAGTCAAAGGACTGATATATGAGTAATGCTAGATTAGAAGATTTATTAGGCGATTCTAGTTCATATACCGCTATGACTGATAAGGAAAAAGACTATTTTGTAAAACTTCTACAAGAGGAGATGCAACGTAGGGAAGATAGTGGTAGAGTTGAACAGGTTAGAGATATAGTTAGGATTGAGGATTGGATTAATTCTGACTATTATGTTGGTTCTGACCAGAAGAACATATATCCATATTGGAAAGACTTTATAGTTGATATTTTTAGGGATACAAGAAAAGACGATGAAAAGATTAATTCCGTCATATTAAGTGGCTCAATAGGTATAGGTAAGAGTACCGTTGCTGAATTAATCATGATGCGTAAGATGTATGAGTTATCTTGTTTTAGAAATATCAATGCTATGTTCAATCTGATGTCTAAGACAAATATTATGTTCTTGTATTTTTCCGTTAATCAGAAACAGGCAGAACGTACTGGTTTTGGTGAGTATAGGGCATTGATTGATAACTCACCTTATTTTAACGAAAACTTTCAAAGGAATCCTAGACTTAATTCTTTGCTAGTATTCCCTGAGGGGATTTCATACGCTTATGGTTCAAGTGCTAATGATAGTATAGGTATGAGCGTTATATGTTCCATGCTTGATGAGGCTAACTTTTTAGGTGGTGGTGGGCCGTCTAAGGATAGTGAAAAGGCTACTGATTTATATGCTAATATCGTGAATAGGTCAAATTCACGTTTTATCATAGATGGTGGTGTCAATCACTCATTAAATATTTTGGTATCATCAGCTACATATGAAAACTCAGCTACTGAACGTCAAATTAGGTTGTCTAGAAATGACCCTCATACTATAGTTGCCGCCCCTGCTCAGTGGGATGTTAAGCCTAAGAACTTTAGTAAGAAGTTCTTTTATGTATTTAAGGGTTCTAATTACTTAGAGGCTAATATAGTTAATTCTACAGATGATGTGAATAACTATAGGGTATCTGAGGGTATGTCTAGGCACAAGTATATTGATGGTTTAGAGGATTATGAATCCATTAATAAAGCTATAGAAGAGTTACCACCTCATATGCAGACTAAGTTCTTAAAAGTTCCTGTAGATTTGAGGAATGGCTTTGAGGCAAACCTATTGCGGTCTTTACAGGATATTGGCGGTGTATCTACAGGTTCACAAGGTAAATTATTTAGTTCACCTATGGTCTTGCAAGATTGTATAGATGTAAATAGACATCATCCATTTGTATCAAAAGAGATAGTAATATCTACAGGTGATGATATTAATGTTAAAGATTATCTGAGGGATGATTTTAGGTTAAAGTATCCTGAAAGGCCTAGATATCTTCATATTGACCAATCATTTAGGACGGATAGCACTGGCATATCATGTGTCTATGTTGATGATATCGTAGAGGAAGATGGTGTTAAAAAGCCTGTATTTGGTGTTGATTTTATGTTACGTATTAATCCACCAAAGCCACCTAAAAAGATAGCGATTTATAAAATACGTAACTTTGTTATTTATCTTGTAAATGTTATCGGCATGAAGATAGGTAAGTTGACATATGATATATTCAATTCTGAAGAGTCTAGACAGATTCTAGAGGAAATGGGTTTCAATGTAGGTTATTTATCTGTAGATAGAACAGATAAACCTTATCTAGACTTAGTAGAGATAATGTATGAAAAGCGTATAAAACTATATGATTATCCTATACTTCGATATGAGTTGCTCAACTTGTTACATGATAGGATAAGACGTAAAGTTGACCATCCTAAAGTAGTTACAGATGATGGTTTTGTTGATTATGATGGTAAGGGTAATGATGGTGTTACTGGGACTAGGGTAGGTTCTAAGGACGTATCTGATAGTTTGTGTGGTGCTATTCAAAATGCGTTACAAAGTACTGTATCTGATGCTGAGGGTAATAATGGTACGTTTAGCGATTTCTTAATGGCTAATCGAATAGGTTCATATGCTGGTATAGATGCACCAACTGATATATCAGTTGAAGAGATGATAGATAGACAGATAGATGATATGATAGAAGAGATGGAGATTAATGGTTTCTATTAGATTGGGGTATATATGGCATGGTATGATTTATTTGTAAATCGTAGAGGTTTACAAGATACTAGCATTTCTAGTGACATTATTGATGAAGTAGGTACAATAAAAGAAAGTGTACCTAATGATGTTGTTAGAGAGGTTAAGATTGTTGAGGATAATAGGGGAAATACTTTCTTTGATGGTAGTATTGAAAGTATACACTCTAAACCTATTAATGAAGGTTCGGTTAGTCTATCTCCTAGTAATTTACAACAATTATTAGGGACAGACGATAAAAACACTTTAGGTCAAATCGTTGAGGGTATAAGAGGAGACTACTCTTTAAAAGAGATTTTTGCTGAGAACGAAGAGATGTCTAAAGATTCAGTAATTGGTTCTGCTATGGAGATTATTGCCGATGATGCATGTACTCCTGACGAGACAACAAATAAAGTTATTATGATTGAATCCTCTGATGAGGGGTTGAAAAAGTTCTTAGAAGATTTCTTGATTAACAATATTAAAATTGATGATAGAGTATGGTCTTGGGCATATGAGATTGTTAAACATGGTGATTTCAAGCTAAGGAGAAGAGAGTACTACGCTGGTTCTGCTAATAGTGGTATTAAATCTGTATACTATGAAGATGTTATTAATCCTTATTTAGTATCACGTATAGAGTATATGGGTAATGTACTTGGTTATGAGGATGAGGACTATTTATTTGATAGTGGTAGTTATCAAGATGCTGGTCAGTTCACTTCTGGTACGATGAGTGGTAGTGCTAAATTTGAGAAGAGTGATGAGTTTGTACATTTTATTTCTTCTAAACTTTCTAAACGTGAGAAGATTAAGTTGAATGTTAGGAAGTCTGATAATACACAAGAGGAAGTAACATGCTATAGGGTAGTAGGTACTTCTATTGTAGATAGTGCTAGGACTATGTTTAGAATTAATGCACTAATTGATAATATTCTTGTTTTATCACGTATTGCACGTTCAACTCAATTTAATCTTGTTAAGATTGAGGTTGGTAATGCTAACGCTGGTCAAACACAACAAATGCTTTCTGATGTTAGACGTAGATTTCAAGCTAATTCTAAGATGACTAAGGGTGTGGGGTTTAGGTCTGACCCATCACCTGTTCCAATTAATAGTAATATATATTTACCTACAAGAGATGGTAAAGGTGATGTTACTGTTGAGAGCATTGGTGATGGTGTTGACGTTCAATCTATTGTTGATGTTGATTATTTTACAGATAAGCTTTTTGCGAGTTTAAAAGTTCCTAAACAATATTTAGGTTTTGCTGAATCTTTAGGTTCTATGGGTAACAATTCGCTTGTTAAACAAGATTTAAGGTACGCACGTTCAATTTTAAGGGTTCAACAAATTTTGATTAATGGTATTACTGATTTGTGTGAGAACTACTTAAAATATCGTGGACGTGGTTCTGATGTTGGTGCATTTAAGATTTATATGCGTCCGTTACCAACTAGTGAGACATCTACTAGGGTTGAGGAATTTGTATCTAATCTTCAAATGATAGATTCAAGTAGTGCTTTCTTAGACTCATATGCTGATTACATTGATAAGGCTAAATGGCTTAAATCAATGTTAAATCTTGCTAATATTGATGCGAATGAAGTTGCAACAGATAAATTTAAATATATTCTATCTGCTTTAGAAGATGGTACTTATGATGAGGGTGAGTTCGCTACTGAAGAACCTAGTGGTGAAGAGGATGCTCCGTGGTAATTAAATAGTGTTGTTTTTATAAGATATATCTTGTATAATAGTATTAGTTATACAAGATATATCTTTTTTATTTTGGGGTGGTTGAGATGAGTTTTAAGGTTAAAAATGCACCTTGCTTTAATTGTGATGGTAGATTTGTTGGTTGTCATAGTAAGTGTGATAAATATAAGGAATTTTCTGATAGTAGGAATGTCAATAGAGATGTTAGATTACAAGAAATAGATGTTGATACTTATTATAATCGCAAACATATTTCTATGAGGAGGAGATATTCATGAGTTTATTTGATGATTTACAGAAAGCGATTTTAGATGGTGACATGGATTTAGTCGCTGATTTACGAAGACGTATCATGCAAGGTGAGAGGGATGAAAGTTTAGATAAGAATATGATACAAGCTATAATTAAAAAAGAGCCTGGTAGGGTTATTCGTTCAATCATTAATTCAGATGATTTGGATGAGATTTCTTGTTTTAAAGCGTGTAGCTCATTGTTAACACATAACATTATTGAAGCACAAATAAATAATAGAGACATTAATGATTATCCTATTAATGAATTATACATTATTTTAGGTACATTCATTAATGATGGTTTAGATAGAGGTAAAGATGACTTTAAAAAATTTGTTACAAAAAGGTACAAGAGATTCATTTAACCTTGATTTGGAAGATATTCTAAATGAGGAGTATCTTCCTTTTTCTTTTTTAATTGATAAAAATAGGGATGCTAGGTATTATGAGGATTTCTTAACAAAATATCAAGCAATAGCTTTTGACAATAGATATGATAAACTTCTAAAAGAGGGTAAATCATTACAATCTATTAATGAGGCAACAAAGAAAGAGTTGCTAAGTGGTGCTGAAAGTAAAAGAAAAGCTAGAGCAAAAAAGTTAACGACTACATATAAAGGTGTTAATAATGATGGGTGCGTTGAGTTTATAACAAATAGTCAATATACACCTAATAAGAAATATCAACAAAAGATAAAGTTAAATGATGTCAAGGATATAAAAGCATTAAAGGATTTCAAGAAGTCTGAGATAACACGATTGTTATTAGATGGTGATTTGTCAGTATACTGTAGCTGTGAGGATTTTCTATACAAAGGCTATAAGTACATGGCATGGAATATGGGTTATGGCTTAGATAAAGAAAATAGATTTCCTAAAATTAAGAATCCAAATTTAGAGGGTACTATTTGTAAGCATTTGATAGCTGTTTTGTCTGTTATGTCTTTTAATAACAATAAAATAACAACTGACTTATTTAAAACTAAAGTGGTTGGTTCTTTACGAGATAAGAATAGTAGTAATTTATCTAAATTACGGAGTAAAGAGGCTTTAACTAAGCATAAAAATAGGTGGAATGGTTTAGGCAAGGATATAGCAAAAGGTAGAAATGCTAGGTTAAGGAGTAAAAACAAGGCAATTAGTGTTTCTAAAGGTAGGCATAGGTAATTATAAGTAAATTAGTAAGGTACTATATATAAGATTAGTACTAAATTTATATAAGTTTAATACGTTAAATGCGTTTTTTGAAGTAAAGGAGTATTTCTAGTGTCTACATATTTAGTAAAGTATAGGCTAGATTCTAAAGTATTCAAAGATGTCTTTGGTGACAATTTAACGTCTGTTTTTGATTTGCCAGAATTGAAAGAGACAAACATTAAGAATAAAAAAGCAAAAGATATCTATGAGACATTGTTGAGTCAGTCTAGGTTATACAACGTAAACGCAACTCCGATAAGCGACTTGTTTGTTAAACTAGATAAACAATATGGTCTATCCGAGGGTTCTGAAGTATGTTGTGTGTATACAGATAAGCAAGTTGATACGTACAAGTTCTTAGGTATGGACGTATCTGATGATTTTAATGTGTACATTAAAACATATAGTGGTTCTATTCGTGTCGAGAGTTTGTATAATAGGGATTTAATTCTTAATTCTAGCTGTGAATTTGACAGAGGTCAAACAAAAGGTAAGATTTCAAGAAGTAGAGCCAAAGAGATTGCTAATGAAGTATTTAGTGAAAATGGTATGGGTTATGATATCGCACGTGCAGTGGCTACAGCTTTGAAATGTGGTGGTGCATACTCATTAGCTAGTGGTGTTAAGAAGATGAGTATCAGTAGTACAGAGGAGGCAATGGATTTATTGTCTAAGAGCGTTCTTGCTGATATTGTTAGAAATTACACTGGTGATAATGGCTCTAGTTCAGATAATGATGTTTTCGATAGTATTGTTTATAATATCGTAAAATCAAAAGTAAATGTACAAAATATGGCTGTTTCTGATGAGACAGTTAATGATATTGTATTTGTTACATTAAAGTACTTATTCTATTATTGGGGTACAATCGCTGGCTTATATTCTAGGGTTAAGGTTGTATTAGGTTCTTTAGATACGTTATCTTATATTGCTAGGTTGCAGTTAGGTGATACAGATTTCTTCGCTCAATATAAAAATATGTATGAGTTTAGAGAGATGCATCCTAGTGAAGAGTTTGATAACGCAACTGAGTTGGCTGAACAGCCAGCTGTTGGTTTCTCTTTAAGTGGTATTGTTAAGACACATGCGTATACAGATTATCTAGCTATTAAAGGTGCTAGTGATATCATGCTTAATATTGATAGTGCTGAAGCTTTTAAAAACTTTAATGATATTCTTATTTCCAATGTTGATAATACAGACCAAAATTCTTTGAGTGATATTGAAACATTGTCTAATGAAGAGTTACAGGCTTTAGCTAATATCGATGCATTACGTTATATGACTAGCGATGATTCTTCATTAAATCCTAGTGCATACGATTTATCTGACAAAGACGAGAGGGATTTGTACTTTGATAGTGTTGTTAGGACATATGATAAAAAGTTCAAAGCATATAAACCTGTTAAAGATACTGGGATTGTAAATTCTTTGTTGGATACTGTTGGGAATGGTACTATTAATTCCTTAGAGTTGATTACTAGGGATGCTGAAGATGATGGAATTACTGATGTTATTTCATTGACAGGTACTGAGTTACAGATTGATACAGATAAGAAGATGTTACGTAGGATTCTTATGTTAGTTCATAAGATGAGTACTAAGTTATTGAAGAAATTCTTATAATATGGATAGTGTTATCACAAAAGATAAAGTTACCTACATTGATACTGAGTGGCTTAAAAAATTACATTCATTTAGTAGTGTTAGTAAGTTTTTTATAAAATCAACGCAGTTTACCAAAAAGGGTGAAAAGAAAAAGATACGAGAACTTAAAGATAGTAGAGATTATGTTAGGGTGTCGGTTTCAGATGCTGATAGTGAATTTATTAATATCTTGGGGTTGTCTGTTAATGTATTGAATGGTGATATAGCTTTAGGGTTAAATATTACAAGTGATTATATTGTTATAGGCAATATATCTAGTGTTATAAAGTCATCATTTAAGGTTAAAAACTTGCCTGAGTATTTTAATATCAATATGTTTTTAACTATGGTTAAGTTTAATATTGAAATGCTTGAAAATAGTATAGTTACTGTTCTTAGGGATATGTATGAGAGTACATTACCAGATAGTCAATCAAATTCTATTGTATACGCTATTGTCAGGAAAAAATCTGAGTTATCTGACATAGATGATTTCATAACAGATGTTATGGATATGATTTCTTATGGGTATAATCCTGTGAGGGGTTTCATAGATTCATGTGTGTCTTTATCTTGTAAGTTACAATCACAGGCCGTACTATTCTATGGTTCTTTTATAGAGAATATTTCTAGTGATGATATAGTAAATACATATCAGTATGTTATTAAAAATAGAGATTCGATTGATTGGTCTGATATTATTAAGACTTCAAAACCTAATTTAGATTTATTGACATTATACTATATCTCAGAGGGAGTTCCTGTTGCGTATCTTATTGCATTGCTTTCTTATGGCTTCTTAATAAAACAGAGAAAGATAGAATATGCATCTAAGCCTAATGTAAATAAAGAGATAGAGTATAGTAGATTTCTACATAGAGTAGCTAACTCTATACAATCAAATAATTATAGTAGGGATAGCGTAAAGACTATTGTTTACAATATAATTGATGTTTTTATATGTAAGGGTAAGTTTAATCTACTACAGTATGCTATTGAGAATGATAAAATATCAATAGTTGAGTATTTATTAAAGTCATTGAATGTTGATTGGGTATTGAGTGACAATACCATTTCAGTTGATTGGTTTTCTGCAATAGTTGTTGATTACATTAAGAATATATGTCCTTTGGTATATAATGGTTCAATGTATAGAAAAACTATGTTAAGTAGGCAGAAAGATTTTGTTAGAGTATCTATTCCGAAGTTGTATCATGTGGGTAAATTGGTAGATGATATTTCATATCCCTTGTTAGGGTTATTTAAATAGTAAATTAGTGAGGTTTCGATGAGAGGTTATCTCTTTTATAAAGATAAGACACTTCTAGAATTGAGAAAGTTTTTGACTGTAGGTGATTCTATTTTTGGTAAATTTAGACCGCAAGCAGTTTCTTTCATTAAATACGCTAAGAGTGACTTAGATTCTGAGTTAGAATTAATGGCTCAGAATGGTAATTTTAGTTTAGAGAGTATCAACTTAGAAAATGTGTTTCCTACTAAGTATAAGTGGTTTGTTAAAGATGTAAAGCTTAAATCTCTTAGGAAATATTTACATGAGGTTGAGAGTCGGATTGGTGAATTTCAAGGTGGTAAGGAAGATAATCTTCGCTTATTGGTTGGTATTCACTTTTTAAGGTTTTTATTACTTTCTAAGATTGTAACTTTGTATGTTTCTACATACAGTGAGATGAGACGTGTTGGTCTTGATGCTGATAAGTTAACTTTGAATGATTTGGGATTAGGTCAATCTATTTTGAAATATATTAATTCATTTGAGGAGTTTGATACTAAGACTATTGATGATTGGTTGGCTTTGAGTGTGGATAGTTCCACAATGAAATATTACTTCTCAACTATGAAAAGGATTATGACAATCTTAGATTTCAGATAATAGGGGTTATACATGTATAGTATTAGTAATTACTTTCCGTTTTTAGATAAGGCGGATTTTGTTAAAAACGTGCGTGAGGTTCATGCAGTTGAAGAGTTCTTAGGTTACGAGCCTTTAGTTGTTGATTTTGATTCACCTACTAAAGATTCATCTAAAAAAGTATTTAAAGCCTATAGGATTATGCCTAGTAATACACTATTCTTAGCAGAACTACCTAATACTGTTTTCAATATTTTTAGTGGTACATTTGGTAGTGAGATTACTGTTGATATTATGGAATTTGACTATCAAGCTGTTGCTAACTTGATTGAAGTCGATTTAGTTAATGACATTGATAGGGCAATATTCCAATGCAATGGTGCTTATCTTGTTGAGGATATTTTAACAGATACATTCATTAATGCGTGTGCTAATGGGTTAGATGTATCATCTGAGACATATTCTGATTATAAGGTATTAGAGGATTCAGATAAACTAGATACAGTGTCTATGTCTGAGTGGTTGTTTAGTAATGAACATATTGATGAAAGTTATATTATGGAGTCTGCATTAGATACGTTACAACTTTTAAAAGATAGACGTAAAAAAGGTAAATCTAATGATGCTGAAGATATTAAAGGAAAGGACGCTGTATATACTTGGTTAGACGCTTATTTCTCTTTACCAGAGGGTGAGGAGATGAAGAGTGGTGGACGTGAGGTAGTTCCTTTACTTATTGGGCCGACTGCTGTATTTAAATCTGCTACTGTTAAAGAGTTGTGTAAAAAATATAACTATAGGATGGTTGACTTTAGGGTTGCTTTTACTTCTAGGTTGGACTATAGTGGTCTATTCCAAATTGGTGAGGTAGAGGGTAAAAAATATAGCTATGCTTGTCCTATGGAAGAAATTGCAGTATGTTCTGATGGTTTCCGTGAGTTTTGTAAACAATCATATCAGAAATTAGAGGATATCCTACAAAAAGGTTATACAGAAACAGAAGTAGCATCTGATGGTAATAGTGTAGAGACAGAGAAAAAATACCTAACAGATGAACAAAAAACTAAGATTGTTGAACTACAATTACAGTATAAAAACTATATGCGTACACCAGTTCTATTCTGTGATGAAATTACACGCTGTAGAGATAAAGGTGTAAATGGTATTTTGGTACAACTTCTCAATCAGAAGAAATTAAATGATATGACTTTGAATGGTTGTAAGTTTGTTGCCGCTACTAATCTTGACATTCAAAAAGGTGTTGAACGTGAAGAGTATCGTATGGAATTAGATATGTTGTATGATGTTAATACTGACTTAGACGTAGCTTATTCCAATAGGTTCATTCCTTTAAAAGTATACCCTAATGATGTCATGGATAGGTGGTTTGATTGGGCAAGTGGTACAACAGATAAGAAAGGCTTTAAAGGTGTTTCTAATATTCACCCTGTTGTATTAGAGTTCTTAAACAATAATCGTGATATGGTGTACAATGATAAGCCTGTATTAGATGCTATTACTGAAGGTTTATCTGACAATGAACAGCGTACACAAGTATTCCCTAACTATCGTACATGGGATATGTTATCTGATTACTTGTATTCAGTTGATAAAACTGCTGAGGCTGAAAATGAGGGTAAGGAAGATAGTGGTGAGGAAAAACTTTATAAACGTAAAATCTTAGAGGGTTATGTATCTAAGTGGTGCTGTGAAAAATTCATTCCTTTCTTAGAATCTAAAGGTTACAGTAACTTTGATGAAGTTAAAGAACCTGTTAAAGATGATGTTGGTGATTTCTTGTCAACTGCTTTAGAGACAGGTTCGCCAGCCATGTTAATCGGTCCGTCAGCATTGGGTAAGACTAGTCGTGTTAAACAGTATATGAAAAAGGCTAAGATTAAAACAGGTTTAGAGCCAGTCTTAATCAATGTTAACTTGGCTAGTAAAGATGCTGTTGACCTTATGGGTATGCCAGTTAAACAGTCATTAACAGAATATGTTGGTGGTGGTATTCTTAAAGGTAGTGGTCTTGATGATGTATCTAGGGAGTTACAGAGTGTTGTAGCTAATGTATCTGCTGATATTAAGTATGGAATGACTGATATCATGACTTTGAGAGCCCCTGATAAGACAATTAAAGATAGGTTTGTGACAGCACTTAAAGAGGGTAGAGAGGTTATTTTATTCTTTGATGAGGTTAATAGGGTAAGTTCTAATACTGTTACATCTGCTGTATTTGAAGTTATTTCTGACTATCGTTTCGCTGGTGTTGACTTCTCTAATTATAAAGATAAGGTTAAAGTAGTTGCCGCTTGTAATATGGCTTGGGAAGGTATGGACGATGAAGCTGGTGGTTATGGTGATACAGGTACACTTGACCCTGCCTTTGCCGCTAGGTTCTCAATCTATTGGAAGAAAAACTATGATGAGAATGATGTAGCATCATGGATTGAGTTTATGGAATCTCAAAAAGAAGAGGGTTTAATTGATGGTACATTGATTGAGTTCTTCAAGGGTTTAGATACAGAGCAAGCTTTAAAAATTATGGCTAGTGTTGAGAAACGTACATTGGAAGATGCACAACCATCTACACGTAACATGTTACAACTATCTAAAGATATTAAATCTATGCGTGGTAAGAGACAAGAAAATGGCACATTTAAAGCTAAGGCTTTCAATGGTAAAATCTTGTTTACCGATGACGTAGTAATGCAGTTTGAAGACTTAATCTTAGAAAGGCAGTCTGACTCTTTAGAAAGTCATGCTCAAAAAACAATTAAGTTCTTGGATTCATTATTATATGGTAGCGATAGTTGGGAATCTTTGTTAATTGGTGATACTGTTAAAGTTGGTGATACATCAATTTCCGCTAGTGATATTGTTGATAGCTTGGCTCAGTGCAGAGATGATTTAAAACAATTTACACTTAAACCTATGTCTGCTGATGATAGAGTTGAGTGTAGTGATACTATTGATTTAGTAGAGGATTTAGCTGGTTTTGTAAGGCAATTAGATATCAATACTAGTAATAAGCGTGAAGATATGTTTAAAATGTATCTAGGGGAAAGTATTTTAGGTGAGTTTACTAAATACTTCAATAATACATTTGGTACAAATCTTGATGAGGATATCACTATTGAGCAGTTAAGTGATAAAACTCTTATTATTCCATTTATGAAGATTGTACAACGTAACTTCTCTAAATATAGTGGTAATACTGAGAGCATTGTTAAGTATTGCTTAGACTTGTGTAATGATTTCATGGAGGCTCATGGTAAAACATTACATAATGAAAACTATGCAATGTTCTTAACAGGGATTAAAGACATTTTACCTAATGCAGATAATATGGTACTTTTCTTGAAGAGGTCTGGTGAAAATCTAGAGGATATGTATCAATTAGCTGAGGGTGTTGGTGATGATTGGATTATAGATATTACTAGTGATTTTGGTAATAAAGTATCTAGAGAAGATATTGAAAATATCAAAAAAGCTATTAAAGAAAGTAAAAAATCAAAGACACCTAAGAATGTTAAATACAATGTATTATAATTAGTTTGTATGATAGAGGTGTTATATTCATTATGATTTCGTCTTGGATATACACCTCTATTACTTTATGGAAAGAGATATAGATATGCTAAGTTTTAAACATGTTAATGATTTTATTTCTAGATTACCTGTTGATACATTACCTGATTTTGGTGATAATGTTGTAAGTAGTGGTGATTTAGTTGAGTGTTATGCACCAGATTTTGACTTCTCAGTTTTAAATACTGCAATTCGTTCTTATAATCCTTATAGTTCTAAGATTATTGATAATGGTGTAGATTTTGTTGAATTAAATGATACAATTTATGTTGATGGTCTTAAAGTAGATGTAAGGTATTATGTTTCTAAGGGTGCATATGGCAGTGGCACTATTGTTAAATTAGTAACAGATGCTGTATACTCATTTGTTAAGGGTGAGTATAGGACTTTTAGTGGGTTTAATACATATAATGCTTTCATTGAAAAATTTGTTGTTTAATTGATTTGGGGGATTATTAATGGGGTTATCTATTAATGAGCGAAATAGAAGAAAGAGAGTATTAGACTATATTAATAGCTTATCTACTGAAGAGGTAGATGAGTTAAAAAGTTATAATACAATCACAGAATCTCTTAATAGTGGTAAGTATGTCAACATGCAAGCCATTCAAGATATATTAGACAATAATACTTTTGAAAAAATTGTATTTGGTGAGGGCGATTCCTTTGATGATAATAAGGCAGTAATTAGTTTGTTCTTCATGTCTAATAAAAATGTAAAATTAGCCGAGGGTTCTAAAAATGTATTTAGAATTATAGTCAAACGTGATTTATATTCTAGAGATGATGAAAAGTATTTTTATGTTGAGAGTGGTTTTGAGGATACACCATATAGCATTACTGACTTTAACGAATCACCTATAAAATATAACACTAAAGAAGCGACAATGACATTTGATTTGTTGGTAGATAAGTGTGATTATAATGCTATCTACGATTCAATGTTGCCTTTAGTTGAAAATAATTTAAAGCGTTTTGATTTAATGGCTTATTCTTTGTTTAAGTCGGATTCTATTAAACATTTGAGGAATTTCAATATTTCTACATTAGCCGTTGGTCTACATAAGAAAACAGGTAGATATATTTATCACTATAACCCTAGATTTATTCTTAGGGAAGCATTAGAGGAATATGTTAATAGGGGTGAGTTATATAATTCATTACAGGATTGTTATGTGTACTTGTTAACATTCTTTATTGCTCATGAAATGGCACATTTGATTACTAACAATCAAGTTCATTTTAGTGGTGGTAATAGCGATGTTGATTTAGATGGAACATATGCTAGTGGTGGTATGGATAACGTAGTTATGGATGGGTTTATTAATGCTAAACTTAAAGTAGCATTAGCTAGAACTCCTAACCTAACACGTAATGGTTCTGCTAATGGTGTATTCCCTGCTAATTGTATTAAAGATACAATTCATATGAGGGTACAGCATAATGTAGGTTTAAAGAAATTTAAATCTGCTGATGATATGGTTAAGACAGTTGTTGCTACGCTAAATAAGGTGTCAGGTTTAGATAAAGAAGCAACAGTTGATATAAAGAGATGTAAAGATAGTTTAAGTAACTATTGGGGTGCTGATGTTTTTTGTAATTTCTTTGTAGGTTCTGCTTTCAGAGAGTTACGCGCTAGTTCTCACATATTCCAAAGGGTTATTACTGATGTTGTTAGGGTATTGACAAGTGGTAAGATATATTGGAGTAAATCTGGTGGAATTACTGATGAAGAAAAAGTTTCTGATAAAGAGATTTTAGCTAATGGTACACTTGTAAAAGTTAAGGGTACTAATATTGTAGGTATTATTAAGGGATATAAACCTGTTAAAAAAGATGACTATATTACTCTAGATGTATATACAGTTAATAAAGCTAAGATTGATAGTGTTGATGTTACTGATTTAGGTAATGGTGCTAAATTAAACTCACCTGTGTATATTGATAGTGGTGATTTTTATGCTGATTTAGATAGGAAATATATCATACCTATTGATGGTTCTTATGGTTCATGGGTAGATGGTACTACTGAAGAGAAGACAAGTTTATCTGCTGAAGATTTAGCTGACGATTCTTCTGATAGTAGTGACTCTAGTAATGACATGGGTGATATGGGTGGTGGAACACAGCCTAAGTCCGTTAAAGTCGGTGACATAGTATGGATTTCTAAGAAGAAGAAATTTGGTATTGTTACATCGATTGTAAATGGTTCATTCCATGTAGAAGATGTGAGAGAAGAACCTTGTATTGTTTTAGACGATTCAGATAATCATTTATAATGGGGGTATAAAATAGATGGCTAAAAAACAGTTAAAGAAAAGAATATTTGTACCTACAGGTAATGATTTAGGTGAATTCACTATTTTTGATTTACAGCCAGTAGATGTTACTTTTGTTGATAGTGATGACAATTCACAACAGAGTAGTGGTGATAGTAAGATGGGTGGTTCTAGTAGTTCTATACCTGACCCTGTAGATAGTAACCCTTTGAGTAAGGGTAGTAGTTCCAATGGCTCACAGGGTTCTAGTGGTGGTAAAGATGCTAACCCTTATGCTAATAACAGTGGTGATAATAATTCTAGTGATGAATTTTCTAAGCAGGACAGAGATTTAGATAATGACCTATATGGTGAAGATTTAGATACTGATAGAGAAGAACAGAGCAACAATAATAATTCAGATGGCGAAGGTGGTTCATCTGGTGATGATGGGAGTGGTGAGAGTGGTGGTTCTTCTGGTGGTATGACATCAGAGGATAATTCCTATGCACCACCTAATTATGATGGTTCTTCTAATATGGGCGATGATAGTAGTTCTTTAGATAGTACATCTGAAATGGAAGATGCATTAAATAAAGAGCAAGAGAATATGTCTGATACTGCTAAGGAGAGAGCAAGTGAGGTTAGTGGGGAAGGTTCACAATCTTCTACTTCTCAAAAAGAGGGTAACTCAAATCAACAGAGTGGTGATAATTCTCAACAAGGTGGGCAATCTCAGTTAGGAGATAGTCAATCTTCTCAGTCATCTGATTCTAGTGGTGGTGATAATTCTCAACAAGGTGAGGGTTCTCAATCGCAAGACAATCAAGCAGGTAGTGGTAGTAGAGGTGATAAAGGGAATAAACCTAATGATGACTTTAAAAAGGCACATGATACTAAAGGCAACGATTTAGATGATACTGATGGTAAGTGTGTTGTTGATAAGATTGTTAGGGAAGCCGCTAAACGTATGCAAGAAGAGTTAGATAAAGATGAGACATTAGCTAACACTAACCAACAATCTTTAGACAACTATAAAGACTTTGGTGCTGGTACAATGACTACACTATTTAAAGGTAATAGTATGGTTGCTGATTGGAAAGCTAAATTAGAAAAACTTTTCAGAAAAGCATTAGGTCAACGTATTACTATGAATCCTAACATGATTAATAAACGTATCGAAGACGCACCTCCTGGTAGGGAAGATATTGAAACACAGATGGTTAAAGTTGCTGTTTTGATTGACTGTTCAGGTTCTATGGGTAGTGGTGCTTTTAAGAAAGTTATCATGCAGATGGATGCAATGATTAAAGCCGATAAGCAGATGAGGAATGTATTATTCTACATCATACCTTTTGAGGCTTGGAGTGCCGCTGAATGTGTTAAGCGTATGGTTAAGTGTAAAGGCACTAAACTTAAAGCTGAATTGATGAAATTTAAAGCAGAGGGTGGTACTAATATTGTCCCTGGTGTTCATGCAATGATGAAGAAAGTTAAAAACCCAGACTCTATTATTGTATTATCTGACTGTGGTGTTAATGTTAGTACAACTGTCTCAGATTCTACCTATCAAAAGTGGTTAAAGAAATATCGTGATAGGATTATTTGGGTATTAACTAGTAAAAGAGATATTTCTTATATGGGTGCAATTGACCCTTATGCTAAGAAACAAGATAGATATGTAGTGTTTAAGGGCAATGGTGATTAATTTCACGTAAAACATATAAATATTTTTGCACGTATTATATATCAATATGTACAATATGAGAGGATATGCACATTTTGTATATCCTCTTTTCTTTTAATGGTCTATCATGCAGATATTTATGGTAATAATGTTTTCAAGATATATAAATTGGTGTACATTCTCTTAAAATATAATTATATATTTGATAAAAATCTTCTTTAGTATTATAATAAAGATATTAATATTCTTTATTATTACGAGAGGAGGTGTTATCGTCTATGAATAAAAGTTTTAAAGTTAGGATTTATCCAACAAAAGAGCAACAGTCTTTATTAGAAAAGACATTTGGTGCATCAAGATTTGTGTATAATTATTTTTTGAAGTTAAAGAGTTATTTATATCAAGAGTTTAAGATACAAATTAGTTATAATCATACTTCAAAAATATTAACTGGGTTAAAGAAACAAAAATCGTGGCTTAAATTTTTTGATAGTCGTGCATTAAAAAATGCTTTAAAAGACTTAGATAATGCTTATGGTAAGTTTTATAAAGGTTCAGGATATCCTAAGTTTAAACGAAAAGATGGTAAAAACTCTTATCGTACTAATAGTGTTGCTATTAGAGTAGATAATTCTTTTATCAAGATTCCAAAAGTTGGTATTATTAAATTTAGAGATAATTATAATTTAGAGGATAAAAACATTCTTAAAATTTATAATATCACAATATCTAAGACACCTAGTGGTAAGTATTTTGCTAGTATATCAGCTGAGGTCTATATTCCATGTTTTGAGAGAACCAATCAAAACATAGGCATAGATTTAGGTTTAAAAGATTTTGCTATCTTTAGTACTGGAGATAAGATAGATAATCCTAGAATATTAAAACATCTTGAAGTTAAATATAGAAGATTAGCTAAGTCATTATCAAGAAAAGTTAAAGGTTCAGCTAACTATCAAAAAGCTAAATTGAGATTAGCAAGATTTCATGAACATGTAACCAATATTCGTAAAGATTTTCTACATAAGTTATCAACTAATATAGTTAGAAGTTATGATATTATATGTATAGAAAGTCTTAATATAAAGGGGTTAATGAAATCTAAATTATCAAAATCATTTCAAGATGTTTCATTGTATGAATTTGTGAGACAGCTAGAGTATAAAGCTAGTTGGTATGGTAAAACTATTTCTAAAGTAGATAGATTTTATCCATCATCACAACTATGTTCTCATTGTGGGTATAAAAATAAAGATGTTAAGAATCTGAATATTCGTGAGTGGACTTGTGCTAATTGTGGTACACATCATGGTAGAGATATTAATGCATCAACTAACATTTTGAATGAAGGATTACGACTCTTAGAGAGTATATAAATATATAATTATAACCGTGGGACACATGGGGATAGCCTACTGAATCTGAATTCCAATGCTTTTATACTAATGTGTAGAAGTAAGTATTCTTGGGTAGGAACTTCAATGGCTTAAAAGTCATGAGAGGATGTCAGGTACATTATAGACCTTAAAAGTAGATTTTGTATTTCAATTTTATACATATTGTTAACTAGCATGTGGTTAGTTGATAATGTTTTATTGTTACTTTGGGGGTATTAGGTACTGCATGAATAATAGTGAAAAGACATACTTATCAGATATTTCTGTATTTGATAGGAGTGTATACGAGAGTAATGTACCTACGGATTCTACCTCTAATTCTGTTCTAAGGGTAATTAGAGGGCCGCTTGCTGAGTGGGATTCTCTAAATAGGAATGGTAGAAAGTATTCTGAGAAGTTATGGGATAATGTTCTTGCTAGTCCATACGTAACAGAACAGTTAATGTATAATACCTTATATGGTGAGGCTAATCACCCCGCTGATAGGATGGAAGTAGATTTTGAGAGGGTTTCTCATAGGATTGCTAAGATGTGGAAAGTGCCACAATCTAACCAAATCTTCGGTGAGATACATATTCTTGATACTCCTTTTGGTAGAATCATTAATACATTATATGAGGCTGGTGGTGTTATCGGCTATTCATCTAGGGCTGGTGGTGCATTACATCAACGTAAGGATTATATTGAGGTAGATGAGAATCAATATAATTTTATTACGTTTGATGCTGTTCCATTCCCGTCTGTTCAGTCTGCACGTCCTAATGATGTTGTAACTGAGGGTGTAGTTGAAAAACAGACACTAGAAACAAATGTTCATAACGCTCTTTTTAAAATTATTAAAGAGTGTGATGAAAAGGACTTTAAAAATATTAAGTCCTTTATATATAGCATTGATGGTTATGACTTAACACCTGAGAGGTTATTACTTGAAAGTGTTGAGGATATAATCGTTGCTAAACGTGATGAAGCTGTTGTAGATGACGGAGACACTATTGAGGTTATTGATGATAGTGAATCACAAATTGATACTTTACAGCGAACACTTCAATCTATTAAGGCTCAAAAACAATCTCTTGAAAAAGAGAATGAGGGTTTGAAACAAAGTTTAGACAATGCTCTAAATAAAATTTCAAATGTACTTCAAGACTCTAAGAATAAAGAGGTCGAGATACAATCTGAAGTTGAAAGCCTAAAAGACACTATTGCAAGGAAAGATGCACAGATTATTGAGTTGCAAAATGAGATTGATGAGTTACAGTCTGATTTAGATGAGTTAAATTCTATTGAGGAAGCCTGCAAGGCATTAAAGTATCAAAATACTTCTCTAATTCAAGAGGGTTTGACTACATCTAATAGAGAGTTAGAACGTAAGCTAGATGAGAGTTTAAAAACTAATAAGTCTTTAGGTGAGGATAATAAAAATCTTTCACAAGATAAAGACAAATTAGAAAATGAATTATCTGAAGCTTATGATGAGATTGCATTAGCTGTTACTGATATTAATAAGAAAGATGCGTTAATTCAAGCACAGCAAGATACAATCACAGCTTTAAAAACAGATGTACAATCACTAACTGAGGAATTAGATGGTGTTGAGGGTGGTTATCAATCTGCTATTGATAGGAGAGATAACCAAATTGAAGAATACGAACAGAAGATTAAAGACTTAGAGGCAAAAATTAGAAAGCTTAGTGGTGAGGTTGATTCACTTGATGAGTCTTATAATTCCATTAAAGCTGTAAATAAATCAATCAAACATGATTTAATTTCAGTCATTGCTGGTAATTATGGGTTAACAGTAGAATCTGTTCAGTCTAAGTTGCCTGTAGGTTTTAATAAGTCTGATGTATATTCTATTTGTGAATCCATGAGTAATAACAATAGTATGAATACATTTAAAAATTCTATTGTAGATACTCAAATTGTTAATGAATCTTCCCGTGTTAGAAAAGAGAATATCGTAAATGCTAAGCCTAGAGTTGGTGAGTTATTCTCTAATCGGAGGGGTTAGTGTTCATTACTATATAAGTTAGTATAAATTTTATTTTAAGGGAAATAATTTAACATATGAAAACAAATATTTATGAGCAATATCGTCCATTGTTGGAATCTTGGAGTGCATATACAGATGTAGTTAAAGAACATGTAGAGGGTTACTCCGATGTAGAAGCAACTCAACTTTCTTTGTTGCTTGAAAACACAAAATCTGAATTAGAAATGACTAAAGGTCGTATGATGAATGGTACAGCTATTCATGAAGGCACTGACATTTCTATGGTTAACACTTTCACTTCTAATGTGTTCGATATTATCACAGCAGTAATGCCTAATTTGATTGGTGAATAAAAATATTTGTTCGTAGTCCTTATTTTCAGTAATGAGAGTAAGAAAATACACTTAATTGCTAGGAGTCCGTAAAGCTAACTAAACTACAACATAACTCGAAAGGGTAGGTGTGAATGTGGCGAAAGCAGAAAAAATTAGTTAGATGACATAAGGTGAAATAAAAGCTATAGTAAAATATAGTCCTAAGTGTTGCAATAATTGGTAATTAGCAGTTATAATATATTTATTATGATTAAAGATATTGACTTTGTAGAGTGCCCTATATGTGGTCATAGAGGGCAGAGGTTGGTTAGACATATTAAAGGTAAACATGGTATGTCTTTTGAAGACTTTAAAACTAATTATCCTAATTGTGAAACAACATGTAAGGTTGTTAGAGATAGGATAAAGAGTAAAACTAAAGAGTCTGTTAATACAACTTCATGTAGAGAAAAAAGAAAAAAGTGGTATACTTCTGAAGAGGGTAAAGCAACTCAAAGTAAGAATGGTGCTAAGGCTTGGTTAGATGAGGATTTTGTTATAAGACATAACAAAGCTGTTTCAGTTAGTTCTAAAAAGATGTGGTCTGATTCTAATTTTAGGTCTAAGCAGTCTGAGTTGATTAGAGATTCTTTAAATACTGATAGGGTTAGGAAATTACATCATGATAGATTAGTTAAGATGTGGGAAAATCCAGAGTATCGTTTAAAGATGACATTAAATGCCGCTAACATGGTTATAGATGGTAAACTTGGTAAGAGTATTAGCTGTAATGTTGGTGGTATTGATTATACTTTTAAGAGTACATGGGAAATGGAATTCGCTAAAGTTCTTAGTACTTTAAATATTAATTTTTTGTATGAGGGAATAAAGTTCAAATATTTCTTTGATGGTATTGTTAGAGTATATGTACCTGATTTTTACTTAGTAGATTATAATGCTTTCATAGAAGTAAAACCTAAATGTTTTCAATCAGAAGAAATTAATGTTATTAAACTTAATTCAGTAAGAGATAAAGGATATCGAATCTTTTATGTTGGTGATGATGAGTATAATAACATTGATTATATAAAATCATTAATAAATAGATTGTAATTCAACGACTATCCTGAAGCACATAGGGCATTAAAATAAATATGTGTGTATAGACGTGAAATTCGTCAAAAGGAGTACGGCTCTAGTGAGTGGGTGAGAATCCCTTAAATGGAAATGGTGTACCCCTATAATATAGGGTGTGATATAGTCTATTCTCATGTGAAAGCATGAGAGTACTAATGGAAACGATTAGTACGTAATATTAAAGTGCGAATGATATCGTGTCAGTTCAACCTTTGGATAGGAGGAATGGTCAAGTATTCTTCTTGAAATTCACTTATGGTAACAACAAAGGTGGTATCAAAGCTGGTACTGATATGATTTCATCTCAACGTGGTTTCACTGGTGGTGATTTCAGTGGTGAACACGTAAGTGGTGAGTCCTTGACTATCACAGGTGGTAATGTAACTCAAAAAGTGTTGCATACTCCTATCAAGCCTGGTACATTCCGTTTGACTTCTGAAGATAAAATCGGTGCAGAGTTAATCGATGTTCCTGATGCAACAGGTAAAAAAGGTACTATTACTGATACAGCTACTACAGGTTTGGGTGCTGGTACTGTTGATTATGTAACAGGTGAAATCACATTGACTGGTGTAACAGTTGCACATTTGGAAGCTGATTTTGATTATGACCAAAATAGCTTTGATGCTCCTGTAGACCAAGTTGATGTACGTGTAGTTTCTGAGCCAGTAGTTGCTCGTCCACGAAAATTAAAATCCGTATACATGTTTGACGTTGCATACGATAAAATTGCATAAAATGTAATTTTTAGATTACATTTTTAAGTCGCATGATTCTAGTAATAGAGTCTTGAATAACCTAGTGAATTGCTGAAAAACCGTAAAGCTGTGACACCTAATCATGGGTGATGAAAATCAGAAACAAGTTCACAGATGACATAAGGTGAAATAAAAGCTATAGTAAAATATAGTCCTAAGTGTTGTGATAATTGGCAATCAGCAGGTTTGTATAGTATAATAACTTCATAGGTGGTGATTAACTTATGAAGTTTAAATATGTTGAAGGTATGATTGAGAATGTTGATTATGTTGAATGTCCTATATGTCATAAAAGAGTTAGGATGATAACAGAAAAACATACTAAACTTGTACATAACTTAACTAAAGAAGAATTTAAAAATAAATACCCTAATCAATCTTTGTGTTGTTCTGATAGAAGAGATTTGACTTCTCAAAAGACTAAAGAGCAATGGAAAGATGAAGATATCACATCTCGTAGGTACAGTCTTTAAAAGAGAATGGTAAGTCTGAATCTTTTAAAAAGAAAGTATCTGACAATTCTAAGAAGATGTGGAAAAGGGAAGGTTTTAAAGAGGTTCAAAGTGTAAAAATTCAGAATGGACTATTAAATTCTCCTATATTTAGTAAAAAGCAGTCTGAGATGATGTGTGCTTTTTGGGGAATAGATAGTAATAGAGAAGAACGTGCTAAGAGTATTAAAGTTGGTATAAACAACTCGTCAACTTTTAGTGAGATACATTCTGAGGTTCTTAAAAGAGAGTGGAGTATTCCTGAAAAGAGGGATGCTAGGATTAAGAATATAAAAAATGCTTTGAGTCTAGATACAGAAAAACAAAGACGTTCTATACATTCTAAGTTATATTGGAGTAGGCAGAGTAGTAAATTAGCACAGTCAATGAAAATCAAGGCTAAATGGTCTACTAAAGAGTATGCTGAGAATGTTTCTAGGGGTTATTATAGATGTAAATATGCATCTAGTCATGGTAAGATATATTATTTGAAAAGTTCTTATGAGTTAAGGATATGTAGGTTTTTGGATAGAAATAATATAGATTTTGAGTATGAGTTTAAAGGATTTGAATATGTATATGATAATTCTAGACATACATACTATCCTGATTTTTATCTTAAAGACTATGGTTTAGTTTTAGAGGTCAAACCAGAAAAGTTTATAACAGATGATTTAGTATTAGCTAAGTTTAATGTTGTAAAAGATTTAGGTTATAATATTATATTTATAACAGAAGATGAGGTTTTTTCTGAGAGTAATTTCTTAGATACTATACAGACTTCAACGACTAACCTGAAGCAATGATGCGTCAAAAAATAAATCATTGTGTATAGACGTGAAATTCGTCAAAAGGGGTACGGCTCTAGTGAGTGGGTGAGAATCCCTTAAATGGAAGTGCTAGGGTGCCTGTTTTAGGTACATGATATAGTCTATTCTCATATGAAAGTATGAGAGTGCTAATGGAAACGATTAGTACGTAATATTAAAGTTAAAAATGTCATTCGGCTTAGATATGGATACAGTTATCCTAAAAGCTACGAGTGGTGAAATTGGTTACGAAATTGATAACGAGATAATGCAGGATTTGTTAAAAATCGCTGGTAGTCAATCTACTTGGAATAAACTTCCTGAGTATAAAGGTCAAGACGTTAAAACACATGAAGCTACATTGTTTAATGCTATCAATGATGCGTCCAATACAATTCTTGGTAACACTAAACGCTATGAAGCTACATTTATTATCTGTGGTAAAAATGCCGCTACATACATTGAATCCTTGAATACAAATATCGGTCAAGTACGTGAAATCTTCAAACGTGTATCTACAAATGGTATCGTTGGTGGCCCACACTTGGTAGGTATCTTGGATGAAAAATATAAAGTATATAAAAATCCATACTACCCTGATAATGAAATCTTGGTAGGTGCTAAAGGTGAAATGTTCATCGAAGCTGGCTATATTTACGCTCCATACTTGCCTTTATTCGCAAGTCAATTATTGGTTGATGCTGACTTCAAAGCACAACGTGGGTTCTGTACAATTTACGCCAAAAAAGCCGTAAATAAATACATGTACCATCGTTTGACTTTGGTAGACAACAAACAAGTAGCCGCTAACTAGTTGATAGTTTAAGCTATAAGTCATCAGTAAACATGACTGTATATAAATACAAAACTAAATAATATATCCATTCAAAGAGGTGTAGTTAATTCTACACCTCTTTTCTTTTTTGTTGATTTTGATTAGCGAATAGTATATAATTTAATTACAGCATAGTATTTTATATTAGGGGTGATTAAATTATGGAAAAGATTGTAGCTAGAGATGGGGTGTTGTGTAACATTCCTAGTGGTAAGACTTGTAATTTGGTTGTGTTATTCTCTGGTGGTTTTGATTCAACTGCATTACTGAATATGGCAGTTAATACTAAAAAGAAATATGATAACATAAAAACTGTGTATGCATTGTATGTTAAGAGTAACCTATTAGATAAAGGAAAAGTGGCATTAGAGAGTAGACATGTAAAAAAGTTTATTTCTCATATTAATCAAGATGAAGAATTAGTTAAGTTAGTTACTTTTAAGAGTTCATTCAGTGATTTAGAAGAATATTCCTACAGTGAGAATTCTTATGATTTAATATTTATTAATGCTATTAATTCAGTAGTACATATGATAGGTGGTGCTGATATGAATATAGTATTAAATGGCTCTTTAGATAGGGATTCTAGGACATATCATTTACCATACTATAAGAAATTGGTAGATGACTTTAATGAGGAATATAGAGGTGTTGATATATGTATGATGTTTCCTTTTATACAGTTGGATAAACCTAGAATTCTAGACTATTTAATCAACAATAATTTATATCAATATTGTACTTGTTGTGAGAGTCCTAGTAGTGATGAATTCTGTAATAGTTGTAAAGGTCATTTAGAGGGTTTGTTTGGTTTATTATTGGCTTATAAGTTATATGGTGATATTGAGTATAACGAAAGTAATGTAGATTTTGTTGAAGAAGAGATAAATAGGATGTTGGGAGTTGACATTTGATGGGTGATAAACCAAATTTACTTGGTGGTAAAGGTAAGAGAACATATAATAATGGTATGATAGCTAGAAGGTATTATGAGGGTGAGCAACCTGAAGGGTTTGTGTTAGGTATGCTACCACGTACTGATGAGCAAAAAGCTGAGAGTAATGCTAAGAGGGTTAAAACTACAATAGAGAAGTATGGTGTTTCTAACGTAGCACAGTCTAGGGATGTGTATGATAGAATTATAGAGACTAATCTTAAAAAGTATGGTGTTGAGCATCATCAAAGTCTTGAATCTCAAAAAGAAAAAGTAAAGAAAACAAACCTAGAGAGATATGGTACTACTAATGGTAAGGTATTAAAACCAAAAGTAATAAAACCTAAAAAAGAGAAAAAAGTAAAACTTTCTAAAGTTAAAGATACACGTAAAGGACACTATTATAATAATGGTGTCATTACTAAAAAGATTAAAGAGGGTGATGAAATACCTGAAGGGTTTGTTAGGGGGATGTTATTGAGTGATGAACTTAAAGAGAAAAGGTCGGCTAAGGCTAAAGAGACATTTCTTAAAAAGTATGGTGTAGATAACCCAGCAAAATCTAAAGAAGTGCTTGCTAAGATACAGAAAACAAATTTAGAGAGATATGGTGTTGAGTATTCTGCACAATCTGATATTGTTAAGGAAAAAGTAAAAACTACGAATCTTAAAAAGTATGGTGTAGAATATTCTTTTCAAGCTAATGAGGTCAAGGATAAGATTAAGGCTACTAATTTAGAGCGATATGGTGTAGACAATCCATCTAAATCAGATATTATCAAGACTAGGATTGTTGAATCTAATCGTAAGAATTTAGGTGTAGATTATCCTATGCAATCTAAGGATGTGATGGATAAATCTAGGGTTACTTCTTTTGAAAAATATGGTACAGAATATCCTAATCAGTCCGATATCGTTAAATCTAAGATTGATGCTAGTACTTTAGAGCATTATGGTGTTAATCGTGCATGTAAGTTAGATGAGTTTAAGCAAAAAGTTGTAGATACTAATAGAGAACGATATGGTGTAGATTATACTTGTTTAATCTACAGTGGTAAGTTAAGGGGTAACGATAGCAGTTATAATCGTTCTTTTGCTGAGTTACTAGACGATAATGGTATTAAGTATGAACGTGAGTTTCTATTACAAAAGTATTCATATGATTTTAAAGTTGGAAATACTTTAATTGAGATAAATCCTACTGCAACACATAATACATATTTTAGTCCTTATGGTAAAAACAGAATTGATGCTAATTATCATAGGGATAAATCTAAATTAGCTAAAGATAGTGGTTATGATGTGATACATGTATTCGATTGGGATGATGTTGATAAAGTTGTACAATTATTAAAATCTAGGGTTACTGCATATGCTAGGAAATGTGATGTTAAAGTGGTCAGTGAGATAGATACTAATGACTATTTAGATATGTATCATTTACAGGGGACTTGTAGAGGGCAGAAAATTCGTTTAGGTTTATATTATGATAATAAGTTAGTATCGTTGATGACATTTGGTAAATCACGTTTTAATAAAAATTGTGAGTATGAGTTGTTAAGATACTGTTCACATTACAATGTAGTAGGTGGTGCTGAAAGGTTATTTAAGTATTTTGTTAATAACTATAAACCTAATTCTATTGTGTCATACTGTGATACTTCTAAATTTAGTGGTAAAGTATATGATACTTTGGGGTTTAGGTATACTAAAACAAATTCACCTAGAAAGCATTGGTATAGCTTAAAAGAAAAACGTCATATCACAGATGGCTTATTACTAAGTCAGGGTTATGATAGACTATTTAAAGAGAATCATGGTAAAGGTACTTCTAATGAAGAATTAATTCTTAATAGGGGATATTTACCAATATATGACTGTGGTCAATCTACTTATGTGTGGTATAGTCATAAAAACGTAGAATAAATTTAAAGTTACCTATATATAGTATTGGATATATTAAATTTAGAGTTTGTAAAATAACAGAGTGGGTATATTAATTTAGTTTTTGTAGATTGGTATATGTTTACTGGGGATGTATGGGAAGAATTCTATGTAAGTATTCCTATATATCCTTTATTTTACATTAGATGAAGAATGGGAGATATAATGGGATTAGAGTTAAAAAATACAACTAAAAACACAATCCGTATTCCTGATTATAATTATAATGGCACTTTGGTTTTTGAACCTGAAGAAGCAAAACCTTTGGATAGCATTGATAAAGTTGGTTTCTTTAGACCATATGCTAGGGCTGGTATTATCGTTCAAAATTCTGAGGAACTTGGTTTATCTCAACGTACTTTAGACGATATCAACAAAGCTAAAGAAGATTTAAAAGGTCATGTATCTAAAGTGGCTGATAGTGTGGTAGAAGGTGTTAAAGCTGTTTCTACTAAAACACAAGATGCTGTTAAGTCAGTATCTGATAATGCAGGTAAGATTGCTAGTGATGTTGTAGAGGATACTGTGAATGAAGTTACTGAAAAAGTAGAGAAAGTTAAAAAATTCACAGCTGATTTTCTTGATACATTAACACTAAAAGAGTTGAAAGCTACAGCAAAAGAAGTTGGTGTAGATGCTGATAGTGTTAATAAAAAAGCAGATGTTAAAGAGATGATTTTATCTGCTCAAAATAAAAAATAATATTTTGAAAGGTGAGTAGTCATGAGTAGGATTGATGATAATTTACTTGTAGATAGTAGTTCATTTAGCAATGACTACATGGAATCACTTTCAAAAGAGAGACGAGATATTATAGAGGATTGTATGGTGGCTTTAGGCTACCCTGTAATCACTCTATATATCACTCAACGTCAAATAGATAAGTTAATAGATTTTTCTACTAGGAGATGTGAGAGTAAAGTATCATTACCTTATTTGGCAACATTTAATGTTGCTAATGGTGTAGTTGATGTTACAGGGTATGATATGGAAGCTGTTAGGCAGATATATAATGGTGTTGGTAGTGGTGCTAGTAACAGTAATGCAGAATTGGTTGCCAATCCTGATAGAGATGGTGGTGGATGTAACCTAAGTCTTAGTGGGTGTGATATTTGTAATCAACTGTGTCAGTATCGTGGTATGCAAGCATTAGGTAATGGTGGAGACCTTAAAGGTATTTACAACTATGTTGCCTTTTCTGGTGCTATGTCTGAGATGAATATGTTGATGACAAATGATTGGTACTTAGACCCTACAGATAATAAGTTATATATTGATGGTTTCAGTGGACTTGTAACAGTAGAGTATGTTAAGTCTAGTAATACTTTTGAAGATATAGCTAAGAACTCATTTTGGAGACAGTGGATTCGTGATTATACACTTGCTATGGTAAAAATCACTGAGGGACGTATACGTTCTAAGTATAAAATCAGTAGTGGTGTGTTTGAGATTGAATCTGATGAGTTGATAAATGAGGGTAATACTGATAAGCAAGAATTAGAGCAACGATTGGAAGATGGTGGCTTTGGTTATTGGAATATCATGAGAGGTTAATATCTTATATAGATAGAAAGGTTAATATTAATGAGATTTACAAATTCTCCTTATGGGGATGATACTCCTACATTATTAGGTGGTGTTGGTGGTGGTCAGCCAGTTAGATGGTTGTACTCCGAATTTGGACATTTCCTTAATGTGTGGGGAAAGAATAATAATGTTAATGTTACTTTCAATTTAAAATCTAAAGACGATATCGATAGTAAGTTAGATGCGTTACGTAGTTATGTGCGTAATGGTTTGTTAGCTAAAGACGACCTATGTGAGTTGGAAGAGAGGTTACGTACATATAGTAATCTTGCTAGTGGTGGTAATGGTAGTCATACTCATTCTGCTATTGTTTCTGAGGCTCATGCTAAGGGCAAAAAATATACTACTTATAAAGATGGTAAGTTAGTAGAAAAGGTTGGTAGGGGTGAGCGTAAACACGTTACATCTGCACAACTTAAAGCTTTAGCTGAAGCACGTAAGAAAGCACATACTGATGAAGCATGTACTAAACGTAGAAAATCTATTCAAGCTAGGCGAGATGCTAAGAATTTAGGTTTATAATAGTATAGCATTATACATAATAATAGTTAATATATTATTTATTTTAATAAGGGGATTCCTAGATAAATGAGGCAAGTAAGAAAACTTAGCAATTTGATTGCTGACGAATTAGAAATGCAAGGTATTGAGGTTGGTTCTGCATTGTTTGAATCTACTGTATCTAGCATTGTTAAAAGCGTAAATGAAGCCTTGAAAGATGCTGACAAAAAAGACGCTGGTAATACAGACGTGTTTGAGGAAGTAGAAGAGGGTTCTTTCTATTTTGCTACTGCCGATACAACTTTGGGCGATTATGAAGTTAATCAAGACGAGATTGTAGAATTGGTAACAAATGGTGAGCCATGTATCGTAAATATTTACGATGCTGATGGTGAGTTGCGTGAGGAAGAAGTAGAGGTTTCTGCTGAAGACTTCGTAGCATTTGTTGATAGTGCTGATGAAGTTGTTGTTGAAGATGTAGAAGAACTTTTCGATGACGAGGAAGAAGATGTAGAGGAAGGTGCTAAAATCTCCTTTAAAGGTGGTAAAAAGCGTAAAATCAACGCAAAAAAAGCCAAACTTCTTTTAAAATCTAAAGAAAAAGGTGAAAAGTGGAAAGTTCAAGGCGATAAATTGGTTCGTAGGACTACCGCTGAAATTAAAGCATCTAAAAAGAACATTAAGAAAGCTAAAAAAGGTAAAGCTAAGGCTAAGAAAAATCGTAAAAAAGCAATGAAAGCCAACGAGTCTGTAGTTGTTGAAGGTTTCGATATTTCTGCTAATGGCACTATCTTCCATGTAGAAGATGGTGATGTTCTTTCTTATGAAGATGGTTTCTTGACTGTAACACGTGATGGTGTAGAAGTATTCTCTAACTTAACTGTTTCTGAATCTTTCATTTCACGTTGTGTAGCTGAGGGTGTTGTTGACGATTGTGAAGATTGTGATGACGAAGAAGAAATTCAAGAAGCTAAAAAACGTAAAACAGTAAAAGAGGACGAAGATTCTGAGGAAGATGAAGAAGAAATTCAAGAAGATTCTGACGAAGACGAAGATGATGACGATTCTGACGATGATGACGATGATGACGATGACGAGGAAGAAGATAAAGACGAAGAGGTTTCTGAGTCTATGTTAACTTTCAAGTCTGGTAAAGGTTATTGTCTAGTATCTGAAGGTCGTGAGTTACAAATGGGTAACAGGATTCGTGCAAGAGCAATGCTTTTGAATCAAGGTTTTGAAGTTTCTTCTGAAGATTTAGACAAAGCTTCTAGTGGTCAATTAGTTATTCTTTAATAGGTAGGATATAGATTATGGGTAGGTCGTATCTAAGTGATACATTGAAGCTTATCCTGTCAGATAAAGTGAATGTACCTGATAATGAGATTGAAAAGTTGTCAGGTACATTTTATAAATTAGGTCTATCTGATAACGATGAGGTATATGGAATACTTTTTATGATTTATTCCATAGCTATTACTAAATCACAGTTACCAATGTCTATGGGTAATTTCCGTAACATTTGGAGTAGGTGTGGTGGTATTAGTTTAGATTTTGTATCTACTTTAGCTACATTTGTTAAGTGTGGTATTTTAAAAATTAAAAAGAGGAATAAATCTACTGTATTAGATATGTTGACAGTTGAGGAAGAGGAAGATACTTCTAATGTTGTTATCTTTGTAGAGGCTACAGATTTGTTTAATGAATGCGTGTCATTATTATCTAATCTTTTAGATACATATCGTAACCCTGTATATGAGGGTGTGATACAAGATGAAGTTCCGTCTTTTGTAAAAAGTTACGTTAAGCGTTTATATGATGTATTGGATGATTTACATGTGTTTGTAGAATTAGAATCATTTTCAGATGAAAGTAATTCTAGACGAGTAAATCTTAATATTAACAATACGTCTAGGTATGACATTAATGATAACGAGATTGAAAAGTTAGCCAAGTCTTTCATTAAGAATAGGGAAAGTAAAATTGTTGATGTAGAGTGTTACAAAGATACAAATAAAACTTTATTCTTGGGAATTGACTTCAAACAAGGTACTAAGGATTTTAATTTCTCATGTGCAACTATTTTCTCATTCATTGAGGAATTAGAGTTAAATCATGTTAGATAGTAGGGGAACATACAATGAATTATATTAATCGTGGTGGTAAGTCTATACTATCTGCTATTCGTGAGGGTGCTAAACACGTAAGCGAGCAGAATGGCATAGCTAATATGAAATTGGTAGATGATGCTACAGTTAAGAGTAGTATTCAAGAAGCCTTTGGTCATATTCCTAATAGTTCTGATACGAGTCAAGTTCCTTTTACCAATTCTTATACTAAAGTTCAATCTACGATTGACCCAGTAATTAGAAATAGTACTTCTAGTGTAGGAACTAAGGGTAGTTCTAATGTTTCTTTGAATACAAACGCATTTGAGGATAAATTAGTTAATAAGCTACAAAAGTGTGTTGAGACTTTATCTGATACTGGTGAGTATTATAATGCCGTAGATGCATTGTTTACATTGTATACTATGGGTGCATTAACTGATGGTGTTGTTGATTCTATCACTAGACGAGATTTAAAAGAGATTAAGTCTATTGTTAGTGAATTTAAGGATTTAGTAGATTCTTTCTAAAAGTTATGTAAATGTGTTATAATGCTTGTAGGTTTATTTTACAAGGAGACTAACATATGAATACTATAACAAAAGAAAGTTTATTTCAGATGATAGTTCGGTCTGATGAAATATTACTAGTGGATGTGTCAAATTTTCTGTATCGTTATGCTTGGGCATATAAAGATATGTATATTGATATTAGTGGTACAGATACGTTTATTGGACATATTCATGGTTTTCTTAAATTCTTAACACGTTTAGAGGGTACGTTTAATAATCCATCAATCGTTTTATGCTTAGATGGTTCTGATGTTACAAGAAGAGAGATAAACCCTAATTATAAAGCGAATAGAGGTAGTCATAGTGATGTTAAAACTATGATTCAGTCATCTACTAATGACATTGTTAAGATGTCTAGTTTGATAACTTCTACGTATTGTTGCTATGATGTTAGTTATGAGGCTGATGATTCAATACATTCTATTGTTGAGGGTGTGTCTAGTCTTTGTAGTAAGAATAAAATACGTAAGAATATTTACATTTTATCTAATGATAAAGATATGTATCAGTTAGTTAAAGATAATGATTTTGCTACTGTAAATATCATTCGTAAAATAGGTAACAATAATTCATGGAAGGAATCATCTGATATAGTAGATGAGAGTGTTGTAAGAGATACATTTAATGGTGTTTCTCCTAGTGATTTAGTTAAGTATCGTGCCATCGTGGGTGATAGTTCTGATAACCTAAAGGGGTACTATAGGTTTTTAAAAGCTAAGGCCAGTGAGATTGCTAACAACTATGATTATGATATGTGTAGTAATACACTAATTCAGAAAAATGGTTCGCTAGTAAGTGATGATATTGTTGATAAATATCTTCCAGTAATTCTTGATAAGTTTCACATTTTTGAAAATAATTATAAGATTATGAAAATGAAGTCGTTTGACTTTGAAATATCACCTATTTCAGTGAATTTATCAAGAGATGATGTTTCATCTATATTGTCACTAATAAATTTATATCGTATGGATTGGTTTTTACGCTATTGTATGAGACGTAGTTTGTATAGTGATGTTGTAAGGGATTTATGTGGTGTCTAGTTTTTACGTATATATTCTAGAATGTAATGATGGTACATTATATACAGGGTATACAGATAATCTTAAACGTAGGTTAGACGTTCATAATAGTGGTAAGGGTGCTAAATACACTAGGGCAAGATTGCCTTGTAAGTTAGTTTATTCTGAGGTGTACGCGTCTAAGCAAGAAGCAATGAGTAGAGAGTGGTATATCAAAAATAAACTATCTAGAAAAGATAAATTACAATTAATACAGTCATATTTGTGTGGTATACATGGGTAGTTCTTTTAATGTTTTCAAATTTAATGAATATCACTTTATCTGTTGTATTGTATTGTAGTAGAGAGGTAATATGGAACATCTTATTGTGTTAGCGTTTAGTTTACCTTTTATTTTAGGTATTTTAGCTACAATTTTAGTCTATGCGTTTTATTGTGTTGTTAAAGCGATATTGCATAGGGTTACAAAATAACATAGATTTTTATGAGTACATGGTAATTCATGTACTCTTTTTTTATTATATGGTGTATAATAGAGGTGTATGTAATTTCGTATTTTTGATTGAGGTATTGAACTATGTTAGAGAACTCTAAAATTGTGTATGTGGCTCACCCTTATAGTGGCTTATCATCTAACTATGATAAGGTATCAGATATAATGAATGTACTATGCTCAAAGTTTAGTGATAAGACATTTATATCTCCTATTCATGCATATGGATTTATGTATGAATCTGTTGATTATGAAAAAGGGATTAATTTATGTTTCAAGCTTTTAGATTTGTGTGATACTGTACTGTTGTGTGGTGAATGGGAACATTCTAAAGGTTGTAATATGGAAAAGGATTATGCTTTAGATAATAATAAGATTGTAGAGGTGTTATAGTATGATACAAGATATTTTAGAGGGTGTTAAAGATATAAAAGACTTAGCTAATAAGAATAAAGCTTTTATGGATATTGGTGATTATAAATCTGTTTCTGATGGTTATCATACTATAGGTGATTTGTATGAACATAGAACGTATCTCTTTGCCATGATTTGTAAACTATATATTCCTACGGTATATGTGTGGAAGACTAGAAAGCATGAAGATGGTACTATGTATGATGATATGTTTTTAGTTGGTATTGATTTACCTAATGGTCAGATTTCATATCATATTAAAAATAAGTATTGGGATTTATTTGAAGACGTACAAGAAATTCCTAATGCAACTGATTATGATGGATACACATCTGAAGATGTTATCATTCGTATGGGGGAATATATTAAAAATGTCTAGGTTTGATTATACGTTTAAATCTATGTGTGAGGATATTCTATCTAGTGGTATTGTTTCTGATGGTGAGACAGTTAGACCTAAATGGGAAGATGGTTCTGATGCTCATACAGTTAAGAAATTTGCTGTTGTTAATCGATATGATGTTGGTAAGGAATTCCCAGTACCAACTCAACGTCCTTTAGCTTTTAAGTCTTGTGTAGAAGAAATGTTATGGATTTGGCAACTACATTCTAATAATGTTAACGATTTAAAAACAAGGATTTGGGACAGGTGGGCAGATAGTGATGGCTCTATAGGTACTGCATATGGATATCAGATTGGTAAGACATCTTTCTATCATATTAAGTCTGATGATATACATAGGGATATTTTAAAAGTATTCCCAGATATGTGGTTTGATGATAAAGAATCTATTTATTATGATGGTGATAGTAGACATCATATTGTATATCATGGTGGTAAAGATGGTTCTTATTTACTAGAGATGAATCAGATTGATAAAGTATTATTTGATTTAGTACATACACCATTCTCACGTAGAATTATTGCTCATATGTACAACATTGATGAGTTGAGTATGATGAATTTATACCCCTGTGCTTATTCTTGTACATTTAATGTATCAGTTGATTGTAAAGGGAATAAAGTATTAAATCTATTGTTAAATCAACGTAGTCAAGATATATTAGCCGCTAATGCTTGGAATGTGGCTCAATATTCAGTATTATTACATATGGTGGCACATCATGTTGGTATGAGGGTAGGTGAGTTGGTACATGTAATTGCTGATGCTCATATTTATGATAGGCATATTCCTATTATTCAAGAGTTGATAGAACGTGATACATATGAAGCACCTACTTTTAAGTTAAATAAGAATATTACAGATTTCTATGATTTTACTGTAGATGATGTATCACTTGTTGGTTATAAACATGGTGATGCAATTAAAAACGTACCTATTGCAGTGTAGGGGGCATAATAATGAAAGATAAAAAAGCATTAAAGAAAATTATTAAGATTATCGAGTGTATTAATAACACAGATGACGTATTAGATTTACCTAATACGCATCGGATGAAACGTAAAGATATTGTATCAACTATAGATACAGTTATCAGTATCTTAGAAGATGATACTGATACATATACTAAAGAAGATGCTATAAATTTACTATTCAAGATTAGGAATAATACGTTATAGTAATATAATACATGTATGAGAATATGCTTATATCATACATAAGATAGAATAGATGATACTCTATAACATAAATTAGGGTATCATCTAATAAGCACACAGTAATAATAAACATAATAAAACAGATATAGATACTACTAATTATATTAATCATAATATTATACAAACTAATACTATAAGTAATGGAGATATAATAATGAATTGAATTAATTTCTTCTAACGAAGAAAAGAATTCAATAAATGAGGGATGTATGATATTAATAATTAAGAATTAATAGAGATATATCTAGAAACTAGGGATTAAGGATGATACTGAATTAATAACTAAGTGAGCGAATATATTATAGAAGATTGATTATAGTTAATTGATTAGAGTTAATTGATTAGAGTTAATTGATTAGAGTTAATTGATTAGAGTTAATTGATTAGAGTTAATTGATTAGAGATTAATATAGGGAAGATAAACAATAAGTGAGTGTCGTAAATGTGATTAGAGTATATGGGTTTAATCACATAAAGAAAAGAACCATATAGGGAATAAGAATAATTTGTGCAGACATATTGTAATATTTTGTAATATAGTGTAAAGTAGAGATAGGTGATAAAATGAAAATAGAGAAAAGGTTAATAGATGAGTTGAGGGAGATAGAGAGTGTAGGGTATGATGAGGTAAGTGTGTCTGTGATTAGGGATGTATTGAAACGAATGGGAGTTCGAGTTAGGACAGATGCAATGGTACTAGGTGATGATTTAAGGATTCTATTGAAGAGTATGAGTAAGAGGGTGATGGAGAGGTATGAAAACTCATTACAAGGGATAGATAGTCGTAGAGAGAATAAGAAGAGGTCATCATAGTATACAGTTTAAAAATGGAAAGGAAGTAGTGAGAGTGAGTCGAGCATTTAATACAGATAGGGAGGTACATACATTATTATCTATTCAGGGTTTATTAGATAGTTTTGATGTAGATGTTAATTTAGTAGATATTGATGATAGGGGTGTACAGAGGTTACATAGAGCAGTAGCTGAGTGTAATCAGATACGGATTGGTATAGAGAAGGTAATATCTAGGTATCGTGAGGTTATTAACTACGTACAAAGTGTTACAAGTGGTAGTGTGATATTAGAGAAGACGATTGACATAGAATTATTACGTAAATTAGGGTTAAGTAGGGTTAAGTAGGTATGGTGTTGACTTATATGGTGTTGATAGTATATATGTCAGTGTGTATGGTAATTTTACTATAACATTTGGTAGTGGTTATGTAGAATCAATGCTACGAGAAGATATACTAAAAGCTAAGGCTATACGTGATGATGGTTACGATAGTTGTGGTGGTTACGATACGTGGGAATTATTATTAAAGGGTGTAGCACAGAGGGTAGAGAGTGTATTAAGTAGGTTGTATGTAGTGTTTGTACAATATATGATGTCTAATAGTGTGTCAGATGAGATATGGTCTAGGTATGCTAATCATGTAGTGTCTAGTGTCTATCATAGTGACGTGGTGAGAGCAAGTACGATTTATGCTGATATAGATGTAGAATATACACGTGTGACTAGTTTTAGGATTGATGCAGTTAATATGTTTAGTGTATCTTATAGTGATAATCAGTATGGTGTAGATTATATTAGGAACAGTGAATTTTGTTATGATATTACTAGAGAAGAACTCAGTAGCGATGAAGTAGATGGTATATTATATGTACTAGAGACACTAGCGTATTTACATGATATGGTACTAGATAATGTAGATGGTGAGTATGCGTTTAATGTACGTGTTGATGATATTGGTAGTGTAACGAATTCATTTTTAAGGCTACATCGTAATGGTGCATTGAATTATGGTACTACCTATGTGAGGGGTTGTGTAGGTGAGTTTGATGAGGAAGACTATAAGGTTAGTTTAATTGTACATGTTGATGATTTATTCGTCAAAGTAATGGCATCAAAGATATTTACTTTTAAAACATTCTATGATATGTATTTAAAGGTATTAGAGGGGTTTATGGAGTCGGAGTGATAAAAAATGGGGCATAATAATCGTATAGGGTATGGTAGTGGTAGTGGCACTAGATTTGGTATAGAGATATTTAGTGAAGGATATAAGAGTGCGATACGGATATACCAAAATGGTAAGGATGTGTCTGATTTGTATAGGGATGAGATACAATATGTAAATCAGAGGATAGCTATGGTTGTATCAAGGTATAGGGAGATGTATCGATATCAGATAATGATGTCATCAACATATGGTGGTGGTTATATCGTTGAGTTTGATGCTAATCAGATACGAGATATAGGGTTTGATGGCATAGACTTAGTGTATAGTGATTTAGAGAGTTTATCTATACTGTTCAGTGAAGAATTAAATGGTGTAATTGATATTGTATTGGATGCATATGTGTATAGTAGGACATGTAATGATGTTTGTGGTGTTTTGTCACAGTATGTAGACGATAGTGATAGGGCATATTGGGTAGAATTGTTAGATAAGGTAGTTAATGGTATAGCAGATATATTGGGACGATTCTATGTGTATTATGTGGGGTTGTTAACGAATCGAGATGTGATAGAGTATATGCTACAGAGGTATGATAAAGGGTTGGTTGTTGGTAGGTATCATAACGAGTTAGCTATTGGTATATTGCATATGAGGATTGATATTGATTTATATCGGATACAGGATGTAGAGGTTGATATAGCACATACTTATTGGATAGATGTTGGGGATGAATATGTTGGTGGGTATCGTGTAATATGGGATTCTATTATGAAGAACGCATATTATTTACCATTAGTAACAAAAGGTAGTGCTAAAGGTTTATGTGATGTATTAGAGATGATAGGGTATGTTAATGATGCTATGTTTGGGTACTATCAAGACAATCAAATAGATTTGGTACGTGGTGATTTGTGTAAATCAGATAGGTATCAATCTGTAGCTGAGAGTTTTCTAGATGTGGTGTTAAATCGAGTTGACATACCGGATTATTATGAGTGTGATGGTATCGTGTTTAATTATGATAATAATACAGATATTGTAGAGATGTTTATACCAATAGAAAAGTTAAGTACTAAAATGATGGCATCGAGGATGTTTAATGTGGGACGATTTGTTGATTATTATCTAGGTATGCTAATTGAGTGTGCTGAGCGATTTAAAAAGGTACGATATGACTAGGTACAGGTAGTAAAGGAGATATAAAAAATGAAAGTTACTAGAGATGATATAGATGGTGTATTGATGTCTTTGGATATACCATATGAGTTGTATCGATGTGGTTTGATGTTTGAAGATACTAAGAAGTCTGAGGATGGTAGTTTAAGAGGGTTTGATTATTATTTTTTTAGAGAGACTGAGTATATAGGTGATGCTATTGTGTCTGTAGCATCACGCTATCGTGAGTTGGCATTATATCATAATCGGTGTAGTGATTTACATAATGTGGTGAGTGTTGATATCGATTTCACAACTATAAAACGATATCGTAATTATCATAAAGAGGAATGGTTTCAAGAGTTAAAAACCAATGTTAATAGGGTTCGTGTTAACGATAATAATTCTATTAGTATCGAATTTACAGAAGAATTTACAAAGCAGTATATGGTATATATCATTGATGCTAAGGCGATACATGATAGGTTAGAGGATGCTGTGTTAGATGGTAGTGGTGATATCGTACCGTTTAGTATGTGTGATGGTTATGGTGATTGGTGTCAGTTGTTAGATAATGTAGTAGATGGTATCAAGAGATTATTGGGTAATGCATATCGTATTTATTTAGATTTCATGACAAATCCTGATGTAGCAGATGCATTAGGACGTAGATATGGTGGTATGGTTCGGTCTAGGTATTATGATTATTTAGGTGATAGGTTATTTGTTAAGACAACTGTGTATGTAGCCATTGGTAGTATTGATATGTTGTTTGTAGACCCTGTTATGGGTTATGATGTAGATGGTGACGATGTCAGTCATTGTACTATTGATGATAATCATATGAATATACGTGATATACATTCTGATAGTGATATTAACAGGTTTTTAGATATTCTAGAGATGATGGCATATAGTAATGATGCGTTAATTCAATATCTTAAAAGTAGTTATGAATCGTTGGGACGTGAAGTTAGTGGTTCACTGTATATGCCATATCGTAAAGGTGTTTGTGATATTGTTGATAGGTTTAGTAATTTTATTGAGAGTGGTTTACATCGTGTTGGTTTAGATGGTGTTACAGATGGTGTATGTGTATGTTCTATTGATGACTTCTTTTATGGGGGTTGGCAGTTTAAGTTTTCATTACCAGTTAGATTGTTGTCAAGGAAAATGATGGCATCGAGGGTGTCTTGTGGTGTTTTATGGTTTGATATGTACATAAACATGTTGCATTTGTATGCTAAAAAGGTATTTGGTGTTGATATAGATAGGTAGTCAAAACATACAAAACTTTACAATTCATTACAGTTATGGTATAATAAGTATGTAAGATATTGACTGTAATAAGGAGATATAAAAAATGAAAACATTCGTAGGGTTTGATTTTTACACAAGTCATACACGAGTTAGTGGTGATTTATGTTTGTCTACTATTATTGAAGGCATCAGTAATGCTATTGATAAGTTTAGAGATGCATATCGTTTGTATCGTGTTATGGGGTTAAGTAATAACGTGCAAGATATGAAAAGTTATGCATTAGATGTCGGAGTGGTTAAGGCACATATTAATATTGGTGATGATAATTCTCATGTGTCTTTTGACTTAACTGATACTATTATAAGTGATATGCTACAGTCATACGATTTTAAATCTAGAGGATTATCTTATACTGGGTTATTGGATAATCTTGATGTATATAATCAGTGTGTTAATAAGATAATTAATACTATTAATAATGCATTATCACAGTTGTATGCATTGTTTGTTGATTACCTATTCACGAGTTGGGGAAAGACTAAATTCATAGGCATGTGTGAGGCTATTGTTAGTCGTGTTGGTTCTAATAATTTGTTGTGTGGTATGGTACATTTAGATTGCTCTAAGTGTGTGTCTTTTGATTTTACTTATTCTTTGGTTGCATCTGTTGATTTCATAGATTCTTTTGATGTTCGTCCTGCTAGGATTTGTTGTAGTGGTATTAAAACTATAGATAGTGTGTTGGATATCTTAGAGATGATTTCTTTTACAAGGGATATGATACGTTCAAATTCTATGTATGATTTTATCAATCAATATGGCAATACAGATGATTTAGATTACTTTAAAGGTAAGGAATGTGTTAGTAAGATTCTAAGGGTGGTTAATCATAAGAATGATTTAGGACTAGAGTATTATAAGAAGATAGAATTAGATTCTAATATATCTGCTATGATGTCGTATGGTACACAGACGTTTAGAGGAAGCTATCTAGATTGTAAACTAGATTTTCATGTTTCATCTGATGCATTTTTGCGTAAAGTAATGGGTAGTGCTTTCTTTGATACTAATCGGTTAGAAGAGATATTGTATACATCATTGTATCTATTTGGTCGTTATGCTGGTTGTTGGGAGTGATAGTATGTTAATCACATTTGATACAGGTAGTAATGGTTTCATACTATCTAGAGGAAAGAATAATTTATCTGGTACTGAGTTGAGTACTTCGTTGGGTAAATTGATTGCACAGTATAGAGATGTATTAATGGTTGCTCATAAAATACCGTGGTGTATTATTAATGTTGATATGGCATTTTCTTCTAGGGTTGGTAATGTTTCATTTGTGTGTGGTCATAGTGGTGTTGACTCCTTTTGTAAGATTTCACTTGTCGATATTACCTGTTTAGGTACGTTGTTTAGCGATAATGACGTAGATTATGAATCAATCTCTATTATAGTTAGTGGAATATTGGAGGATTCTTATTTTAGTTATATGGCTTCTGTGTTTGATTCGTGTTTTGATTTTCCTGATATTGAGTTGTACAGTAGATTTAATACACGTGGTAGTATGCTTAAACCTATGCTACATCAAGAGTCAATACAATTTATTTCTAATAAGATTTCATACGCACGTGTTAGAGAACGATTAGAGTTATTTGGGTTTGATTTTGCTATATGCAATATCGATGATACTTTGAGGGGAACATTTACCGCTGTTGACGTTTGTAAGATTTTAGAGACGATTCAATACATTAGGGATAGATTGTTGTCAAGTGGTTTTTCTTTTGATGTGGTTGTTAGAGGTGTTGGTAGTGTTTATCCTATCGATTACTTTGAGTGTTGTAGGGGTGAATTAGTATCATTAGTTTATGATAGACGTAACTCTGGTAGTATTACTACTGTGTTGTCTGATGGTAGTACAGTTGGTGTATATTCAACATCTATTGCTGATGACTATATTACATTTAAATTTTTGATTCAATCTAGTAGTTCTATGTATAAATTAATGGGGACTTCTTTCTTTGACGTTAATAAATTCTTTTCTATTGTAGAGCGTTCTGTGTTTGAATTTGGTGAGTTTGTTGGTTGTCATAGGTAAACTATCGTTAAAACTTTGAAACGAGCATACAGGTGCGATTTCGTGTGTTAAATTAGGAGATTAAAAATGATTAATATGATTGTTTGTATGGATAAAGGTGACGGTATTGGTGTTAATGGTGGTCTGTTGTATCGTCTTAAAGGTGACTTAAAGCATTTCAGACAAAAGACATTGGGGACTACTATCATTATGGGGAGAAAAACTTTTGAAAGTCTACCTAATGTGTTACCACATCGAGAGCATTGGGTAATTACACGAGATACAGATTATAAAGTACCTAGTGGTGTAAGAGTGTTTCATAGTCGAGAAGATGTATTAAAAGAACTTGGTGATAGAAGAGCATTTGTTATCGGTGGTTCTTCTATTTATGATATGTTTATTAATGATGTAACTTCTATTTATGCAACAAAGGTAGATAAGAAGAAAAAGGCTGACACATATTTTAAATTCAGTCGAGATGATTTTAGTTGGAGTCAGATTGGAACTCAGCAATGTGATGTGGATGAGTTGAGTGGTGAGCGTTTAACTTATACATTTGAGGTATATACACGTAAGAATTTATTGAAGATTGGAAGAGATTCAGATATTGGCACTTTACAAAACTTAACATAGTATGTTATATTGTAGGTGTTTAAAAAATACTTCAATTATTTAAGAGGAGATGTAATTATGTATTATACTACGTTCGCAAGCAGTTGCGATAATATCGGTGTTGTGGTTCATATCACCGATTTCATGGATAGGGATGATGTCATCGAGCAACTCAATCATTATCGTTGGAGTTACGATGCTGTTAAGATTGATGACGATGAGGTTGTAGCTATTGTTTATTTGAGAGTTGGTATTGGTCGCAACTTTCAATATATCTCTAAGCGATTAGGGTGTATGGTTCAAGTTAATCCTTATAGCGTTGTCTATGGGTTAGGTGCTATTACTACTTATAAGAGTGGGAATTTAGTCAATTACTCTATTGATTTTGATGATAGGTATGAGTGGTGGTTAGTGTGGGGAGATAAGTCTACATTGTTATCTTTTGGTTTCATTGATTTTGATGATTGCGACTCGCCTTATTGTGTTGAAGATAATGAATTAATTGGTTATGAGTTCACTATTGAAGAGGTTGAAGAGTTTACTGAGCGACTTAATAGTGGTTATAATTGTGGTTTTTAATCTGTTTGGTGGGTGTGATTTCATACTCACCTTTTATTCTATATTGAGGTATGATATGAAAAAGTTTGATTTTATAAAAGCGATTATTAGGATTTCAAAAGAATTTGTGTATGGACATGATTTTGATGCACTATATCATAGTCTAAAATTAACCTATGGTGTTAATGGTGAGTTTGCTATAGGTGAGATGTTACGTTTTGTTGATGAGTATCATCAAGATGGGTTTTTAGATTACTTTGAATGGAAAGAGTTACGTAGGGTTGTATTAGAACGTGATTTCAGTCGCTAAGGTGGTAACTTGTTATGAATTTAATTGATGGGAATAAAATTGTTGTAATTAAAGATAGAGTGTTTACATTAAAGACTATTTCTGAAATATACGTCTTTGATAATATGTTATATGTTCACTGTTTCAATGGTGATATAGCTAAAATAAAATTAGATAAGATTTCTGATTTTAAAGTCTTTAAGGATGTAATTGATGAGGTATCTGCATATAATTTATCTTTAACTGGACTTGTAGCATGTGGGAGGTAAGTATTGTGTATTACTTTATTTTCTTTAAATTAGCACTTGCAATGTTTCTTATGGGTGTTTTATTTGCTTTTCTTAGTTTATTCTTCCCTTATTTTAGTAGGGGTGAGCATGTTATGGATGTTTTAGTTGGGTTTTCTTTGACTATTTCCCTGTCACTTTTTGTTGTGAGTGGTTGGTTGTGGGTTTTTGATATTTGATGGTGGTGTTACAGTGGATTATTACTTCTTTTTTAAGGTGTTTGTTGCATCTTTTGTTATGACTTTTATTTTTGTCATTAGTGAGTCTAATAGTGTTCTTGGGACTAAGCAGTGGTTATTATATAGTGCTTTGGGTAATATATTCTCAGGTATTTCTGTTGTTTCTTTGATTATTGCTGTGTGGATGTGGGTGCTTGATTAATGGAATTGATTGTAAGACATGACTACGATGTGTTAACTAATACATTGTTACAGATTAATAATAATTTTAATGGTACTAGAGGGTTTTGTTGTCACTTAGATACTATTATGGGTGTTCATTTGGTTGGTTTTAAATCAATCTCGTCTAGTAAAGGGTGTATTAACGCAGTATGGCTGGTAGATTTAGAGGTTGGTGAGGACGAATTTGACCGTTTTGAGGTTCACTCCATCTTATCTATGGTTGATGCTAGTAGGTGTGTGGGTGAGATTTCTTTTGAGGTTAAAAATCCTATTATCTATGATAATTACTTATGTACTACAAAAGTATATGATTATTTTTTAGAGAGGTGTGGGTTAGGTGAAAAAAGTTAAGTCTATAAAGAAAAAACAGTTAATGTGGGTTGATGAATTCTCATTAGATTATGGCAATATCTCTATTAATAATCATAATAATAAGTTAGGTCGTCCTTATGAAAGGTATATTCAGCTTATTAAGGGTAATAAGCTGGAGTGGAATAGTAAGTAATATTTTCGAGGTTTAATTCAATGTATATATTTTGCAGATTTTTAACAAATGAAGATTTAGATGAGTGTGAAGAAGTATATATGTTTAATATACCTTTATAGTTAGAATTTTTACATCTTATATTACAAAACTTTACAACTTAATATATATGGTGTTATAATAAGCATGTAGATATTCCTACATGCTTATTTCTTTGTGAGGTGATATTATGTATAGACATGATTTTTTGAGAATTCCTGTGTATTGTGGTGATGCTGTTAAATCACATCTACCTAAAACAGGTACATTTGAGGTAGATGGGTATTACTACACTCATTGTTCTAGAGGTTCTCTATTTGAAGAATTAGTGTTATTAGATGGTGTTGATTCTGAGCAGATTACTGAATTTGAGTTTTATCAACAAATACCTAAAACTCTTGATATTCGCACTTTTGGTGGTGGGGGTTCTATTGGTATTCAGTTGGATGGTTATCTAGAAAGATTTAATGATTTTGTAGGTAAAACTGTACATGTGTTTTGGCATAATTACTCTGTTTACTTTATCTTTGATATTTGTAAAGTTAATATTAAATATCGTAAATTAGATATTGATATTACTAGAGATACTACAGATACGATTCATATATCTTATATTGATGTAGTGTTAAAAGCAATTCGTCTTTTTAATATTGGTATTTACAAGGAAGTTAAGTAAAGGTGTACTATGTCAAGTTTTAATTATATTAATATTAGTGAAGATATTAAATTAAAGGATGATTATAAATTACAAAAGTCTATTATAGACAATAGATACTATTCAATTTCAGATATTTGTGGTAAGTATTTACGTGAGTTTAAATCTTATACTAAATGTCTTGTTATTGTTAGCGATTCATCACATCTTAATAGTTCTTTCGATATAGTAAGTTATACTAACTCAAAGATATTCCTTGATGAGAAAGATTTGAGCATATCGCCTATTTTTTGTGTTGAGGTGTCTGAGCGTTATGATGGTAAGTTTTTGGTTAAATCCGTCATGACTTGTTTTTCCTCATTCAGTGATTTAGAGGATTTATCAAGTTTTATTGCAAACTCTTCTTTTTGTGATAGAGTAAAGCTTAGATGTCGTAGAGATGAGTGGAATAATCAATTTCACCATGCTGATTTATATCTTAAACTTTATGGTAGCGATGATTTATTGGATTTGTGCTATGGTCTTGTTCTTAATCATGAGCAGTATATGTCATTAGTTGATATGGTTAAGGAGATTAATAAAGGTTTAAGTGATTATAGGTTAAGTATTGCTAAGAGCAATGCTACATCTTATTATAATGTGTCGTGCAAAAGGGATATGGTGATATTGTAATGAAGTCTTTATTAATACTTAGAGGTTGTCCTGGTAGTGGAAAGACAACTCTTTTAAAAGATTTAGGGTTAGATATTTATTCTTTAAGTAGTGATAGGTTGCGTTTGATGTATAGTTCACCTGTTTTAAATGAAGAAGGGAATTATACAATTAGTCAAGATTGCAATAGTGAAGTATTTGATACTTTATATAAGATGTTAGAGTATCGAATGGCTAATGGTGAGTTTACAATTATTGATGCGACTCATTGTTCTTCTCATAAAACAGTACAGAAGCAGATTCAAGAGTATCGTAGATTAGCTAAACGATACAACTATAGAATCTATCAGTATGATATGACTATGGATTTATTAAGAATATCTGAACAGAATGAATTACGTAGGGGTACATATTCTTTTGTTCCACATCATATTGTTGATAAGATGTATAAGGTAATGAAAGATACACCTAAGCTACATAGAGATATCACTAAGATAGATTCATTAGAAGATTTTATTTCTTCTTATAATACAGACTATCTGTGCGATGCTAATGTATACACTAATGTTAAGGTTATTGGTGATATTCATTCATGTAATACTGTTCTCAAAAATGCTTTATCTGACTTTGATATTAATACATTATATGTGTTTGTTGGGGATTACTTTGATAGGGGTATTGAGCATTACGATACATTAAAGACTATTCAAGATTTATCTAAACGTAAAAATGTTGTATTATTAGAGGGTAATCATGAATCACATTGGATTCGTTATGCACATAGTGAGAATGGTGATGATTTAGGTTACAAGCGTTTCAGAGAAACAACTTTAAAAGATTGGCTACTACATTATGATAATGAATCAGATTTAAAGAAAGAGTTACGTATATTATATCGTAAACTACATTCTTGTTATTTCTTTAAGTGTGGTAATATTAGGTATATGGTTACACATGCTGGTTTGACAAAGTTCCCTGAAAATGCGTTATTGTTATCATCTACTCAATGTATTAAGGGTGTAGGTGGTTATGATTTTGAGGTTTCACTAGAGTATACTAAACAACAGCGTAGTGGTACTGAAGTTCAAGTTTTTGGTCATAGGGGTGTATCTTCTTCTAAAGGTTTCAGTTATTCTTTAGAGGGTAAAGTTGAATTTGGCGGTCATCTTAAAGTTCTTAATATTGATAAAAGTGGTCAGGAAGTTGTTGAATACAAAAACTATGTATACAATAAGAATTATCTAGATGAAGAATTTAAATTTCAACAAGAATTTGGTAAGGTTGTACTAAATACGGATTCTATTGAAGTTAATGTCATAGCTAATTCTAAGTTAGTTAAGGTTCGCAACTGTGGTGATATGGTTAGTCTTAACTTTACTGAAAAGGCATTTAGGCATAATTTGTGGGATAGTGTTACAATTAAGGCACGTGGGTTATTTGTTGATAAGATAACAGGTAATGTTAAAGCACGTTCTTATGATAAATTCTTTAATTTAGGTCAGAGAGAAGATGCTAATGAAGAATTAGATAGATTAGTTTACCCCGTTAGGGTTGCTAAAAAAGAGAATGGTTCTCTAGGTATCATTTCTTGGGATAGGCAAAAAGGTGATTATATTTTTGCTAGTAAGAATTCTACAATGACTGAGCATGCTGGTTATGTTAAAGAAAACTTTGAAATGGTTGACTTCAATATTCAGTATGCATTGCGTACAATTTTAATGAAGTATAATTGTTCTGCTGTGTTTGAGATGATTCACCCTAAAGATGTTCATATTATTAATTATAATAAATCTCATAAGCTTTTCTTGTTAGATTTTGTACCTAATAAATTACACCTAGATAATGGTATTCATATTGATTATGAGTTTTCTGAAATGTGTAGAAAAGAGTTTAGTAATATTTATGCAGAAAATCCTATGCTTGCATTTGATGATGTGTTTAAAGTTGTGTGGTCAACAATTGTTTCTGATAGAGATGCTTTAGATGTATATCTTGAAAAAGCTAAAACTTGTGATTTTGAGGGTTATGTATTTACAGATGCTAGAGGTTATATGACTAAGATTAAGTCTGATTCCTATTTAGAATGGAAATATTGTAGGACATTATTAGGTCATTATGTTAGCAATAGTGATATAAATACTAATTCCTTAAATGATTTTGAAAAGAGTTTCTACAGTTTCTTGCGTACTCACTTTGTTAGTGATTTGAGAGATAAGAATATTTTAGAAGTTAGAGATATGTACAATCAGTGGGTGGCTAATAAATGATTGGTAAGTACAATATTAATGATAAAGTCCCTTTAAATTCTAAAGGACAAAATGCTAATATAAAAGCTAATATCTTGTCTGATGAAGAGATGCGTGAATTGGGTTTTACTGATTATGCAAAAGATAGATGGTATTTTTGTAGAATAGTTGGTGGAAAGGATAGTGATATTAGTTTTAATATCACTATTAATAAGAAAACTAAGGACATTCAGATAGATGTTCTAGATGAGATGTTTTTACAGCCTTATGACTTTCAAATGTATATTGGTACAGTTGCTGTAGCTAATCATGTGTATGATGATGTTCAAAATTACATGAAATTCTTCATGGACAATGGTGTTATTTATGGATATACTTTAGGCGATTATATTTAGATTGAGGTTTATATGTATAAAAATTTCTATAAAATATATGACATACTAACTACATTGTTTGATTATTTGGACTATGCTCATCCTTGTATTAAAAAGTTATTTACTTTGGGTAATAATTCTGTTAAGTATGATAAGTATAGTGGAAAAACGACTATTGTTTTTGGTGATGATATATATTTGATTACTGATATATCATTATTACACTATATATCTTATGATTATTATGTAGCTAATTATGATAATATATTTGATGATTCATTAGATTTCTATCATACTTTCTTATCTGTACGTGGTGTTTCATTTAAAGATATGGCTTCAAACCTTGATAGTATTGTTAGCTTTAGAAGTAACTTTGGTTATAAAACAGATGATTCAGATATTGAGTTTCTTAAAGAATATTTTTTACTTATTCATAGTAAATTATGTGAGTTAGATAGTTTGTAGGGTTGTATGGAGATATATTTTACTAGTGATTTACACTTAGGTCATGATAATATAATACGTTTTTGTAATAGACCATTTAGTAGTGTTGAAGAGATGAACGATAGAATTATACAGAATTATAACTCTATCGTCCATAAAAATGATTTAGTATATATTTTAGGTGATTTAACCTATAAGATTTCTGTTAAAGAGTCTAATAATTTAATACAACAATTAAAAGGTCGTAAGGTTCTAATTCGTGGTAATCATGACTTAAAGTATGATAGTAGTTTGTTTGAAGATATTCTTGATTATAAAGAGTTCAATCAAGATAAGGTTAAGTATGTGTTAATGCACTATCCTTTAATGAGTTGGAATGGTAGTTATAAGAATAAAAGTATTCATTTACATGGTCATATTCATGCTCAGTATGTATATAACTTAAAAAATAGACATGATTTTGTTCTTAGGTATGATGTTGGTGTGGATGCTAATAATTACTTTCCTGTGTCTTTGACTTCCATAAGGAATTTCTTTAAAGTTCAATTAGAATATAGTGAGGGTGATTAGATGTCTTTTGATGATATTAAATTTAGCAGTGAATATTCTGCTGAGGATATTAATAGAATAACTAAAGATTTTGTAGATATGGTTAAGTATCTTAGGAATAATGAAACATATTATAGCTCTATTGTTAATGAGTGTGATAAGGCTTTAGGGGATTTATATCATTATTGTGAGTTACATTATCCTACAACACGAAGTGGCAAAACTAGAGTTGTAAGTCTTATTCGTGATATTTCTACTACTAGACGTAAGGCTAAGGATATATTGGAGTTAGTTGAGCCTATTCTAAAACTAGATACGTCATATATGAATGAGTTAGGTAGGGTATCTAATTCTATTAATAAGACATATAGTAAATTATATATTAATGGGCGAAGGTATACACCTAGAGTTTTAAATGATTTATTTGATGAAGTTGGTGATGATTAGGTGTCTGATGCATCTAAACTTAGGGATAGGATAGATGGTAGGATAGATAAGTATATCTATACCTATGTTGATGCTTATTTTAATGATATTGACAATAAAATATTACATGATGATTTGTATAAGGATTTAGTGTTGGATTTGAAAAGCATTATCAAGGAAGAATGTAATAGAATTGGTTTAAAGTAGAGTATTGTTTTTATTTATAATCTGTGGTACAATTTATTTAAAGGTTTGATAGTTTAATGAGTTTGAGTGATTATATAAATTCTCTCTCAATCACTCTCACATAAGAAATAATCTCCGTAATTTCAATGGAAGTTTTTCTTCTGTAATCACTCAAACTCATTAAGCTATCAAACATTCGTAGATGACGTTTGCCACGTTGTTGCATAAATTTCTCCTTAAAAGCGACTCATATATTTCATTGTGATTATATGAGTCGCTTTTTATTTAGTTTATCGGAGGTATGGTTTGAGCGATTATAAATTAGAGGATAAGTACATCTCTTTCAATGGTATTACACTTGGTACTGACCAGATAGAGTGTGCTGAATATATGTTAGCTAGGAAAGGGTGTATATTGGGTGGTCAGTGTGGTTTAGGTAAAACACTTATTACATCTGTGGCTAATAAAGTATTGTTAGACAAATATAGTACAGTTGTTTCTATTATAGTTTGTCCTGTTAAGGCACTCAAAGCCTTTAGAAGAGAGTTGTTTGAAAAGCTACTTCTTAAAGAAGATGAGGTTGGAATTATATCTGCTGACTATACATGGTATAACTTAGATACAAATAGGTTTTTTGTATGCACTGATACTCAGGTAGAGAAGTTGGATAGGATTACTGCTGAGTTAAAATCTAGAAACATTCCAATGATTCTAAATGTAGACGAGGCACATAAGTTGCAAGATAAGAAGAGTAAGTTTTCAATGATTATGTCTAATATTCGTTCTAGGTGTTCTATTGTATGGCTTATGACTGCAACACCTATTCTTAATTCTTTAGATTCTTTGTATAATATTGTTAACTTTTCTTCACCCGGTTTTCTTGGCAAGAAAGATGCTTTTGATAATAATTTTACTTTGTGGAATTTACGTGACCAATATATCAAGCGTGGTTGTAAGGCTACTAAGATTAAAGTTAAAGATGTCTATGGGTATAAAAACTTAGATATTCTAAGGGAAAAGCTTAATGATATTATTATTGTTAGGGGTAAAGAGTATAATCTTAAATTCACTGCTTTAGAGTGTGATTTGTCTGATAAAGATTATGAGATATACAAAAGAGTTTCTAGTGGTATTCTAAACTTTGAAGATGATGCTAGGAATTTCTCACGTAGGATGCACGATTTACAGCGATTTGTTGATAGGGTATATACTGATGAAACAATGGAGGATTTGGTATCTAATTACTGTGATACTGAGTATTCCCCTAAAGAGGAATTATTGCTTAATTCGTTAGAGGGTGCATTTAGCAATGGTTATAGTGTTATCATCTATGCGGAATACAAAGAAACAATTTCTAGGTTAGAGACTATACTAAAGAAGAATAAGAAAAAGTTAAATCTTGGTAAGATACATAAAGTAACAGGTTCTATTAATATTAAAGTTAGAGAAGCTGTTGAAGAGAATATTGGTTCTAGGGATGTGGTTTTGATTACATCAGCTGGTACTGAGTCTGTTAATTTACAGAAGTGTAATACAATTATTTTCTATGACATTTCTTTCTCAACTAAGAATATGATACAAGCTGTGGGTAGGGTTTGTAGACGTGATTCTAAGTTTGATGTTCAGTATGCTATTTTATTAGTTACTAAACGTACCATTGACGAATATAAATATCGTATGTTCAATAATAACTTGAATATGGTTAAGGGTGCTGTTGGTGCTGGTAAAGATATACCATTGTCAGAGGATATGTTGTTGTCAGATGCTAATGATTTACGTGTTCTTAAAGATGAGTTGCTATGGGCATACAAGGGTTCTAAGAAACGAACAAGAAAAGCTAAAACTACTGATTATAAAGTTGTTGAAAAGCAATTAGTTCCTTGTACATATGCAGATGCTAGTGGTGAGATTGCTAGTTATCGTTTTTTAGTTGAGCCATGTATTTCTGATACTGTTGGTTTTGATTTAGATTCGTGTACTAAGTTGTATTCTTATATTTCTGATAAAGAAATTCCTTTTGCTGTTATTAAGACAAAGTATCATCAATACTTTACTACAGAAGAGGGTAAGAGGATGCTTTTATCTCTTAAAGATGGGGCATTAAACAAAGGTAGAATATTACTAATAGGGAATAATATAGAGATTTCTAAGATGATACAGAAAGAAGTATTGAAGCTTTGTAAATAATCTTTGTTTTATGTTAAAGAGTGGTTATTGAGTAGAATATGGTGTATGATAAGGGTATAGGTTTCTCTATACCCTTATTTTACTTTTGGAGGCTTAAATGAATACTAGAAATAAGAGTAAGTTAAGAGCATTGATGTTAATTTTGATGAGTCGTAAATATGTGGTAGATATCATATCTTTTGAAGATGATACTATTAATATCAAGATAAAAAAGATTTAATATAGTATATTTTTCAAAATCCTCTTTACAAAACTTTACACACGTGTTAATATGATGTCAACAAATAATATATGTTTCGATTGTGAGGTGATTGATTTGTATTTTCGTTTGTATCATTTTAACAGAGGTTGGGTTAATATACGTAAAGCTATTAAATTGCTGGATAAGGGTGATAACTGTAGCTATATGGGTGTTGAGTTTTATTCTGATGATAGTTTTACTGTTTGTGTTTGTTTCATGGAGGATGGTGTCGATGGGTAGTGTGTGATTACAGTGATGACTTTATATTAAAAGCATTGAGGTGGTATTATCCACGAACTAAGTTTTTTATTTCTGAGAATGGAGTTTTAATGGGTAAAGACTTTATGTTTGATGGTATCTATAATGTTTTTACTGTTTCAGATGATATGAAGGAGAAAGCAATAGTATATTATGGGGATAGACAGAAACATAAAGATTGAGAGTTCTTATATTTTTAATGAAAAGTATTATATTAGGGTTTTTGTTATAGTAGATGATTTTAATTCTATTACTGTTGATGGGTTAGATGATATAGTTCATAAAGTTTTAGATAATCATCACAAAGGTAAATTTCCATATACTATTACCCCTGTTTGTGTTGGTAGTGAGGATTTTCTCTTTTCATTAGATTATTACATTAGGGTTTCATATAATAATGAATTGTCTGATGATACTAGTTCAAATGTTTGTGATGTTGGTTATAGTATTCATGTAGTGTATGTTCAATGGTTTAAGTGGTATATTACATTTAAGGATATTTTTAAGCCAGATGATTTAAGTCATTTTTTGGTAGGTCATATTGGTGATGGTGTATTTTTCAAAGGTTTACGTAAGTTAGTTAATTTTATTAAAAGGTAGATTAAAAGGAGATTTTATTATGAATAAATTTTGTGGTGTAAGAGTAGTTTCTATGGTTAATTATTTTGCTTTGCCGACTTCATCATTAGATTGTCATATCGTAGGTGACTATTTAAAAGTTGTAATACGAGATGAAGGTTTATATGCTGGTATGCCGTCTCCTGGTGGTAATTTTATTAACAACAATAATTCTTATCGTTATATTGAAGTTATGATTGATGATAAAGGTGAAGTTGTTGAGTTTGAGGGGTATATTAACTCTGGGTATGGTTTTGAATACTTTGAAAAAGATTCTATTTATGCATTGGGTGCCATCGTTAAAGATGCTAGGGTTAATACAACAACTATAAAGAATTTTATTAAATAGTAATGGTATAGTTTTTAAAATGGTAGATATTTAAAAGGAGATTTTATTATGTTTAAGTGTTCATTTTACAATGCTGATGGCTCTGTTAGAGAGTGGGTTTATATTGTTCTTTCTATCGCATTTTTGTTTGTTGTTATTGGTGGTTATCATTTCATATTAGCAGATAATCCTCCGTCTGATAAAATCTTATCTAAACAGTATACAACTGTTTTGGGTAGGAATTTAACATTAGATGATAGTTTACACTATGCTAGTTATGGTTTTACTAGTGGTGCGACTATTGATGGTGTTAAGAAAATTAAAGATGTAGATTTGGATTGGAAGAAGATTGATGTTAATGATTTACCTAAAGAAGTTAAATCTAAGTTATCTCAGTCTGATGTAGATTTGAAAGTGTACGTTGCAGATGTAGATGAGTCTTTGGCTAAAGGTGTTACAGATGTCAAACATTATGTCCTTGTTAAACATTTTTATGAAAATAATTCTGATAGATTAAGTGCTGTATATACTGTTATTAAGACTAAAGATAATGGTACTAAAGTTCAGACTTTGGGGGATGCTGTTAATTTCATAACAGCATATTTAGTTACAAGAGGTAAATAGATGAGGAAGTACATTAAAAAACCAGTAACTGTAGAGGCATTTCAATTCTTTTATAATGATGATGCATCAACTGAGATATTAAAAACTGAAGTTGGTATTGATAACTGTTTCTATGATTGTGATGGTAAACTCTATCTACGTACTTTAGAGGGTGCTATGTCTGTTAGAGATGGTGATTACATTATCAAGGGTGTTAAAGGTGAGTTTTATTCTTGTCGTAAAGATATCTTTTACAAGACATATTATGCTGATGATATCGTAACTAAATACGTTGTACATTTGGAACGTCAGGATGTATTTTCACCTATGTTCTTTGATACATTTGAAGATGCTGTTTCTTGGGGTAGGGCAATTTTTGAAAAATATAAGGACATTAATGATTGTGAAATTTTCTTATATCAAAGTTTCAATCATCTAGTAGATGATACAATGACAACTTTTTATGTTTCTAAGTGTAAAGAATATATTCCTTATGTATGGGATGAAGATATCTTAAATCATTTACAGGTTGATGTAGATGATAATAGGGAGTGCTGTTGTATTGCTGATTATACAACAGCTGAGGAAGAAAAAGATTTAGGATTAATTGTCAACGAAGCTATTAGGGGTTGGGTATTTAAACATAATCTTATTGATAGGGTGTGGGGTTATGATATTGAATATGATACAACAGTTTCTGTTCCAATTAAAGCATAGGTATTCTTAGAGAGGTAGTATTAGTACTACCTCTTTTTATTTTACTTTACACTTCTTTACATATATGTTATTATTTAGTTGTAGATATTCTATTGAAATTATTGGAGGTAGATTATTATGAAATTGATAAGTTATAAGGTGTTAGATGATTACATTGTTATTAACGATACTTTTTGTTATGGATTAGCGTCTTTACGTGGTATTCGTTTAGATGATGATTACTTAAAATTAGATAAAGAGTCTTGGGTTGGTGAGTGGTTTAATTTGGTTGATTTTGATGGTGATATCTCAGAATTAATTAGGTTTGTTGATAGTACTAATAAGCTTATTAAGGATGCTAAATCTAAAGAGTATTTAGTTGTTGAGTGGGGAATATTCTTCTTTATTATGTTGATGGTTGCTGTTGTTTCTTGTTTTGTTGGTATGGTTATTGGTGTTAGTTGTGGTATACATGTATGAGTGTTTTAACTGATATGTTTTGCAGAGATTCATATAATTTGTACAGTAGTGATAAAGATATAAGCTATTCAGTGGATTACATAAATTCGTGTATTCATATGTACTTGTTACAGTTGTACTATGGTATGAGTGGTGATGAGATATCTAAGTATATGTATTATTATGGTGGTAGGGATGGATATTAAAAGTATTTTATTTACATTGGTGTTTGTATTGATGTTTCTTATTTTTTGTTTAATTGATTTGTATGTAATTTATTTGTATGGGTATTAGGAAGATGTATTATGTATAAACGTGATGATTTTTATGTTGATAGTGAGTATGGTTATTTTATTATTTTTGGTAATAAAGTTTTCAATGTAGAGGATGTCAAAGACATATATCTAAGAGATGAAGCTATGTATGTTGAAATGGCTGATGGTAGTAGGGAGTATTTTGATATTGTTGTTAATATGTGTAATATTCCTTTGTTACTAGATTTTATTAAAGAGTTTAAGATTGCTAAGAAAATTAATTCTTCTAAAGATGTTTGTGCATATGAGCGTTCTTTCCGCTCATTCGCTATTTATATGTTATTAGTTATGTCTATTATGCTTAATTTAGTTCTTATATTGGTTAAGTAGGTGTGTTTTTATGAGTGTTGATAGATATGACTTTGGTTTTGAGGATGATTATTTTTATTATTACATTATTTATATAGGTGGTAGTTTTGTTTCATCAGAACTACGTTCTTTGAGAGGGGTATATCATGTGAGAGATATATCTTGTGTACAATTATGTACACAAGATTATGGGACTATGTTAGTTGTTAATGTGTATGGTAGATGCAGAGATGATATTAGCGTTAAGACTTTCTACCTAGATGACTTTAAAGAGAATAGAGCATATTATAATACATTAGTACATAATGTTAATAATTGTATTAAGAACTATAATAAAGTTAGAGAGGATTCGTCTAATTCTTTTGTAGGTAAATTTTTTGCTATTAGTTTGATTTTATTTATATTATTTATGGTTTATCTGTGTGGTATCTCTTAAATAATATTACATAATAATATTAAACTTTACAATTCAATACATATATGGTATTATTTAAGTAAGATATAGTGATTGTATCTAAAACACTGTATGAATGTATTATAGTATACAGCTTTATGGTGGGAATGGGTTTGTTATATTAAGCAATACATTATACTTTTTACAAACTTTGTTTTATATAACTTATTTTGATGGTGATGACTCATATCCTAGTGTAAGGTTGTGTAATGTTTTACATCGTACTTATTTATGTCTTTTTATTATATAGAAAGCTAACACTATTAGAATACATCAACTGATACATTCACTATATCGAATATTATTAATTTAGTTTTCAAATATTACTTTACATAGTATTACTAAACAATACAAAGTGATACAGTATAGAGTAGTTTTTATAGAGGGGTATATACATATGGATTATTACATTAAAGAGTTTTTAAAGACTAATAAATTAGAGACTGGTGTACCATTTAAGGTTAAGGAACTTAGACGTTTAGTGGTAGTTGATGAGGATGGTTCTTTTAAGTATGAAGATAGTGGTGAGGTATTAGTATTAGGGGATGTATTTAGTATTCTAAGTGGTGCTTATCATGTAGAGTTAGCTAACACTAAGTATAATTGTGGTGATACTTATTATTTTGTATCTGATGCATACAATGTTAAGTCAGCTACATGGGGAGATAACATTTATGATTATGCTTTATTGAGTATGGGTAATGTATTCAATGCACGATTTGAGGCTGAGAATCATAAAGAAGAAATTCTTAATAGGTGTAGAGAGATTAACACTAAAGATATTAAGGTAGTAACTAATAAAACAGTAACTAAGAAAGATATTTCTGAAGTGTTAAATGATAATGTCAACATCTTATCTAATAAAGTCAAAGACATTGGGGACACTGCTACATTGTTAAATAAAAAGCTTAAAGATGGTGTAAGTGGTATGGCATTGTCTATCGATAAAGATAGCATTGATAGTGGAAAGTACAAAGGCTATACATTACATAATGGGGTTAAAAAAGATTTTGATATTAATGCGACTAGTCTTGGTGAGGCTATTCGTGAAGCATTAAAGAAAAGCTTCAAATAATATAGGTAGGTGAGTGTGGTATGTTAGAGAATACAATTAAGATGTTAGTTAATGTATTAGATTATTATTATAAAGATAATCTAATTGATGGTGTAAGTGCTGATACAAGTGGTAGTAATTATGTTATGTCTGTTGATTACTCTTTAGAGAGTGCTAAGTGTACAATAACGGATGGAACTATGACGATGGATGCTACTCTATACTATAATGATAGAGTATGTAACTTGTATATTAGGAATTATACAGATGGTTATAATACTTCTACATTAGATACTATTATTCAAGGTATTTGTCATTATGAAGAAGTGTTACAACGTGAGAGTGATATTGAGGTTAATGTAACACTTATTTAATATAGGTGATACTATACAAAAGATAATTATGTGAGATAAGGTGATTTATTTATGGGTTTGATTCAATTCAAGTTGCGGAGTGGTGCTTTACAAAAGGTAATACAGAAACGTATGATTTCTATTAGTGAGTTATCTAGGTTGAGTGGTGTGAGTCGTCCAGCTTTGTATAGCTTAATTAATGAAAATGTAAATTATGTTCGTATTAGTACTTGTAGGAAAGTAGCAGAAGCACTTAAAGTTGATGTAGATACATTGTTTGAGGTAGCTAGTGATACAGCTACAGAAGAAGTTAAATAGATGGAAAGATTTTATAGTTTAGATATCAAGACACAATATGTGTTACAGGATAGTGTTAGAAAGGATAGTTTTAAAAGTATAACAACTGTTGATGGTGTTCAGTGGTTGTTATGGACTTTCTATCACTGGGGTATTAAGTATTTAACATATGATACAGTTAAGGGGTTACAATTATTTCATGGTAGACCTGTGTATGATGTAAATACTAAAAGATGGTATGGTACTAAAGTAGTAAAAACAGAGACTGTAGAAGATACTACTGGTACAAGTGGTGAAGTTCATAGTGAGGGTGATATTCGTGGAGAAGGCACTGTTAGTTCTGGTATTCATAATGGGACTAATGAAGTTGAAAGAGGAAACATCACTAATGAAGTTCATAGTGATATTCTTCCTATGGATAATCATAATGGCGAAGATTTAGAGAGAGGTAATACAAATGGACATGGTAGTAACAATCATTCTAATGGGGATGGGACTAACATTCATGACAATGACGGAGAATTGGATGGGGAGAATACTCATAGCATTTCTAGTGATGGTGGTGTACAACCTGTTATTTTAGGTGCTAATATACATGAGGTAGTAGAGTATACTGACAAAGGGAATGTACCTAAAGACGTGTCTTTCTATTTACATTCGTTGATTTCTAGTGTATTTGAGTTGTCTGAGGGTACTGCTATAGAGTTAACTACACAAGCTATTGAAGATGATGTAACTAGTAAAAAATTAACAGATGGTGCTGTAGTAGAAGTATCTAATAATGGAGTGACATGGTTTAAGCGTTATTTTAAATCGATTGAGCCTAACTTGTCTACTAAGTATTGTGTATATGGTGGTGGACGTACAAAAGATACAGTACGAGATATGGCTGATGTAGAATATTATCAGTATATGAGGTATACAGATACTACACATACTGATATGAGTACGACTAGTGTATGTACTAATGGGTGTGGTAATTGTAATAATACTACAATTAAATTTGAGAGTGTAAGGAATACAGTAGATGGGAGAGTTGTTTTTGCTGATAGGGGTAGTTTAAATAGATAGGATATCTATAGTAGATATAATATAAAGGTTATGGGTAATAGTAAGAGTTGTAGTAATAAAAATACTAAAGATGAGATTAGGTATCTTCCAGAAAACATTGTTAAGGTGTCGATTGATATGGATGAATATCTAAGGCTTAAAGAAGTAGAGAAAGAGTGTGTAGGTCTTAGGAAAGATATATTAGCATATAAAACAGATTCTATTTTTGTAGAAGAGCATGAAGTGTGTTATGAGCGATTACATGAAAACTTATACAATGAGTTAGAAGTATTGTATACTAAGTATTGGGGTTCTGCTATATGGAATTTAGATATTACATTATGTGGTGTTATAGCTTTCTTTGTTAGAAAGTACTTAGAGGGTAGTCCTGAGGCATTTGATTATGATGAGAATACTAGGTTGAGATACAACACCTTAGTGCATGCTGTTACATCATTAGAATATTTTTTTGATAAATCTACTAGTGAAGATAACTTAAATGAGGAAGATAGGGAATTAGTATTAGAAGCTTTATCTGAGTTGAGAGAGTATTGGTTCTCTATGTGGACATAGAGATTTACTGTGAGAGGCTTGAGATATATGCGTTATGTTTTATTGGGATTTATTCTATTGACTTCTCTTTTTATAGGTGGTTGTGGTGATTGCTTTGTTGGGTGTGGTGATACTACAGTCAAAAATCAGCCATCATTATCTGCTAGTAGGGAAGAGAAATTAAACTATTATATTACTAGTCAAAGTGATAGTTTAATTGAACAGAATAAAGATTCAGATGTGTTTAGTCATAGATATACTGCTAATGAACTTGGTACTGCTGATTATTTGCCTAAGACTTTTGAATATATGGATAGTAAAGGGTATAAAGTAGATTCCATTAGATATGACGATAATACTGCATTATATTTTGTTTCTAAGACAATGTATTTTTATAGTAATGCTAACAAAGGTGTTACTGTGACGTATAGGAAGAAATGATACAGAAAATATTAAAGAAAATATGTAAGTGGCTTATGTACGAGAGTATACAGTAACACATATTATTTATAGGAAGTAGATATATGGATAAAAAGGTTATCATTAAGTCTATAGCGTTTATATTATTCTTTGCTGTTTACTACTTTGTTGAGAGTAGACGATAGTCATTTAAAAGGGGATTAAATGTATGGTAGTAAATACTGATACAGGTATAAAACTTTTGTATATTCCATAGTATGCATTATTTATTCAGTTATATAGGGAATTATACACAAATGGGTAAAAAGAAAAAGAAATTAAAACGTATTAAATGGTTTAAAAAGGGTAGATATAGAGATAATGGTCATGTAGGTAGTTTATCTGATGGAAATATAAACTGGAATTATTTTGAATACTAATTTACAAAATAATTTAGATTATCTCATCAATGGAATAAAAGGGGATTAAATATATGGTAGTATGTTCTGTAAAAGACTTAATAAATGAATTATTAGAGATATCGTGTTATGTTGATGATACAGTAGAAGTTGTCAATGCTGTAGGTACACCATATCAAATTGCTAAGGTAGTTAATAAAGATGGTATTGTGACATTGGTGTTAGACGATGAGTAGATTTCTATGTGAATTTAATTTTCAGCAAATATTAGGTAGACATTTATTTAAGAAGTATATATGTGTTCCTAATGTATCTATGTATGAATACAGAAAGGGTGAATATGAAGCCGACTTTCTGTATTTTAATTTAAAGACATTACATCTAACTGAGGTTGAGATTAAGTTATCTGTACGAGATTTCTTAAATGATTTCAAAAAGAAACGATATCATGATAGTAAGGAAGTCATGTATTTGTATTATTGTATGCCTAGTGAGATGTATTATGATAATCAAGAATTAATTGATTCTAAATTAGGTGACGCTGGTTTAATATTGATTAATGGTGTAGATACTGATACAGAAGATGGTGCGTTCTACGAGTTTGACTGTTATAAGAAACGTGCTAAGAAACGTAAAGGTGTTTCTAAGTTGTCAATCGATAGAGCAATGCATTATATGCGTATTGGTTGTATGAAGTGGATAATTAAATAAGTGGAGATTACATTATGGCAACAATAGACAGTAAACGATTTACTAAGTTTAGATTACAGTTAGAATTACTAGCATCTCATACAAGCTATAATTCAGAAGATTTAGTATTCAAATATTACTTTAAAGGTGTAACATTACCTACAACTAATTATGGTGATATTAAATTACATGAAGTACGATATAGGTTATGCGATTATTTCGTGATTGAATACTATGTAGGGAGTGTACGACTTGTTGATACATATGATTTAAAGGTTAGTGGTGATTTAGATTGTAATAATATTATCAAAGAGGTTGTACAGTGTATAAGTGATGTTATTGATTGTGTAACGATAAACTTTAAAGATAGAACTGTTGCTAATGACTTTATGAATGAGTATCTCAGTAATTCTATTGATGATAAAGAAGATACTATTCTGTATCATTATAGTGGAAGTGATTTCTTAGTAGTATATACAAAAGATTTTAACAATAGAAATGCATATCGTATTAATAAGTTCTTTGTAGAGAATTTAGTAGCAACTAATTTATTAAATGATATTAATGTTAAGAATTTTAAGCTTATCAGTCATTATACTGATGTGGTGTATAGTGATAAAGATACAGAGGTTGCGTATTATTAATTTATAGAGGTAGATATGTATGATGTTTCATTTGAGATATTATTAATACAGTTAGCATTTGTTATATGTGTGATTTGTTTATGCTATGGGTTATATCAATTAATCCTACCTAATATGAAGCTTAAAACATATTTACGGTTTGAGAATATGTATCATAATGGTGAGTTATTCAATGCATCTAATTTTGATGTATATTGGAGTGCAGATAATACGACATATGTGAGTGTAGGTGAAAAGTATGTCGTATTTGGTATAAATGACCAAGATACTAGTTATGATGGTTATTCAGTAAGAGTTATTCATAAAAGAAATTTGTATGAAAGTGCTATGTATGAGGAAGACTATCTTCGGAGTTATGGTAGTGTGCTAGACTTTGTGTTTTATATAGTTGCATATCGCTATCGTAGATATGGTAAAGAAGTTGTTAACTATTATGAGGTATGTCATAAGTTATAGTTAATTGTTTTTTGTGTAGAAGGGGTTTATAATATAGTGTGTATTCATAGGGATGTAGAGCATAGGACACGTTCATATACAGATAATAATGAAGTAATTAGTACACATAAAGAAGTGCTAAAGGATTTAGAGTATATATGGGGTTGTTACCCAGAGTTACGTTTAGGGCAATTACTATGTTATATTTCATCTGAAGTATTGGGTACATCTGACCCATTCTATTTAGAGGATAGTAAGTATCAAACATTTAGGGATACTGTAGCAGATAGGTATAGTGATATATGAAAGAATCGAGTGGATGGGTAGATATAATTAAATACACGTACTTTGTACTACAGTTTAAGATAGAAGTATTCCTACTAAATCGTTTGATTGGTAGTTCTACAGGATTATATCAACAATGTATTAATAAAGGTGTATTAAAATTTCTAGATGCATATGAGCGAGCGAATGAAGGTAATTATGAAAAGTTCTTAAAGTCTGTTGAAAAATCAGTTGAGGATTCAGATGATAAAAGCTTTAAGGATTATTCAGAGGTATACCTAAATGGGTTTAAAGCACATTATAATGTAGAAAGAAATATGCGTGTCATAGCTACTAATGAATTAAAGAAACAGACAGAGGAGTTAAAGTGTAATGAATATATTATTTAAACGTGGTGTAGTTGTGTTTTCAGTGTTGACTTTGTTGTGTACTACATACGTAGGTGCTATTAGTACTGCTAGACCTGTTGTTATTAGTAGACCACCTGTTGTTAGGTCTACACCTGTTACAAAACCAGTAACTAAGTCTAATACACCAAAGAGTTCTACTAATAAGAGTGGTACGAGTGGTGCTACTAAATCTTCTACTGAGAATAAGACAACTAATGTAACAAATAACTATTATACTACTAATAAGAGTGGTGGATTCTTTGATAGTTTCACTGGTGCTTTTGTTGGAACGTGGTTCTATCATACGTTATTTGGTAATAATAGTAATAATAGTGATAGTAGTTCTAATGTTAATACTGGAGCTACACAAGAAAATACGGATGGTGGAGATACAGAAGAGGTATTTAGTATTAGTTATTGGATTACTAATAATTTAGAATATGTTAAGAACATATTATTTGGTATTAAGTAGGTAGGTACTATGTTACAAAATCTAAAGAATAGGGAATACATACAAAAGCTATTAAACGCTGAGAGTTGTGATAGAGTACATGATTTATGGTGGGATAAGCCAGATGGTTTATTTATTAAGCGTGTAGATACTATATTTGAAGATGCTGTGGGTGATTCCACTAATACTCATAAGAGATACATATATCAATGTGTAGATGGTAAGTATTATGAGTATTCCTATTGGGAAGATTATTTTGGTGAGCAGACATGTCATAATTTTAGAGAGGTTACGAGACAACCAGTTTTAACTTATGAATGGGAGTAGACAATGATGAAAGATTTACAAGAAAAAGCAATTAACTCAGCAAGAGGAGTTTTATTCAGTAATTGTGGGTATAGTGCTGACAAAATCACTACAGATAAGATGTTTATTGTTTGGTTTTGTAAAACATTACAGAATTGGAAAGCTATTGTAAGTGGTACTGAAATTAAAGAATTAATTGAGGTAACATATAATGGCGATAAGAAAGAAGCATATGTAGATGTATATGATAAGAAATTGAATGTAGCTATTCCTTATGACTGTGGTATGAGTAAAAATGTATAGTATTAGTATTCAGCCGCCAATTATAGCTATGCTAGTTCTTATATTTTTAATGTTATTAGATGTGTTAGTAGGGATATATCTTTGGGATACTGTTACATTATTAAGACGTTGTGTAGGTATAAAAGATGTTTTAACATATATTGTTAAATTGTTACTATATGTAATGGTTTATCTGTTTATAACATTAAACATGGTACTAATATATGTTAACTTAAAATAGAATATGGGTATAAAAAGAGTAATGG